GAAAGCCGCTCTGAACTTCAATCCGGTCAAGGCTGGAATTGTTGTTTCAGTAAAGAACATGTTCAACGATAATGTACGAGAATATACGACAAATGCGGCAGGAAAGATATTTCCGGAAGTAATGCCGGGTATTGATTATCAGTTGACAATAAAGGAGAAAGGTTTCTATGAGAATGAAGGTCTGCTAATCAAGAACTGGGGCTTCGGTGCGAGTGTACCTACACTGATGGAAATAACGGCTTCAAAAAGGCTTGAATTGAGAGTAAAACAGCAGAATACCCTAAGACCGCTTGAAAATGCGACTATAAAGGTGTCCGGAATGTCACTGCCTCAAACCGTTACGTCCGGAAGTGATGGTTCGGCAAGAGTGTACATTTCACCTATTGCAATGAGCTATGAGTGTACAGTAACAGACCATACGAAAAAGACTGGAACATTCACACCCCCGTTGTCGGCTGATTACCTGGATATAATCATGGGCTATGCTGCAATGACGTTCAGTCTAACATTGACAGCAAACAATCCTTATTCCAAGGCGGCAGAAAGTTGTACGGTAACGGTTACGAGTGCATGGGGTGGAACATCTTCACAAGCATATAGTTTTTCTGGAACAACGAATGCAAGCGGACAATTGATATCGCAAGGAAATGGAAATTTCAATATACCGCCTGGAAATTATACGATAACCTATGGAGGAGGAAACAGTAATTTCAACAGCAAGACAGAAAACATCTATCTGCCTACGGACAAGACGCATTCAGCAGTATTAACAAGAAGAACGAAATCAGTCACATTCACGGTAAAGGAAATAATACCCTCTATTTCGACTACAGCATCAAATCCGGTAAAGACAGGTCTTGTGCTTGCATGCTATTACAACGACAACGGTACATCTTCGGGTGCGAATGTAACGACGAATGCAAGCGGACAATTTACAAAAACAGTGTATGCAGGAATTGCAGAACGTTTCCAGGTGCAACCAATAGGATTCTATTCTGGAAACGGTGCAATAGCTACAGTCAATTATAAAGATGCAAACACAAAAGACCTTGTATATACATGTTCAAAGAGAATTCCGGTATATATCACCTCTAATTTATATGGCGAGTTAAGCGGTGCATCAGTAACATTCAGTGGAATGTCTGTGAACCAGACAGGAACGACCGATACGGACGGGATAGTGCAAATGTACATATCTCCGGTAAATATGTCTTACAGTGTAAGCAAGCAGCATTACAATACCAAGACCGGGAATTTCAAGCCTACCGGAACAGAAACAAGAATGGATATTGAATTGGAGGCAAAGGAATATCCAGTTACTTTCCATGTATTAACACAAGGAGTTTTGCCACCGGACGGAATTTTGGTACGTGTGACAAACAACGCATTGCCGGATATTGTGTTTGAGGGCGAGACGAACGCGGAAGGAACGATAGTGATGCCGAATGTTCCGGTAGGAGAATACACCTATGAGGTTCTTGCAGGTGAGGTTTCATCCGATACATTCTCACATCCTCAAAATGAAAGTGGTACAGTGTTGGATGTAGAAGTACAATATGAATTGATTAACGCAGGTATTCAAGTTTCGGAGGTGTACGGTACGGCAGGAAGAGCGTACTTGTCAAATCAGACTATTACAATGACATCCAAGGCAGGAACGATAAAGCTTACTTTGGATGAGAACGGTTATACTAATCAGTTATTGATAAAGGGACTGGAATACACGTTTACGACTGATTCATACCCGGCTTTTTATAGCAACCCGACACAACCCTATACATGGACCGAAGACGGTGTGATATGGCCGTTCAACTTGAATGTGACCTCAAAGATAACGGTCAATGTAAAGGACGTATATGCGAAGACGAACATTCAAGGGGCGACCGTGACATATAACGAGCAGGTTGTACAGACGGATGCAAGCGGAAACGCTTCTTTGTTCCGGTCCGCACTGGAAAAGGGCTATTCTTTGGACAAGGACGATTACAACACGGTAAACGGAACTATTGCACCCACTACAACGTCTCCGCTTAATGTTACAATGTTAAGAAATAAGCATATAGTGACAGTACAGCAATATGAAGTGATACCTGGTGGTGCGAGTGTAATTTTGGACGGAAATTCCAATTTTACGTTAAGTTATACTTCGGCAGCAGGAAATGGAACTATTGCCAGTGGAACAAATACATTTGAAGCTTATATTGGTATTCCTATTACATTTATTTTAACAGCAGAAGCCAGAAGACTGTTTTACACGAATTATCAACAGACCCATACATATACGGCAGCAGGTGAAGTATGGAACATGAATCTTACTTGTGCGAAACAGATAACTGTAAATGTTAAAGATGATGTACCTGGAGAGAATATACAAGGTGCGACCGTGACATATTTCAGTCAGACAAAAACGACTGATACAAGTGGCAATGCAGTCTTCTATTGGAGTGGTTCGGACCCAAGAAGTGTATCAGTAAGCGCTGCAAATCTTGAATCTTATACGGGACAGATAGCCTATACTTCATCAAATCCGTTCAATATTGTAATGACACGTGCGGCCAATCCGGTTACATTAATAGTTAAGGAGGTCGTAGGAAACAATTCAACAGCATATAGTAATTTACAGATTAAATATACAGCAGGTAGTGCAACCGGAACATTGACAACAGATACAAGCGGTTCTGTGACATTTAACGGATATATTGGAACAGAAATGACTTTTACAGTTGTCGGTCATCCGGAATTTTATAGCAATGCGACACAAAGTCACACCTATACAGCAGCCAATCAAACTTGGACTATGAATCTGACTGTGACAGCCAAAATAACGATAAATGTAAAGTCAAATATACCAAGCGGAACGAATCTAAGCGGTGCTACGGTAAAATACTTTAACCAGACCGGAACGACCGACAGTAGCGGAAATATATCGTTGTACAGAAGTTCCGTAACAAATGGCGTAACAGCAACAGCAACGTATCACGGAAATTATTCCGGAAGCATAACAAGTTCTTCTGCATCTCCGTTCAATGTGGTAATGACACGTTCTACAGCAACAGTTAGCCTTACAGTAAATGAGACATATTCGGGCGGTAGCATGTTTACTTATCCGTCCATGAAGATGATATTCAGTCCGGCAGCATCAACAAGTCCATTGACACTTGACACAGCCGGAAGCGTATCTTTTGTTTGTTATCTTGGTACCCCGGTTACATTCACCCCACAAACAAGAGCAAATTATTACAGTAATCCAAATAATCAGCTTACATATACAGCAGCCGGACAATCAAAGACGATTAGTTTGAATTGTAATCAAAAGATAGTGATTAATACGGTAGCAAATATTTACAATATAAACAATACGCTTGCAGGGACAATCACTTATTTTGGACAAACACTTGCGTCCGGAGGAAGTTTCTATAGAAGTGGATTAGATAGGCCTTTAACGGCAACTGCAACATATTTCAATAACTACGTAGGTACGGTGACAGCCACGCAGACATCTCCCTATACAGTGACGATGAACAGAACGACAAGAACGGTGACAATAACTGTTCAAGAATCAATACCAAGTGTTGGTACCTATATATTGCCGAGTGTTGTTATAGTAAGAGGTATTCTGTCTAGTTCAAATGCACCAGCAGGAGAAATAACATTGGGTACAGATGCCACAAAAACAAATACCGTATATGCAGGTATAAATTACACCTACACACCGAAAAACTATGCAAGTTATTACAGTAATGCTTCGCAGAGTCACACATGGACTAATGAAAATGAGAAGTGGACTATGACATTGAATATAACTGCACGTCTGACATTTAACATAAAGAGTTCTAATTATGGGACAAATATAAGCGGTGTATCATGTTCCTATTTTGGACAGACAGGCACGACAGATAGTAGCGGTAATTGGACTGCATACAGAAGTAGTATAGGCAGAGGATATTCGTTTTCCAAGACGAACTACAATAAACTGACTGGTACATTGTCGGCAGGCCAAGCAAGCCCTCTTAATCTGAAAATGAGCGAGACAAGTTCTTCTATAACATTCACCATAAAGGACTACTATCAAGGAGCAGTAAAAGGAAATGCGAACGGATGTCCGGTCACAATGACGAATTCGCAATTATCGTCAATCAATTTTACAGGAACGACAAACAGTAGCGGACAGGTGACGTTCGGCCCAATGATAGCTGGGAATTATAACATAACATGGGGTGGTGGTACGAGCTATTGGGTATCAAGTACGGGAACGATAACAATGCCTCTATCAGCGAACACAAGAAATGCAATGAGATTGACGAAGAGTGTAACTAATGTATTCTATTTCCAGGTACCGAATACGAGAACAAAATTTAGATATTGGGCTGTAAACACTCTAATGAATCCAGTATATACTACTGGAGGAGTAGCGACAACGGTAACTTTGACAAAAACGGGCGCGACATATTATGATGTTGGAAGTTATACATATATTGCAGGAGTAGAGACAACGATAAGCACGGCTGTAACGACATATTTCAGAACCGGAAGTAGTACAAATACCGCTACTGTATATTCTATTACTCCTACATACAATTTTAACAATATACCGGGAATTACAGATACAGCTCCATTATGTTCATATGCGATAAAAGGTATTGTAGTGACTGTACAGAACAGCTATACGAATGCAGCTGTGAACGGAGCGACAATAAAGATGTATGGTATAAACGGAAGTAATGTCAATACTGGAGCAGGAATGGGAGCGGAACAAGTTGTAACGACGAACAGTGCAGGACAAGCGACGGTATATGTGTCCGGATTGACAAACAGATACATAGTAAGTGCGACAAGATACGAGACATTAAACACCACGAACGCGAATACCTCAAACTTTACAATCAAGCTGGTGCCGAGTGAGGTAACAATAACAATAACGGTAAACGACGCGAATACAGGAACGAACGTGGGAAGTGGATGTATAGTGAAGCTGTCAAGCAATAACACCAGCACAGCATATAGCGGCACTACAAACACGAGCGGACAGGTGGTGTTGAAGATAAAGCCGGGCAACTACTGGTGGGAAGCAGGAGGTAGCACAACCTGGGGAGGAAACGGAACAGGAGACTGGAATTATCCGAACCGTTCCACCACCTCAATCTCTCTCGTCAAAGACCAGTCCATAACAATAGAGGCTCTAAAGGTAGGGGTGTGGGTGAAGGACGAATTTAGTAGTAGTAATTTCGGAAAAGACGCAACATCTCGTAAAAATTCGTATTCTGGGTTATATGTAGAACCAGTTATAGAGGCAAATAAGACATATCCAAGTAGTTCGTGTGCAGCTGTATTGACATATGACCCCAGTAAAGTAAATGAATTAGAGATGATAAATCTAAAAACGGTAGCTTCTCTTTTCGTTGACTCCCCTAATGTATATGGAGTTTCAACATTTTTTGATTATAATGGAGCGAATGATTCATATAGACTGTATGGATATAGTCATATACAAGGTAGTTTTTATTTAAGTCCTTCTTCTAATGGTGATTTTCAAAACTTGAACTACGTATGTTGCGGATTTAGTGGTGCAAATAGGTTAACATGGGGGCAATTGAATATAAGAAAAGGTTTTTTAAATTATGTAAAAGGCAATAATGATAGCACTTTAGGTTCAGTGTTTCAAAATAGCAACAATTATTCTGTACGTAATTCTTTATGTGTTTTAGTAACACAAGAAGAATTAAATTCAATTAATGAAAGCATTAATAGTCAAGAAATAATTGCGATACCCGAAACACCAAATAATAACAATCAAATTAGTATAAGACTTCAATCTTGGGATATCGGCTCTTCTATGAGCTCTTATAGCTTAAAAGTTAATGGGCCTACTGTTGGAAGAAAAATCAATATATTCTTTTACAAGAGAGCGTATATTAATCTGTCCAAACATCAATTGATATTGTTTGTATACGGACCTCAAAAGACTTTTTCAGAAGAAAATCTAACTTTTGATTTTTATGTATTGGTATGGAAAGGTTCTTCTACATGGAATTATATAAATAGTAGTAGTGGTTTGCAATATTGGCATTGTTACAATAACATACCTTCTTCTATTACTAACAATATGGGAGGTAATGTATGGATATCAAAAGATAAGAGATTTATGTTTTATGTTGGCAAGGGTCCTTGGGGAGCGTCGAAAGGAATAAATATAGTAAGAAGCGCTTCTGTTTTAGTTGATGAAAACGGCTGGGCTGCAACGTCAATAACTATTAATGATAACTTTGTATCAGAATTAAGAAGCACTCTTGCTAATTATTATGTTCTTGACGTTATATTTAATAAAGATGGTTCTAAAATGATTGCTCTCTGTAATGGACAAAAGGGAGCACAAGGAGGAGCGATTATTGCTAATTCCTATGTAGAAGGTATACATCCTACTAATATATTTTGTTTTGAAATGCTAAATGGTGGTAAATGGATAAATATACCATATAATATAGTAGGATTTACTAATTTCTGGAACAAATATAACGCTTCTGGAAGTGGTAAATTGAGACCATTCTTTAGTATTAACCAGAATTATTTAGGGAACACATGGGATATGAGTTATGTTTATCCATCGTATAGTGAGAATGCGACAGCATATTATGCTTCTCTTACTTTTAATGATTAAATAAAACGAGCGTCCATACTTTTTTAATTGGTATGGACGCTTTTTATAAACTATCAATCTCCGAAACTCAAATTATATCTATACGCATTAAACGGCTCATTCCCTCCAGGATACATGAAGTTAATTTCTCCATTTACAAAATTGATTAAAGGTTTATAACTATTACCTTTACCGCCAGATGTAGAATTATTATAATCATTCCAAAATGTGTCACCTCCTATATGAGAACTGTTTAATCTGACAAATTTTTTCTGACTTTCCGACCAAATAAAATAAAGTATTATATCCGGTTGGATACCTTCCGCATAACTATAGGTAGAAGTTGGGTCTGTAAATGCACCTTTGGAAGAATTTCCAAGAACCATTATTTTATTGGATTTACCGTTGAATATGACATCTAATATATAATAGTTCTGACAAGCATTTAAGATATCCGTACCTCCTCCTTCCATTTCATAAGAAACTCCAGTCCAGCCATTTTCTCCAAAAAGAGCTGATGAACCTTTTATGGTATGCAATCCCTTAGAAAATCCTTGATAATTAGCTCCATTCAGTGATATATAGAACAACCATTTTAAATCCGGTGATACCCAATAATCCCCTCCAATTACAGAAGTAATCGCAGATGGGATATTGTAATAACACGACCAATTTCCCCCAGATTCCAAATCATCCCCATACTGTCCTACAAGACCTTTCCATATTCCGTAATAAAATTTAGCATGAGTATCTCCATATGACCTATCTTGTGACTTTACCAATATGATTACTCTTTCATTATCACTTGCCAATACCAGCCACCCCATATGCTCCACTCTACCTTCATCTTTATAAGGATATCCAGGTATACTGGAAAAATCTATGATATAATTAGAAACATATTGTAGTGTTATACTTACTACTCTAAATTCATAATTACTATAAGTTCCAATCATATAAGATTTTATTCTTCCAATTGAACTATGTATTGTTTTAATAACAGAAGCATATTTTCTTACAGAATAATTGTTAAAATATTTATATTGGTCACTTATAGCATTACCACTATAATATAAATCTGATGAAGTGATTTTCCAAGTATCTTTAACTGAATAATTTCTTAATACTTGAGTTGCAGCCCAACGTATTATAGCATTAATTACATAATGTATATATGTAATTACGGGTAATCTTAAATTATCAAAATTATATACGGGATGACTTATTGACACACCAAGATATTTTGTTATTGCATTTGTACTTACACGAATTGAACTATTATTATCCCATAAATTAGTTTCATCTTTTTTATATAATTTAGCTATACAATATGTTTCAAATGAACTATCCGACAAATAAACAGAATGTCCTAATGTATAAATTTTTGTACCAGTAGTTACGAAAAATACAATACCAAAAGAGTTACTGATAGCATACAACTTACTTCCTTCACTTGGTAAATTTACAATACCCGTATAAGCTCCTTTATATGGTTTGTAATAATCATCTATATACGAGGAATATTGTTCTACTCTTCTGTTCGTTACCCACACCCCTACCTTTAGAGCCTCTATTGTTATGGACTGGTCTTTGACGAGAGAGATTGAGGTGGTGGAACGGTTCTACAGTATTTTTTCGTCGTGTTTGTTTTCGTAATATCCAAAATTAATCGTATTTTTACCGTGCAATTAATTGTTTTTCAACATGGAAAAAAGAATAAAGAAAGAAAACCCGTGTGGGGGATTATTTTTACCCCAGTCCACACCTATATATGATAACTTGCCTTTCAGTCGTTTTTTTGAAGAAAACGACAAGGAAGTAATACGGTGGGCAGAAAACGTACTTGAAAAACTGGAAGGAAGGGGGGTTTTGCCCACATTCCTAAAGAAGAAAGAGAACGAGGATTTCCGTGCCTTTTGGGGAACCATAACTCATATATTCGCTTTGATAGTTCTGTATGCAAGACAATACAAAAAGATAGACACGAATCAGATTTTATTCGAGATGTTTATTCAGAACAGAGGTCTTGTTACTAATATGGTGGACAGCCAGGAACAGATGAAATACCTATTCTATAATTACCTGGAAGAATATTCAAAGCGTGGAAGACTTGACATCATAAGCAAGGAAGGCGAGATATTGGGTGAATTGTTGCGATTGATAAGATACAATTCTTTGGACGAGTTTATATTTGCCTTGTTGAGACCGGAAGCTACGGGGTGGGCGATGGGTCACAGTTCGCCTACATGTGACCGGACGAATACGGTAATGAATGTATCAAAAGCGTATGAATATACAAAAGGAGTAGAGGATTTGAATAATTATCCTCTATTGATACCGGAAAGTATAAGCATAACGCAGGACGAAAACGGGGATGATGACGAGATATTCAATGCTATGACATTTTTTGGTAATCAAGCCGTGGGCATAGACGGAAGGGTGGATTTGGACAAGCTTATAATCATAGACCCGAATCTATCCTACGAAATATCATTGCAAGTAAAAGTGTCGGCTACGGACAATGAAAACCTAAAGTTTGGAGTAGCTGGGTACGAGACGGTAGACGGAGAGCCGTTGTCTATGGGAATATTGGAAAACGGACAGATAACCGGAAGTTCCTTTTGGTTCCATGAAAACGAATATTTGGACATAAAGAATGACGGCATGTATTACTACATAAAAGGAATACTGCTGTCAACGAACGAGAAGTTTTTGAAAGCGCCTGCACTTAATTTCCCGTCTGGGCGTGCTTTGTCGATAATGCCGGGAATGAAGTATATCGCACCTATATTTATCCAGGAAAGAACGGTCGGAAATCACCCGTATATATATATATACGATTTTCATGTGAAACCCTTATATCTGCCGTTTTCACAAGGATATTTGGGTGAACGTGACATTATAGCTGCTTACTATAAAAACAACGCATATCAGAGACAATTTACTGTAGAGACTTTCTTAAAAAATTACCTTGTTGGATATAAGAACATATTCGGCAGTGAATTGATAAGACCTTATGTAGGAGAGGAAGAATATCAGATATTGTTCAAGGTGTTTTCAAACCGAAACAAGTACATACCCAATGCAAGGATTACGATAAACGGGGAAGAGCTTGTAACGGACGTGAACGGTGAAGCAAAGATAACGTTACCGCGCGGACAATGGTATTATGAGGTGGAAGCCGAAAACTTTGAAAACGTGGAAAACTCTTTATTAGTGGACAAGGATGCTGTAGAATATGTACAGTTAATGGGTGCCGCCTATGAACGGGTGGTTACGTTCTTTGTGCGCGACAAGGAGACAAAAGACTGGATGCAGAATGTGAAAGTGTCCTTTGCAGGAAAGGTTCAATATACCGGAAGCAACGGTATAGCGACATTCGAGGTGTTCCCCGGTATATACGAATATGTGGCAGAATATGAGGACTATTATACGGTGAGAAGAAATGCCGAAATAGTGGATTCTACCAACATAGAAATCGAGATGGAAAAGATACCTTACTATAACGTGACTTTCCGTATAAGGGACGGTGTGGAGCCAGTATCGGGTGCATCTGTATTAGTGACGGGTGAAGATATTCCTAACCAGACTGGAAGCTCGAATGCGCAGGGACTTGCAACCGGGTTTATATATCCGGCAGGAACGTATCATTATAAGGTCGTGAAAGAAGGATATATAACCGTGGAAAAGGATTTTACCATATACGGAAACGCGGTTATAGACATACAGTTCAACCCCATACCGAAATATAACATAAACTTTGTCGTGAGAAGCAACGGGTTGCCCGTAGCGAAAGCGGATGTTACTTTCAACGGCACAACCCTACAGACGGAAAGAAACGGGGTTGTGACATTTGTAGAGGTGGCAGGTTCCTATGCTTGGAAGGTGTCAAAGACGGAATTCAACGGGCAGGAAGGAACGGTGGAAGTCGTGGATAAGGACGTGACGGTAGAAGTTGACTTGGTGCAGATAGGCTATCTGATTGATTTTTATGTTACGGACGATAACAATACACCGCTTGACGATGCTTTGGTTACTGTAGGTACGGAATCAATAAGTACGAGTGGAGGGCAGGCGCAATTTGTCCGTATATCGGGCGGTTATAACTGGACCGTACAGAAGGAAGGATATTATACGAAACAAGGTGTTGTGACGGTGAACGGAGAGAACAAGAGAGTGGATGTACAATTAAAGCTTGTTACCTACGACATCATATTTACCGTGAGAATGAGCGGACAACCCGTTAAGAACCAGCCCGTAGTGCTTGGTGTAGGGGAGGATGAACAAACGGTCAATACGGACGCGAGCGGAAACGCAGTCTTTAACCGTGTGCCGGGCAGTTATCCGTGGAATGTGACAAAAACGGGGTATGAGCCGAGAACAGGAACGGCAGTATTGATAAACCAGCCTTTAGCCATAACGGTAGACCTTGTTAAGCAGACCGGAAAACTGACGGTAACGGTATTGGATGTGGAAACGAACAATCCTATTAGTAATGCGGTAGTGACGATAAACGGGGAAACGAGATATTCCAACAACAACGGTATCGCGGCAAGCTGGACGCTTGAACTTGGTGTGTGGGAGTGGAGCGCGTCTCACCAGGACTATAACCCGGCAAAGGGGAATGTGAACATAACGGCAGGAGACAATGCCTATACTATAAAGATGGCAGAAAAGGCGTCCGTGCCGTTCAACGTGACGTTCCAGGCGACTATAGGAAGTGCGCAGGCTTCTGGGGCGACAATCGAGATTGTAGGACAAAGCGAAAAGTTGACAACGAACGAATTAGGGTTGGTATCTACGCAATTGTTTTCGGGTACATACGATTATGTGGCAAAATATCCTTATTGTTATGACGTGGTGAATTCGTTTACCGTGTACAATTCGGACACCCGTGTTCCTATCAATTTTACCGTAAAGAGGGTGAATGTGAGAATACAGGTTGTCAATGGCAGCAATATAGGCATAAGTGGGGCACAGGTGACGTTTAACGGAATGACGCAATATTCCGATGGACAAGGATATACGACCTTCAATGTGGAGGCAGGAAGTTCCGGTACGGCCACGGCAAGCAAGCTTCCCCAATATAACGAGAACAGTACGTTTGTATCGGTAGGGGAATATGATACAAACGCAACGATAGTTCTTGGTGTAAATACCTATAAAGTTATTTTCGACGTGGTGGACGAGAAAGGGATATCCATAAGAGGAGTGCGTATTGTATGCGGAGGTACGGTAAAGAACACGGATGGAGCCGGACGTGCGGTATTCGGAACATACGTGCCGCCCCAGACATTAAGCTGGCAGGCGTCAAAGTCCGGGTATCAGAGCCAGAACGGTTCTGTAAGCATAAGCAATAGCGACGAATATGTTAACGTCGTAATGACGCGTAACAAGTGCCAGGTTACATATAACGTGCGTACAAAGAGCGGTTCTCCTATTTCGGGCGTGACAGTGGAAGACAATATAAGTTCGGGTGTGACAAGCTCGAACGGTACCGTATCATGGATGGTTCCGTGTAACGATACTTATGCATGGGTGGCAACAAGTCAGAATTACTTTACGGAGAGCGGAAGTTACACAGTAGGACCGGAAGAGTTCAGCAAGACGATTGACATAATAATGGAAGACGGTGCGGTACTGGAAGTAAGGGTGTCAAACGGTACGAACATAGTGCTGCCCGTACTTAACACTTCCTCTACTGGACTTAACAATTTGCGTGTGAAATGGGGAGATGGAGACCAGACATTAGGAACAAGTTCGCACACCTATAGTTCCGGAGGAACAAAGATAATATTGTTTGACTTTAACGGAATGTCGGCCAATTTATCGTGGAGTGCAGACGGATTTTCAAGTTTTCAGAATTGTTTGACAAAAGTAATCAAGTGGTTTACTGAGGATGTGAGAACGTCATGGGGAAAGGGAGCTTTCCAGGATTGCAGTAGTCTTGAATCGGTTGTAAGTTGGACCACAAGCCTTATGAGCGGTTCGGCAGATTCGTTCTTTTATGGATGCAGCAGTTTGAGAAGCGTTCCAGCAGGATTGTTTGATTTTATAACAAGCGGTACATTTGTTAGCACATATAGAGATAGTGGGCTGAGTGGTTCAGTGAACTTGTCGAGTGTGCTTGCAGGGAACTTGATAAATGATTACTCCAGTTGTTTTTATGGATGTAAAAATATTTCTTCCGTAAGCGGACAGTTAAGGACGTCAAGTAATGGAACGTCTTTGAATTATATGTTTGCCGGATGTAGCAGTATGTCAAGTATAAGTAATGATATTGGAGCGACGAATATAAAAACATGTATATATATGTTTTCCGATTGTTCTAATTTGCAATCACCATGCAGAATAACGTTCAGATATGTTTCGGGAGAGACAATAAACGCATACGGTTTTTGTAATGCTTCGGGCGTATCGTCATTACCGAGCAACATGTTTTCCGGGACCGTGGGTGAATTGTTTTTGGGACAGGCGTTTTATAAATGTACCAATCTGTCAAGTGTAAGTTCCGGTGCATTCAATTATACGACGAATGGAGGTACACAATGTAATGAAATGTTTTACGGCTGTACAAGCTTGCTGAATGTAAGTGGTGTGACAATCCCCGATATTAGAAATGCGTCCGGTATGTTTCGGAATAGTGGTTTGACTACTATAACATCATCCTTGTTTTCTGATTCTTCGCAATGTAGTTCTTACACATATTGCTTCAGTGGTTGCAGGAATCTGAGGACGGCAGGTTCGCAGGGCAATCCTATCACACCGCCCGAACATTCGGTGACGGTAAATATTAATAGTATGTTTGAGAATTGTTCTAATTTGTCGACAACCGAATATGCTTTCGGTGATGTGACTGTAAATAAACCTGGACCTACCGGAACAGATAATAGTTATATAGAATCGGGGGTACTAAAACATATGAATAGTTGCACGGACGCATTCAGCGGTTGCTCAAATATGACGTCTCAACCGAGATGGGAATGTATAGTGGCCGGAGTAAAATTACCGACAGTTTATATGCCTTTGTTCTTCTATTTTGAAAAACTATTCCAACCGTATCGATTCGGTTTTCCGGATGTTGACAGTCTCCCTAAAAGCGGATGTTTCAGAGGATGTACAAGGATGTATAATTACGCAGATTTCAACAGAAATTATCCAGAATGGTTCTAATTTTGTAAATAAAAATTTATAAATATATGGCGCAGATAAATGTTAACAGAAACACTTTTTTAGAAAAAGAAGAAGTGATGAATATGCAGTCTTTCCTACAGAACTCTTTGCTTGGAAAGATTCTTATTGCCGGAAGTTATACATTCGGCATAGTGACAAACAACCCTACAAAATTCAAGTCCGACTTTGAGACTGTGGACACCTTTATAGACAACAAGGCGTTCGAGGTGCAGCAGGGAACACAGGGAGGAACGGTAAGGATATTGCCGGGTATGGCGGTAAACTCATTGGGGCAAGTAATAAACATTGTCAACATATACGATAACTTTGCCATCCCGGCAGACAGCGTGTATTACTGGCTAAAAATCGGGTATTCGACAAAGAATTACGAAAACGGATATGTGAGTATCAACCAGAAGGGTGTAGTGACCGGAACCGTGGATTTTTCCGGTAAGGTGAGAGGACAGGCAGGGAAAACCCCGGTAGCGATAAAGTTTTTGAAGGACGACGGTTCACAGCCCCTAAATAATGGTGTATATGAGATAGTCAATATAATAGATAACAAGAATATTGTATTAACGTCCGAATCCGATTTTGTTGCGGAAACAAATTTGCAAGTCGTGATACTGGGAACGGTACCTCTTGGAAAGGTATTCACGGACGCACAAATGGAAGGGCTTTACACCTATGATTGGTTTACGTTGGGGCTGACACAGGAAGTGACCTTGGAACAGCCGCCTACCAAGTCGGTAAACGAGTTTTACATAGCAAGAGTGAGAAACAACGGTGGTACGGTCACGATTGACAATACGGCAAAAACGGAATATTGGTCTTTGGCAGGCATGCCGAAACCGAAAGAATAAGAAAGGAGGAGAAAATGAAATTATTATATACAGTAAGTTCCGGATATATGGCAGAACAGCAGAATGTTTCTTATTCGTTGGGTGGCTTTGCATCTTCCACGACAATACCTAACGACATGTTCGGTAATTTGTTTGATGAATTGAGTGTAAACACGATAAGAAATGCGAGAAACGAATACCGGGCTATAGTGCTGCACAATGACAGCCAGGAGGTGGCAAAAGGGGTGAAGATATGGTTCGAGAATCCGGAAACAAATGTGTGTTCGTTTAAGGTAGGTGCCGTGGGAATGATGGAAGGTGCAGACGGAAGCCGATATATGGGCAGTGCACCTAATATATATAGCAGACCCTATACAGTCCAGTTTTATGAGGCTACAGAGGAAAACCCGGTGTCTATCGGGGATATGCAGCCAGACCAGATGATAGGTATATGGGTGGAAAGGAGTATAGATAAAGAAAAGGCTTTGGAAGAGTATAACAACGTGGCTGAGAGGGATTTAACAACCGAAACGAGATATAAGCCTATTCAGAAGGAAACACAAGAAATGTTAAATATGCAATTTTATTGGGAATAAGCTATTGCGTATGTCATAAACAAATATTATCTTTGTGGTGTGATTGATAAGGGAGTGTTAAGCCTCCCTTTCTTAATCGGGTTAGACATAAACAAATATTATCTCGAATATGAACAATATTGTAGAACTTAACGGATTGCAGGGTGTAAAGAGTGAAAAGGTTTACGCCTATTTTTCAACCGAACCGAAAGAGGTGCAGAATGCCCTGGAGCTTGGAATAGCATGTACCGGGGCTGATGATAACGGGGCGTACAACATTTATTTTGACGATGAAGAAAACATATGCTGTGAATACATGCAGCGTTGTGTCACGAAGGAGTTTAAAAAGGTGGAAACAATAGAAGAAGCTGTGTTGTGGATGGAGGGTTATTTTAATATAAAGGGTTATGACAGAAAAGATTATTAAAAAGGAAGATGTAGAATACAAGCTGACATGTAGTTTGTTTATGGAATGGAACCGTCCGGCAAAGTATAGATTTAAACTACAGCAAAGAGAGTGCGGAAAAAGGAAATGGTTGGATTTAAAAGGAGAGGAATGCTTGGTATATACAGAGAAAGATATTGTTTTGCAGTATGTGAGTAAAGAAGATGTGTTAGAGCTTGCTTTTGAGGAATACAAGAAATACTACCCTAATAATGAAATGCTGAAATGAAGACATTAATTTTTGATGTGATGCTGAATGAGCAATATATACACACGTTCAAATATAAATACAATCCTCTGTTTCCTATTGAGGAGGAAGAGTTAAGGAAGTTTGTGGAAGAGAGATTGCCGACATTGAAAGGGAAGAAATTCAAGATTTTGTTTTAGGGTATGAATCTGAATGCTATCATAAAGAAATGGTTCTGTCGCCATGAATGGGAGCTGATGTATGAGAGAAAGGTTACGGCATGGGATGAGTTAGGATGTAATAAATATATTGCCAGATATTACGTCTGCAAGAAATGTGGCAGATACAAGAAAACCAAAAGTTATTGATATGAAACAGACAGTAGAAAAGGCGTCAATAGAATATGCTGAATCGGTTATTCGTTCATTTGGAACATGTGGGGTACCGAATGGAATTTCTGACATCAAGGAAATGATTGCTAATGGTTTTAATAGTGGTGCTGAATGGCAGAAGGAGAAAGCTATTGAAGCTTTGTCTTCTGTACTGGAGGACTGGGTACATGGTGGTGATGCAGACTGTATAATTGCAGAATTTGAAGAAAAATTGAAATAAAATGGATGAAAGGAAAATTCTTTTGTTTAAGAAGGGGTGTTATGATGTTGGAACACGTTTTTCTTTTATTGTAAATGGTAAGATTATCGAAACAGTCATAATTGATGTAATGATTGATTATCATAAAAGCATCAATTATGAAAAGCATTCTGTAAGGTATCATTTTTGCACTATGGATAAACATACATTCGATGAATTTTCGGAAAGAGAATTAGAAGATATGATACATAGAGGGATTGTTTTATATATTGAGTAATTGAAAAAGCCATGAAAGGAAATATATTTGACAAAATAAGAAAAGCATCTAATAAATACATAGAGTATATGGTTGCTTGTGACTGTGTAGCCAAAGAAGCACAAAAACATATAGATTGGGACAATAATGTTTCGTGTGAATATTATCCCGGTGATGGAATATGTATAATGATAGACGAGCATGTTTGTTATGCTAATACATTCTTTGACTTGGTAGAAGAATCAGAAAACGGTATGCTTGATAGGGGAACTTTTATGAGAAATTGTATTTGACATGGAAAGATATAGGATTGTGAAAGAAATAGGGTATAGCGGCTGTATTCCGATAGTCGTGTATTGCGTACAAGTCAGAAAAGACAAACGTCTTTCGTCTGAATGGGTGAATGTAAAGGGGTTTGATACCTATAGGAAAGCAAGAGAGTTGTTGTTTGTTTTAAACGGTGATTGATATGGAAATAGTTCCCGATTTGATAAAAAGTAATCTATCTAAAAACCAGGTAGAATATATTCAAAAGAAACAGCATGAATATAAATTGACGAACAAGAAGAGGAGGGTTCCGGGACATATTTTATTTTCATTCAATCTGAAAACGAAAGAGATAAAGAGAGCTTCTATTACCAAAGAAGTTTCAATTGGATTAAACGGGAAACCTATAATGAAAACTAAAATAGCTATTGAGCCGGATTGCTATTACGAACAAGCTTTGAATGAAAAGAATTTTAGAAAAAGATTAAAGAGGATTGGGTTAATATGAAAACAATTAAGATTTCAAATTTACAAGAAGGGGATTTGTTCATATATAAAGGCGTAATGTATGAAATTGTACATAAGGACAAATGGGAAACCTATTGTAAATATGTCAATAATAAAAGTCGTTTGGGATGGTTTTCAAGCGAATATTTTTATTGTAAATTTAGTAATTATACAAAAGTAGAGGTTTAAGCATTATGAGTAAATATAGATATAGAGAAGTGAAGAATTATATCCACAACGAACTAAAGTTGACTAAAGAGGATATAAAGGAAATTATGGTTCCAATTGTGAAAGAGGAGGTTAAACGTATCTTTCAAAACACATATGGAAACGACGTTGATATAGAGAGGTGGGTTCGTTGTATGGTTTCCAACGAGATACAAAGACATGGTGATTACTCTATGATAAGGAATTTGTGCAGGGAGATAATTAAGGAGGAAATTACCGATAGGTTGTCAATTGATATAAGCCTTAAAAAGAAAGAGGGGTAAAATATGCAGAATGAAATTTCTTGGAATGAAAATACTCGTTATGAGATTTATAATCCATATAGTGATATTTCTCCTTTAGAACCGTGTGATGTACCCAAAATGAGAAAATATCGCCTAAAAGATGATAGGTGTACAAACAAACAAATTGCGAAACGCAGGAAGAGGAATAAGAACCGTAAAACACATAGGAAATGAGTAGGTTTGAGAAAGAAATACTTCCTTTCATGGAAGAGGAAATTATGCGAAAACTCCGTACATACAATGTGTACAGTACAAAGGAGTATGAGGACATACGGAAGGCGGTAAGGTATTCAATAAGGTTTTGCAAGAAAAATAAAATAGTTCGATGTGAAGATAAAAATTTAAACAAAGAAAGGGACAAGAAATGAAAAAGTACAAGGTTTTATTTTGTGATATGGACGGCACGTTAATAGAAACTGCAAGTGGTGAGACGTTTCCAAAGGGGATATGGGACATGAAATTTAAGTTTGATGTCCTGGATGCAATAAAGAATTTGAATCCCGAAGAAATTTTTATCGTGACAAACCAGGGAGGGATAGAAAAAGGGTTGGTTCCAGAATCATTTATTTATGTAAAATATGAGTACGTGAGTTACAGTATAATGGATTATTGCGACATTGATACGCGTTTTAAGTATTGCGGAAGCAATGACAGAAGCAACCCTATGAGAAAGCCAAATACCGGAATGCTTGAAGAACTTTTTGATAATTACAATACATGGAAAGATTTCAGTTTGGAGGTAGAAGATTGTTTAATGATTGGTGATGCAAGCGGCCTCGAAGGGCAGTTTTCAGACAGTGACAAGAAAACAGCCGAGAATTTTGGCATAGACTATATGGATGTCAGCGAGTTCGTAAATGTTTACGGGAAAGGGTGTGATTATGGGATTTAATAGAGGAACAAAGTTAGGCGCAGAAAACAGAAAAGGGCATAGATGGATAAACAACCCCAACAATGCGCATAGAAAGTGTACGAAGTGCGGCTGTATGGTCGATGTGATTTCCTCAAAAGGAGAAAGTATCTATACATACACAGATACTAAAGGTAACAAATCGGCTGAATGCCCTAATTGTATTTGATTATGGAAGTAAAGAACGGAATAATAATAGATGGAGTGCTGCATGAAGCTGCGAATTATCCAAATGACTATGAATGTACTATATGTTCTCTTCGTAAGGAATGTGATGAATTAGAGAATCGTAGTGATGAATGGATTTGCAGGCTTATTGATTGTAAGTATTTTATCAATCGTGGCAAAGTAACAGACATTAAGATAGATAAGGAGGAATAACAATGGAAAGCGATAAACTTATATTAGATGCTTGTTGTGGCAGTAGAATGTTTTGGTTTGACAAGCATAACCCTTTGGTTTTATTTGTAGACAAGCGTTCAGAAACACTTACAGCTAAGGACAAAGATAGAATCAGAACTATAGATGTAAAACCGGATGTAATAGCCGGTTTTACTAATTTGCCGTTTGAGGATAATTCTTTTTATATGGTGGTGTTTGACCCACCGCATCTAAAAACACTTGGTGAAACCTCATGGATGGCTAAGAAATACGGTAAACTGCCAAAAGATTGGAAATCACTTATACACGACGGATTTGCCGAGTGTATGCGCGTCTTGAAACCTAATGGAACGCTCATTTTCAAATGGAACGAAAGTGAGATAAAAGCTTCAGAAGTTTTGTCCGTTATCCCTTTTAAGCCTCTATTTGGACATACCACTGGAAGGCAGAGCAAAACAATATGGATGTGTTTTATGAAGAGAGAAGACGATGAATAATACAGAAGAAAAGCATTGCAGTATATGCGTGCATTATGAGATATGTGCCAATTTTCAGATGTATTGTCACGCATTGAAAAGACGCATAACGGCAAGAAAGCAGGCGAAGAACTGTAAGTATTTTGAATATAGATGGAGGAATAAATAATGCACCAGTGTGACTATTGTTGTTGGTATAACGAAAGATACGGGAATTGCGATTGTCCGTATGCAATGAAAAAGTCGGCTTGTGATAAAGCTAAAAAGGAGAAAGAAAGGAGTGAGAAATGAAATTAAAACATCTATTAGATTGGTATAACGAAAACACACCATCAGAAGATGAAGAATACGAAAAGGGATGTCTATCTATCGCCTTGATAGTAGCAATCATTTTCATTGCATTAACGGTTGTAATTTTATCTTACGAATTATGAAATCAAAACAAGTATTATCAATAGAACAAATGAAGCACTTGCAGGAGCTTGGATTAGATACAAGTGATGCAAGTATGTGCTGGTGTCGCGCTATCTCACATAAATCTGTAACGTGGGAGCTTGAAATCTATGAGTATGTAATAAACCAAAAACTGGATTCTAATTTTTGGGAAACAACCCCTACTTACACTTTGCAGGACATTCTGGATAAGTTACCAGAATCAGTACAGGTATATGATTTGTACATATTTAAGAAAGTAGGGTTGTGGTGGCTCAAATATGTAGACGTAACGAATAATGGAACCGTTCGTTTAGAAAAAATGCCGAAGTTGATAGATGCAGCCTATTATATGCTGTGTTGGTGCATTCAAAAGGGGTTTGTTAAAACTAATAAGGAGGTTAAAGATGGAAGAAAAGAAAATTGATTGGGAACAGAGGCGTTATGAACTGGCAAAGGCTGCAATGCAAGCTTTGATTTCAAACAGTTTCTTTATGAAAAATTTGGGTATGTATTTGGATGAACATCCAGATAAAAAGATGGATGCAATAGAAGTAGTAGCTATTGAATCAATTAATTATACTGATGTATTGATAAAGAAACTGAAAGGAGAATAATCATGGAAGCACATGTAATGAAGCTTGAAAACAACTGTGTAATTGTTGACGAGGAATATTTTAATGAGATAAAGAAGCAGTCAGAATTTAACCAAGAAAGGATAAACGAGATTGCCGAAGAAAGGTTTTTGGAATATGTCAAAGAAAGCGGTATTGAACTTTCCTATAAAGTAAACGGAATACCTTATATGTTTCATTATGATTTGTTGAACGAAATAAATTATGAAGAGAGGGGTTATCCAGAATCCGTATCAGAAAAGGTAAAGTATGCTATCGCAGACGATATAACCGAGGCTTTGAATGATAAGCTTAAGGGATTGAAAGACGAGGCTTTGAATTATGCCTTAAGTGAGTTTGACAAACGGAAGCACGGTTTAGAGGCTACTGTAAAAATATGGAAATATTTCGCATTAATCTTTATCATTACGACTATTATTCTAACAATTAGATTATTTATATTGTGAAATGATGTTAAAACAGAGACAATTTAGACATAAGCACTTGCGTATCTCATAACATAATCTTATCTTTGCATTGTGAGATTAAGAGATGAAAAGTCAAACAAATAAAAAAGATAAGGTTATGAAAGCAAGATTTTTAGAAAAGTTCATTATGATGGAATTTGTGAAAGGCAATTTAAATTCACAGGAACAAGTCAATGAAATGGTTTCTTTGATACAGAGAAAGTTAGGTGTGTCAGTAGAGAATGCAAGAGAATTTTTAAGAAAAGCGGTTGGGTTGATTTAACAATAACAATTTGTTTTCTTCATATTATAGGGCTATGTTTGTAGCCCTATTTTTAAATCTGAAATAAAATGGCTCAAAAGTTGTCTGCCGGATTCATGGCAGAATTATTCAAGCTTGTGTATATGGATTTGAATATCACCAGGATGGTGGTAAATAATCTGACTTATCAGTTAATACCCAAAGAGTGGCCCGGGTTCAAATTCTTGCTAAAAGAGGCAACAGAAGTATTAAAGGAAAAAGATAAGGTTCCTTCTTTGGGCGTGGTGTCCCAAAAATACGCTGATAGTGATTTTGTGATTGAAGCGATAGATGCTGTGCAGTCAGCCGCCAAAGTAGACAAGGAAATCATTATAGACCAGTTGGAAGCGTACATTAAAGATGTGGAATTCCAGCTACTTTCTAAAAAAGTACATGATTTGTACGAAGAAGGAAAGAAAGAAGATGCTATACGGGTAAATGCGGAAGAGAGCCAAAGAATTTTATCCCTATCATTAAGGCATGAGGCAGGCGGTTTTCAGAAAGTGTTCTCTGATTTTGACAAACGAATGAAGAGGAGACGGGAAGAAGAAGAGGGGGAGGTTCCATCACGCGTAATGTTCGGACTTGATAAGATAGACCAGATTTCAGAAGGCGGTGCCACAATGGAAGATACCGTGTTATGGATAATGCGTTCGGGTGTCGGTAAGTCTACTGTATTGAGATATCACGGTATGCAGGCAGCTTTTGACGGACACCCGGTCTTGCATATACAGTTGGAGGGCGGTGCGCGTGCGTGTCTGGAAAGATACGACCAGTTTTGGACCGGGCAAAAATACGGGAACATCAGAAAAGGTGTCATAGATGACAAGTTAGCCGAGAAAATAGAAAAGGCTTTTGAAAACATGAAATCCTATTCCAAGGACATAGATGTTTATTCTTTTGAAAAATTCGGGCAGGCTACTATGGTGGATATCCGTAACGTGATAGTTTCCTATTACAAGAAAAACGGTTATTATCCGCATGTATTGATATTGGATTCGTTAGACCTTGTGGCAACAGGAACAAATAGAGTTGTAGACAATAACCCTACATTCAAAAAAGAAAAATTACAGACATGTGCACAACTTTTGAAAAATTTATGTGTAGAGTTTAAAATGGTGGGATTTACGGCAGCACAAGCCGGAAATGTGCCGTTGGAAATATGGGACAATTCGGACAAAGTGATAGACAGAAGCTATACGGAAGGGGACAGGACACTTGTAAAGCCGTTTTCCTTTGTGTTTACCGGGAACCGGACAAGAGAGGAAAAGAAACAGAACATAATGCGTATCTATATGGATAAGGTACGCGATTATGATACGGTAAAAGATACCTTCCCTATTGTGACGGATTACGGCAGGGGACGTTTTTGTGACAAGGCGCTGACAGCCGAATATTACGGAGGTGACAAGGGTTTCACGTCCTCTACTTCTGAAAAGAAGACAAGAAAGAAAAAGGACGAAGGCGGTGAAAAGCAAAATGATGTTAAAACAGAGGTGATTTAGACATAAGCACTTGCGTATGTCATAACATAATCTTATCTTTGTAGTGTCTTCTTAAGGGAGGCAAGAAAAGAAGGTGAAAGACTGTAAAGAACATCTTTTTTGGGATATATTGTTTATGAATTAGTTTAGAGGATATGAAAAGATATAAAGTTGGAGAAGTATTTGAATACGAAGGCATGATATTGAAAGCGATAGAAGATGATTTGAAACAAGAAGAAAGTGGATGTAAATATTGTGCTTTAAACAAATTTGTGTGCAGCCATATAGATTGTGGTACAAGAATGAATCCAAGTATTCGTTTTATTGAAGTTTCAAAAGAAAAACTTTTTGCGGATGCACTGCCAATAATCCAAGGTGCGCCTATGCCACCGCTTGAAGATAATACGAATTTTCTTGATGATTTGGATTTGAAGCCGAAAAAGAAAAGCTTTTGGAAACGGTTAATGTTTTGGAGGAAAGATGTTTAGGGTTGACAAAAACGAGGTAATATCCGAATTGAATTTGTCCTTGTTCGGAGCAAAAGGTTTCATGCAGGATAGGAACAAGGAATGCCCTTTTTGTAATAAAAAAGGGAAATGGGGGATAAAATTCAACGATGCCGGGAATAATGGTGCATTCCATTGTTTCAAATGTGGCATGAAAACCACCTTAAAAAAATTCTTGGAGAAGATAGGAAGAAAAGACCTCATAAAGCAGGATTACGAGAACACGATAAAGATGCAGAAATTGACCCCTCTAATAGACGATGAAGAAGAGGAAACAGCAGAGGAAATCAAGGAATGCACCCTTCCTAAAAAACTGGAATATATAGAAAAGGACGAATATTTGGATAAGAGGGGGTTTGTGAAAAGATATTATGAAGAATTCCGTCCGGCAGAAACAAAATTCTTTCTTGAAAGAAAGCTGCACGATAAGTTCATATTCCAGTTTACAATGAACGGCAAATTAGCCGCATGGCTGGCACGCTCAAAGAAAAGTAAGGAGTGGCACGAAGAGAACCTTCAAAGATTCAAGGAGGGCAAAGAAAAGCTTGTATTGAGGTATGAAAATTCACGTGACGGATTCTCCCATGTGATAGGAGGATATGACAATATAACGGACGAGACGGACACGGTTATAATCGTGGAAGGAATGTTCGACTACATATCGGTAGACACGAAGCTGCACCTTTATGAATCGCCCGATATAAAGTGCGTGTTTACATTCGGTAACAATATGGGGCTAAGCCAGATAAGGTTATTGAGGGACAAACCGGGCATAAGGAATGTGATTCTGATGTATGACCCGGACAAACCGGAAATGATTAAGACAGTATCAATGACCCTACAAAGGTACTTCAATGTGCAGATTGCCGAACTGGAAGATAAAAAGAAAGACCCTGGGGACGCAACACAGGAAGAACTCTTATGGGCGCTTGACAATATGACGGAACCGATTAATTATTATACTAAGCATTTATAGTATTGATTTTTTGCCATTTATCCTAATTTTTGTTAGATTTGAAGTCAAAAATAAGGATATGGAAAAATCGCGGAAAATCAGTCTGGAGCAGTTTGTAATTAACTTGCAATTGGAGTATTTGAGTTGTAGATTACGCTCGATAGTTTACAATCGTATAGAAAGTGTCGAGCTTGTGAAGATATATAAGGACATAGCGGAGAAGAAGAAAGCAAAAATTCTGAACTTGAAACAAAGGTTCCGTCTTGGTACGATGTTCGATAGCGACAAGGCGTTTTCTGATTTTTATTTGAAGGAATTTTTGCAGGAATACGGGTTGCCGAACTTGCAATATTCGGAGAAAACGAAAAAGTCGGTTATGTTTTGGGACAGGTTCCACCTATTGAAACCAGGCACTATAGTGATATACAAGGGAAAGGAATATAAGGTGAAAATAAACCATCCAAATGACGATAATGTGGTAATATGGGTTAATGACATACCGGAACAGATTCCTTATACCTACTTCAAAATGAGATGGTTAGAAAAAATCGATATGAAAGATTTAAAATAATGGAGATAACATTTGTTTATCTCAAAATTAAATTGTTATATTTGCAGTGTAATTAAAGAACAAAAGTATGAATTATTTCGAGTATGAAGAAAAGGCGGCTACTACAGCTTGCTATAACGAAAAAGTGGCTTTGTCCTATGTGACGCTTGGCTTGTGTTCGGAGATGGGAGAAACTTACGAGAAAATCAATAACGAGGCAGAAACGGAAGAAATCTCTAAAGAAATCGGAGATATGTTTTGGTATCTCGCTATGATTCGTAAAGAATGCAATCTCGATATTGAGGGTTGGGATTGGAAAGAAGCTTTGGCAAATGCGGAAGGTGCAGGCGTGTTTGATTTGCCCGTGGAAGTCGGAAAGATTGCAGACCAGGTTAAAAAGTGGTTGCGTGATGATTGGAAAGAAGCCGAGCAGAATGTATTCCCGGAAGCAAGAAAGAAAGCTGTTTTGGAAGCCTGGAAAAACGCCTGGAAGGTTATAAACAGTATGATTAACCGCGTCGGTCTTGATACGGAAAAGATTGCCGAGCAGAATATCGAAAAACTGTTTTCACGCAAACAGCGTGACAAAATTCATGGAGCAGGAGACAACAGATGAGAAATTTTGACAAAATATTAATGACCGGGGCGCAGGGTACAGGGAAAACAACCCTATTGAAAGCCTTGCAGAACGAACCGGAATTTGACAACTGGAAGTTTTACACGAATGTTGTCAGAACGATGGTTGAAGAAGAGGGAATAGCCATCAATAAGGAGGGTACTTCTGAATCACAAAAGAAAATATTCGACAAATACACTCAAATAATGGAAGATGCTATGAAACAACCTTCCATTAGTGACAGATGTATTATTGATGTGAACGCGTACACTTCATGGCTTTTTGACAACTGTAATCCGAAAGACAAGGATTATAACAACCTGGCAGAAGAGGACTTCAAAGAAAAGCGCCAGATTGTAAAACGGAAATACGAATTTCCTTTGCTTGTCTATCTTCCTATTACATTCAGATTGCAGGGTGACGGTGCGCGTTCGGAAGACGAGGAATACCAGAAGGAAATCGACCGTAAAATAAAGCAGATTGTCGATAATTACGGAATACCATATATTTCTGTTTCCGGTTCAACGGAAGAACGTGTGCAGCAGATTAAGGATGCCGTATTTGGAAAGGAGAAGTAAGACAATGGAAGTTTCTTTGTTGACTTTGAGAAATGTGGGACGGAAGCTTGGAATGCAGAACGTTTCCGGATTTAAGAAAGAAGACCTTTTGCAGCAGGTTGTCGAAAGACTGGAAGCAAAAGGAAAGACGATTGAAGAATATGCAAAGGAAGTTTCGATAAATACCCAAAAGGGGTATGTCAAGAAAAAGTTTAACCTTTCACCTAAAGGAAAAAACCCGTACAAGAAAGGAAGTATATCGTATAAGGTGTGGGAAGAACTCGCAAAGAATGACGGTCGTTCATTCAGCCGGATTGCAAAAGAACTGGGAACGCATTACAACGTTGTTTCCGTTTGTTGCAGGAACCATTTTAATAAATCATAAACTTGCCGTTTTTATTTGGATTTGATTTCATGGGGAGTGTAAGTAAAATACACTTCACTCCCCTTTACACCCTAAAAATATGGAAGAGTTGTATAAAGACTTAATCAAATATTTGGAAGATAATTTTTTGTCTTTCAATGTTTTAGATAATTATATTGTAGAAATTGACGGGCAGACATTTGAATTGTTCGAGCCTTTTAAGTGGGATAAGGACGAAAACGGGATTTTCTTTGACGATTCGTTCCAGTGGGTAGGAGATAGGACAGAATGTGATAACTATGTTTTCCGGTTTGGCGATGTATGGTATTATCTGAAAAAGGGAGACGAAAACAAGGTAAAACTTAACCGATTGCAGTATATCGGAAAAGCGAATTTGTTTGACGAAAGTTTGAGGTTTGACACCTATATAGGAGTGCATGGTAATTTTGAGTTGATGAACGGGATGCACTTTTATTCCGACTGGGTGGAAAAGGCGAAATTCATGGGGATAAGGGCGCTTGGCATATGCGAAAAGAATACGCTTGCATCAGCGTTCAAGTTTCAAAATGCGTGTCTAAAAAGCGACATAAGACCTATATTCGGTATGGAAGTTACCGTATATAATGAACAGAAGGACGTTAGATATACGGTAAAACTGATAGTCAAGAATAAGGAGGGGTGGAATAACCTATTGAAAATAAACAAAATTCTGAATGTTGACGAAAAAGGTTTTATCACGGAAAAGGAATTGCAGGAAATGAAAGACGGATGTTTTCTACTACTTGACCCGAAAACATGTACGTTTGAAAATCTCCCTATATTGTCAAGAAAATGGAATGACACTTATTACCAGCTTGATACCGTGGAATACAAGAAGAATGACCGGGATAAAAAATATCTTGACAATCTGAAAAAGTTCGTGGGTGTGTATAAGCCCGTGGCGGTATGTGACGCTTGGTACCTGGAAAGACGGTGCGCCCCTATAAGAGAAAAGCTTAACAGATTGGCAAAGGTAGTGAATTATGAGAGTGACAACCAGTACATGAAGAACTATCAAGAGTATTACGAAGAACTGTCAAAACTGATATTGGACGAAGACAAGTTTTTCGGACTGTTTGAAGAAGCTTTGGTAAATCTTAATTACATATCGGTAAATTGTAATTATTTGCTGGAGACACAAGTACGGCATGCACCCCAATATGTAATGACAGAAGAGGAGAAAAAGAAATATTCGTCCAATACAGAAATGTTTGAATCGCTTGTATTTGACGGACTGGCAGAACATCCGGAAATACTGGATAGATACAGTGAAGAAGAACTGACGGAAAGACTGAACACGGAAATATCCATCATAGAAGAAGGCGATGTAGTGGACTACTTTCTGATGCTGAGGGACATTATCAGATGGGGAAGGGATAATAACATTTTGGTCGGACTGGGGAGAGGCTCCTCCGCTGGCTCTTTGGTGTCCTATCTTCTTGGTATTGTTAATGTAAACCCGTTGGAATACGAACTCCTATTCAGTCGATTTTTGACAAAGGGTCGTTTAATTCGGCATGAAGAGGAAGAAGTGGTAATGATAAACGGAGAAAAAGAAATATCCGGAAATGCTTTTATAAAGATTATCAGAAATGACGAGGAAATGATAATCAGAGCGAAAGAGCTAAAAGAAGGTGACGAACTGATAAACGAATAGTTGTATGATAGTAAAAAATATTGAAATAAAACGTCGGGCAAAGACCGTATTAGGGTCAATGCCAGATATAGATACCGACTTCCCAGGCAGAAGACGAGACGAAATAAAAGCTTACATGGAAGAACGGTTCGGTAAGGAGCAGGTTTGTTCGCTTGGCACCTATACTACTCTCCAGCTAAAAGAGGCAATATCGGACATGGCGCGTGCAGACGGCATACCAGTACAGTTATACAGATGGTTTACCGCTTGTATCGGAGATGACAAGGAAAAGACGATAGAGGAGTTTTTTAAGACTGTATGCGGAAAGGAAGACCTAAAGAAGTTCGTGAAGGAACATACAGAAACGTTCAACGACATGTTGGTAGTTCTTGGTTCACCTAAAAGCCAGTCAGTGCATGCGTGTGGAACCGTAGTGTTGCCAGATGGAAAAACATCCTACGAATGGATGCCCGTACATACACAAAAAGGACTTGTAGTTACGGACTGGGAAGGTTCGGAAGTGGAAGAGGCAGGCTTCCTAAAGGAAGATGTTTTGGGTATCATACAGTTGGATAAGTTCGAGGAAATGTTACGCTTGATAAAGGAGAACCACGGAATAGATATTGACATATACAGCTTGCCTTTGGACGATAAGCAGGTATTCGAGTATGCAGGTAAAGGATGGCTGGGAGATGTTTTTCAGCTTGGTTCAGCAGGATTATCCGGATATTGCGTAAAAATGAAACCGGAAAACATAAACGAACTGTCTGCATGTGTGGCTCTCTACAGACCTGGACCTATGGAAAACAATTTCCACAACGAATATATTTTGCGGAAGAACGGGGAAAAGGACTGGACAGAAGAAATGCCTATAGGCGGTGAAGAAGTGGTGAAGAAAGATTTTGGACTACTTGTCTATCAAGAAAGTATAATGTTATTAGCCCAAAAACTTGCCGGATTTGATTCTGAAACAACAGACCTTTTGCGTAAATGTTTGGGGAAGAAGGATTTAAAGAAGATAAAACTTTATAAAGACAAGTTTATTACTAATTATGCAAAAAATTTTGCTTCTAAGGGTGTCACAAAGGAATACGCGGAAAATCTTTGGAACCAAATGGAAGAGTTTGCAAAATATTCGTTCAACAAATCTCATTCCGTATGCTATGGTATGACCGCTTATATATGCCTATGGCTTAAGGTACATTATCCTATTGAGTATTGGAGTGCTACATTCTCGTTTGCGAAAGATGAAAAGATACCTTATTATGTAAACGAAATACAGCAGTCCGGTGAGATAAAGATACATCCAGTAGATATCAACAAGTCAGATATAAACATTGTGTCCGATTATCGTACAAACAGTATGTATTGGGCATTCAACGCAGTAAAACAATGTGGGGAAAGAGCACAGGAACATATATCGGAGGAGAAAAAGAAGAACGGGCCTTTTTTCTCTTTGGAGGAATTTATAGACAGATGTGTAATTAAAGGCAGTCCGGTAAATAAATCTGTCATTGAGAATTTGATATTTGCAGGAGCGTTCGACGAATTGGAGAATATCCAGGAACCTAAAGACCGTTTGGCGCTTATTGAGATGTACCGCGAGAACAAAAGGGTTAAGATATTGGAGGATAAGGATTTACTTACCAATATTATGAAAGTCCGCAAAGAACGCAATAATTGGTGGTGGCTGTTGCAGCAAAAAAGAACGTCCGGTTTTGCATTTTTTGATTATTACGATTTGGTAAATGAATATCATATGCCTAAATTAGACGACGAAACGGAATTCCAGGATGTGTCGCAGATAAAATTTTGGGACATTAATTCAAAGAAAACCCGTCGTGCCGTGATAGGCGGTTATGTGATTGAGATAATAGAGAGGAAAAGCAAGAAGGGCATATTTGCCACTATAGTATTGGAAAGTAATTATGAGTTTATAAATGTAACTATTTTCCCAGAGTTGTTTGAAGAATACGGAGAGTTTTTAAGGGGTAGTAAAAAGAACATTTTGTTGGTTAACGGTGTGATTGTGTGGGATAAGTTCAGAGGAGAATATATTTTGCAGGCGAATGTTAATTCATTGTTTACAGTATTGACGTAAAGATATTTTGATATGAAAATTATGGTAGAAATCGGTACCAAGACCGTTGTTTTGGTATCACCGGACAAGGACGAAGAAATAGAACTTGACGATGTTACGACAATCAATTACTCGAACCTCTATGGAGAGGCGGTAACGGTATCTGGATTGCTTAACAAGGTCGGTCTAATGAAAGTTGAATATGAGAAGAAAGCGAAGGAAGAGAAACTGTTTTGTGATGTGTTTGCAGCTAATTTGAGGAAGAAATTAAGGCGAGAAGCGGCTACGAATGGAGGAAGAATAACGATTGATGGAGAATCTTTTAAGCTGACTGAAAAAGGATTGGAGGACGCTATATTACTCAATGAACAGTATCAGAAAAATCTGATGAATCTTATTGAGATAGAATCGAAGCGAGACAAGTTAGACACCCTATTTTGGGCAGTACAAAGCAAGGACAAGAAACTTAACAATTTGTTGCCAAAGATTGTACCGCAAGACTTTGAAAAAGAGCTTATTGAAGGAAAAATAAATACTTTTAAGATAGTGAAAACCGATTATTAATTTTTAAAAATTTTGTGTTATGGCTTTTGACAGAAGTAAGTACAAGAAAGCGAGTGTAGAATCAATTGATGAAACAGTAGGAAAAGCAGCCGCAACAATGGGCGGTGGTTTTGGACAAGGCGGCAGAGCCTCATTTTTTAATCTGAGCGAAGACGGAAGATATGTATTGCGCGTATTGCCGTCGTTGACAGGGAAACCCTATATGCCGAGAAAGACGGTTAAACTTCCTATTGAGTGTGCGGTATATGACAAGGACGGGAAAGACACCGGGAAGAAGGAAATCAGACAAAGAGATGTCTTTACTTCTGATATCCACAGCAACCGGATGAATGGAGAAGATGCAGTGCTGACCTATATCAGCCACGTGTATAACCTGGCAAATGATATCCAGGACAAGGAAGAGCGCGCAAAATTCCTCTATCCCATCAGCGGTTACCGCAACAAGCAAAAACAATGGATATGGGGCATGAAAGCCATGCTTAACTATGTGGCTTATGTATGGGACGAAAATGACGTGTACCGTCTTGATTTGCGCCCGGATTGGTGGAAGAAAATGAAGAACATTTCTATGGAGCGCGCAGGCGGTTCTGACGATGGTATTATTAATCTTGACATCTTTTCTGACCCGGACGAAGGTTATCCGTTGATTGTCAATGTCACCACGGACGAAAACAAAAAGAAAAATTTTGACATTACTTGTGGTATGCCGGATGCTAATAAGCGCCAGACTTGGGACGATTTCTTTGCTAAAAACCGTGTATCAGACGAAGTGTTCGGTATCATGGAAGAATTGCCTACCCTGGATGATATGTATGTAGATGTCTTTTCACGTAAAGACTGGGATATGCAGTTGGAAGGATTGGAAAGAATCGACGAGGAACAATCATACGGTATTTTCCAAGACGACGTATTCTTGAACAAACTCGAAGAACTTGACAAATTGGTTCCGGAAGAGGACGAAATCAAGGAAAAGAAAGCTCCTAAAAAAGCCCCCGAGACAAAGAAGGTGAAAACGGAGGAACCGAAAGAAGAGCCAACAAAGACGGAAAAAAAAGCAGGCGGTTATCCTACATTGACGAACCTCAAAAAGGAACTCCGTGCCTACATTGCCGATAACTACGAAGATAAGGAATTACCGGAAGAGTTGACTGTAGCAGAACTCCGTAAATGGTACGACATTGCACAGGAAGGTGGCGAACTGCCTTTTGAGGATTACGAAGAGCCGGAAGACGAAGAAAAAGGAACAGAAGAGACGAAACCGGAAGATACGGCAGTTGAAGAAAGGGAAGCATCAGCAAGCGTTCCTAACTCTATTGCATCACGGTTGAGAAACTTGAAAGCAAGAACTTCAAAATAAATCATACAAGGAAGGGTAATTTCTACCCTTCCATTATTCCTATTATTATGAAAAATCTTTACAGAATAATTCTCATTTCGGGAATGATAATATTACTCGTATTGTTATTTCTATCTATCAAGAAGGCAAGGGAAAACGAAAGGTTGATATATGAAGTAGAATTCTATACTGATTCTTTGAACCGATACACAAAAATTTATAATTCTGAAAGCTTTTCTAAACTGAAGAAAGAAAACAAAGAATTGTACAATCAATTGAAGGAAAAGGAAGCACTTGTAGAGGCAGTGGAATTTGAATGGAAATACAAGTATGAAGGACTGGAAAAGCAGGTTTCTGAATTAAGAAAAACGGACAGCCTCTATACATTCAAGGAAGAAACCGATACGGTGGGATATGACTTGCAGGTATGGGCTACACACCTGGCAAAATATAAGATTAACTTTAATATAACCAACAAGTTTTTATTGACAAATCAGCGTATAGGGGACAGTAACCGTATGGAGATAACTTCCCAATTGCCCGGAAAGATAGGCGATGTCACAATGTGGACGAAACCGGAGAAAAAGAAAAGATTCGGTTTAGGGTTGTCCGTAGGTGCCGGATATGGAGTATTCAATAAAGATTTTGATGTGTTTGTAGGATTAAGTGGAACATATTTAATTTGGTAATTATGTTTGTACAGATAAATAACAAAAGGATAAAGATTACTTCTATCAGTAGATACAATGATGAGGGGTATTCACAGTCAACCAAGAAGTTCAGAATAGCTTTAAAAATTTCCAATGTCTGGGAAAGCTTCTATTTTGACAAGGAAGTAGAGAAAGATAATGTTTTGAAAAATCTTGACAATACATTAAAGGTGACAGCGCTATGACCGGGAAAATGATAATAAGTACAGACTGGCACTTGAAGACGTCCAATATCGAAGAAATAACGGAATTGCAAAGGCAGGAATTGAACGTAGCGGAAGACAACGGTATAACCGACCATGTGTGGCTTGGTGACATATTCGATTCCCGTATATCACAGAGGCAGGACGTCTTAAATGCTTTTTCCTCTATACTTGATATGTACGCGAGGATGGGACACACAGTATATTGCATTCCAGGAAATCACGATAAGAGCGATTATAGTTCGGACAGGTCGTTTCTTGATGCGTTTAAATATCATAAAGGGTTTAAGTTGATAACTGACTTGGACGCTTTCGAGATAGGCGGTGTAATATGCTATTTTATGCCGTTTTTCGACAATGCGATATGGTTAAAAGGGATGGGTGATGTGCTGAAAGAAAAGAATCATAAGACGCATGTACTTTTTACTCATATTGCTTTCCAGGGAAGCAGGAATAATGACGGTAGCGAGGTAGAAAGCGATATAAAACCTTCTTTGTTTAAAAACTTCGGTATGGTATTTTCCGGACATTACCACGATTTCCAAGAAATAGGAAAGAATATCGTGCACTTGGGAAGCATCACTCAGAACAATTTCGGGGAAGATGATAAAAAGGGGTTTTGGTTATTGGATGATGATTTGACATACGCGTTTATTCCGTCAACAGGGAAGCGATACAGAAAGGTTACTGTGAACCTGGAAAACACGACTTTCAAGCAAGCGGATAAGATTGTAAAAGATTTTCAGAAGAAAAACAAGGAAGATTTTGTGCGCGTGGAATTCGTAGGTACGAAAGATGCAATTTCCTCCATTGACAAGGAAGAGTATAGAAAGCTTGGTGTGGATGTCAAAGTTAAGTCCGTAGAACTGGAAACGGAAGAGGTGGAGACAGCAGAAGAAATCAAAGCTTTGTCCGGTTCCGATATTGCAGAAAAATTCAAGGGATTTTGCGAACAGAACGATTACTCCTATAATGAAGGAATGGAAATTTTAAAGGAGGTGTTATAATGGGATTGGAAGAATTATTTGGAAGAATAGAGAAACGTTTCGGAAAGGAAGCGGTAGTAGGCAACGATATAAAGGTAGACACCGTGTCTTCCGGCAGCATGGCATTTGACGAGATATTAGGAGGAGGTTTTGCACTTGGAAGAATACACGAAATATACGGAGGATTTTCGAGCGGCAAAAGCTCTGCGGCATTGCATCTAAGTGCATCCGTACAGAAAACGCTTGGGAAAGCGGTAGGGTATGTAGATACGGAACAAGCACTTGACCTGGAATACGCAAAAGCGCTTGGAGTTGATTTAAGCCGCGACAAGTGGATAATGTCGCAGCCGGATAGTGCGGAACAGGCGCTTGAAATCGTGCGTGAGATGCTGGAGGTGCCGGAAATCGGATTGGTAGTGCTTGATTCGGTTGCTGGATTGGTGCCGGAAGCTGTTTTGCAGGGTGAGGCAGGAGATGCAAAGATAGCGCTTGTTGCACGCCTTATGTCACAGCAGTTAAGCATCCTAAAAAATGTATGTAAGAAAAACGGAAACATTCTCCTATGTATCAATCAGACAAGGCAGAAAATCGGAGGTATGGGATTCGGTCCTACGACAACCACACCAGGAGGTGAAGCCCTTAAATTCTATGCCACCCAAAGAGCGGAATTTGCCCGTATAGGCACGGAAAAGACCGATGGAGTGGCAACGGCCAATAAGACACAAATAAAAGTCGTAAAGAATAAGATTGCACCCCCTTTCCGTGTATGCCAGGTAATGTTAGAGTATGGTGTAGGATTTGACACGATACAGGAGCTTATAGATATGTCTATAAGAGAGGGGATTTGCTCTAAAAAGGGTGCTTGGTTTTACTATGGCGAGACCCGGTTAGGACAGGGAATGGATAACGCTAAAAAAGCGTTGTCGGATAAGGATTTGTTTAATGAAATTAAAAATAAATTGACAGAGACGTTATGTATCCCGAAAGATTGATATTAAGAAATTTTTTGTCATTTGAAGAACTTGATTACACCTTTACAAAAGAAACTTTGGGCGTGACTGGAGAGAACCGGACAGAGGAAGACCAGCTAAGCAATGGTAGCGGCAAAACGGGACTGTCACAAGGCTTGTTCTATGCGATATATGGAGTTAATCTAAGAGGAAAGGAAGACAAGAAACTGATACGTAAAGGCACGAAAGAAGCCTATACCAAGGTTGAAATATTTTGTCAAAAACGGAAAGAAACACTGATAATTGAGCGTACAATTCCGTTGAAAAGTTCTTCCAAAGTATCGCTGACCCTAAAGAAAGATGATGTGGAGACACCCGTAACGGTAGCCACTGTACTGGATGCGAATAAATACGTGATTAACTGGATTGAGATTACACCGGAAGATGCCAAGTCCTATTATATCGTAACCAAGGGTAATTATTCGTCTTTTTTTCGTTCGTCCAATACGGAGAAACTTGCCTTGATAAGTCGCTTTGTCAATTTCTCCAATATTGACAAGACAAAAGGTGTGATTTCCGAAAAAGTCGGAATATTGGAACAAGAATTGCACAAAGAAGAATGCTTGAAAAATGTTGCGGAAGGCAAGAAACAAGCCTATGAGGAACAGATACAGCAAGTGTTAAGCGAAGACCCGGAAGAAAAGAAAAAGGGTGTAATAGGCGAAATTCAGTCCGAAATATATTCTTTACAAATTCTTAATGAAGACCTTGTAAAGACACGCATTCCCAAAGCGGAAAAGAATATCGAAGGTGTAGACAAGGATATCGAAGGGCTTATAAAGCTGAAAGAAGAAGTAAGTAAAGAACTTGAAAGCTTCGATATGGATGCTTACAAGGACACCTATAAGGAGATAGACACGGAAATAGCCGGATTGAAGAAAGACAAGTCGAACAAGGAAGAAAGGCGTAAAGATTACGCATTGAAATTAGCTGATTATGAGAAGAAATTACAGAAGGTCGAAGTATTGCTTTCTGGCGTCATTGTGTGCCCTAACTGCAATCATAAGTTTTTTATGGATGCTGACAAGGATTTTGAAGAACTGGAGGCTGACAAAGAGGCTTATAAAACAGCCATTGATAAGAATACAGTAAAGAAAAACGAATATGAGACCTCTATAAACGAACTGGAAGACCTTATCTCCCAATACCAGGATGTAAGAAAAGAAACGGAAGAGGAAGAACGTAAACTGCGTGTCCGTCGTGGAAAGGTGGTTGATAAGATGATGGAGGTGGAAGACCGTATAAGGGAGCTTGAACGCGAGAAAAAGGGATATGAAAACTCCATTGTAAAGATGCGTTCAGAAGTTGAGACAAACCGTTCTCTCATTGATTCCAAGACTGGGTATATAGAGGAATTGAAAAAGCAGAAAGCGGAAAGACCCTCTATCAAAGACCAGGAAAAGGCGGTAGAAAAACTTTCCAAGGACATAGAGGAAGGCAACAAAAAAATTCTTGACAAGAAAAACGAGATTTTCAAAGTACAGCAATGGGATAGCCGTTTTAAAGACTTTAAGATGTATCTGGCAATGGAGCAGATAAAGAATATCCAAAGCGCGGCCAATGATGTACTAAAGAAAATGAAAAGTGATTTACGTCTGATGATTGAAGGTTTCAAACGGAACGCGAACGGAACGTTGAAAGAGGAGATAACACCCTATGTTTTCCGTGATGAGATGGAAAGCTTTTTCTTTTATTCGGGTGGTGAACAAGCACGTGTAGAGGTAGCTCTTATCATTGCGATACAAAGCATGATTAACGCGACGAAACAGTATGGAGGCATGGACTTTTTATTACTGGACGAGGTGCTGGAAAGTAGCGATTCTCTGGGGATAGAAAACATAATTTCCTCTACGGAATTTTTGAAACAGTCTATATTGATTGTTACCCATGTGCCGAAACTCAATGACGAGATAAAACAACTGAAAGTAATCAAAGAAAACGGAATATCAAGATTGGAGGTGTAACATGAAAGTATTTATGGGATTTGACCCTGGAACAAAGGGGTTTGTTTCGATGATTGCGGAAGATGGGTCCTTTATCAAGGCTGAACCTATTTTCCGGGACATTAAGGTAGTGGATATGATAGAGACGGCAAACAGGCTGCTTGCTTTTGTCGAAGGGTATGAAGTCCGGCATGTTGTGATAGAGGATGTACATGCGCTGTATGGGTCTTCTGCAAAAGGAACGTTTACATTCGGTTATAATTCATGCGTACCGGAATTTTTTTGTGCAATTGCCGGATTGCCATACACGAAGATACCGCCTAAAAAATGGCAGTCGGACATGCACAAGGGTATAAAGATGGTAACAAAAAACGATGGTACCAAGACAGTAAAGGACGTAAAGAAAATGAGTATCGTGGCTGCACACCGTATTTTCCCGGATGTGAGTTTAAAACGGTCCAGCAGGAGCCTAAAGGACGATGATAACTTTGCCGATTCTTTATTGATGGCTGAATATGGACGTAGACATTTTAAATAACAATGGTATGGAAGAGTATATAAGAAAAAGTTTTGTGGTGCCTAACGCAGCAATAAAGGTTGCTTGTTTTAAGGCAGGAATGACGGAAGAAGATTATTATAATACATTGGGAGAATGCCGAATGTATGGTGATAATAAAGAGAAGAACAAAGAATACCAAAGGGAATTGTGCCGGAAGATATTCAGACCGACACCGGAAGAAGAGGAAGAAGATATCAACAGGTGGAAAGAAGACGGTGCAAAAGTTATGAGCTTCGAGGATTGTGTAACTTTGGTATTGGAAGGATTGCCAATTAAAACAAAGAAAGATGATATATTGGAAATGTGAAAACAAGGAATGCACGGAGTTCGGGAAGGAAATTATAGAGACGCGCCCGATGTTTAAGTACACCGACAAGGGAACCGTGCCTATTAATGTGCCTTATTGTAAGGTATGCGGAAAACAGATGGGGTACCGGGAAGAATTGCCGGAAAGTGAAAGTGATATAAACGTGGCGTTCGCTTCTTTTGGTTCCCAGTCCAACGAAAATAAAGCCTCTATTCTCAAAGATAGATACAAGAAAGGTCTTGAAAAAGACGGTATTAGCGAGGTTATAAAGGCTAAAAGAGATAAAATGACTAAGGATTTTTTCGGTGGGTGATATGTTAAAACAGTGTTAAAATGGCATAAGCAGTTGCGTATCTCATAACATAATCTTATCTTTGCATTGTGAGATTAAGAGATGATAAGTCAAACAAATAAAAAAGATAAGGTTATGAAATCACTTGAAGAACTTAAGAACAGTATTTACGAGAAGATAAACGAAATCAGAAATTTCGATACTGACGACTCTAAAGTCTTTAATGAGGATGAGACATACAACTATGAGGAACTGGACGCTTATCTTGAAAGAAACAAGAAAAAGAACTATATGAAAGCCGCTTGCATGAGGATGATTAAAAATTATCTTGACAGAATGTATGACGGATGGAAGTTCTACGAGAAGGATTATCTTATTTATGTGAATGACTTTAAAAGATTTGGATAGTGAACGAATTAATAGAAAATATATGGACGCTTGTAGCTCTCACGGGATACAAGTTTATAACAGTGAATTTTTTAGGAACATACAAGGTGTTCCTGGTGGAAAATTTTGCTACGAAGACAAGGGATAACCCTTTCAATGAGGTACGCGGAGCGGTGGATATAACGGAAGATGTTAAGCACCTTACTTTCCAGTTGTCTGAATTGAACCCTATCGGAATAGATACCCGGTTACAGGGAAGACCGAGAAAGGATTTTAAGTTCGGAAGTGACGATTACATTTACTTTATTGCTAACAAGAAAAACGAATTTTGATATGGCAAGCGAAAGATTAACGATTAGTGAAAAAGATAGGATTGCAAAAAGCATAATCAAGCCTATTGTAGAACAATCAAGAAAAGAATTTGAAGATTTTGGAAGATTTGCCGACGAATTTTTCAAGAAAAATTTACCAAAAGATGTTATTGAATTTATGGATAAATACCCTAATGTAGTAAAAACCAAAGAATGTATTTATCTGGTAAGTTTTACACGCGAACGAATATACAATATAGTAAGTTATATTGAAGTAAATTATTTTGTATATTCGTTTATAACTGATGCAAAATTTGAAGAATTGAAAAATTCGACGGAAGCAAAACTTTTTGTCAATAGAATGATTGAGTTAGATAGGAAAGCATCTAATATCAAAAACCGGACAAAATGCGCACTTGAAAATATCAATACAACAAAAAAATTGAAAGATAATTTCCCAGAAGCGTATGTTATTCTCACGGAAACTTCTAAAGAAGATGTTAAGAGGAATGAATGTGACAATATAGAAAAATTACGTGCAGAACTTTCAAAATTATAATAATATGGTTAAATCGAATTTAGACCCTAAAGTATTGGAGGGTAAAATAAAAGAATATAACAACGCCTATCGTAGAGGCGAACCGGAAATAACGGATGCGGAATTTGACGCGCTTGTAGAACAATTGCATGAGGTCAACCCAGATGCGGATTGGTTCAAGAAAGGGGTTAATGACGAGGTTTCGGGAAGAAAAGAAACCCTTCCTATCCCCATGTACAGCCTGGAAAAGGTAAAAACTTATGACGAGATTGTAAGGTGGATAAAGTCATGTGGACTGAAAAATGAAGACCGACTGATTATCACTCCTAAATTTGATGGAATTTCCTTATGCGTGGACGAATATAACAAGAAGGCGTGGACGCGCGGAAATGGCGAGGTAGGACAGAATTGTACTTCTCATTTTGAACAGATGATTAACCACGGATTTAAGGACGTGAAAAGGACAGAAGGATATTATACTTTCGGAGAAGCCATTTTCCGTAATTCCACTTTCTTGACATTAAAGAAGCGGACAAATTACAAGTCAGCGAGAAATGCGGTAGCAGGTCTTGTCAATTCTCCTACTGTATCTCCGAATATGAGGGATGTGCAGTATGTAAGGTATGGATATTCTAACGAGGATTGGGACAAGGTAAGCATGATTGCCTTTATGAATGACAATTCATCTGTAAAAGTTCGTTATGTAGAAACATTCGTAGAAATAATCATTCATAGCGAAAAGATGTTTAATGAATATATGGACAATATTTTCAAGGGCATAACAAATGATTACAAATGCGATGGTCTTGTTATAGACGTGGATAGCGCAAAAATAAGAAAAGAGCTTGGAAGATTGCCGAACGGCAACCCACGTTATGCAATTGCCTACAAGAACCCGGATTGGTCGGAAAGAGAGGAAACAGAGGTAGAAAATGTAAGATGGCAGATTTCAAAGGACGGCAGATTATCCCCGGTAATCGACATTACACCCGTTGAATTGTGCGGAGCTACGGTTTCCAAATGTACAGCATATAATGCCCGTTATGTAAAGGATAATTTTATTATGCCAGGTTCACGTGTCATTATTTGCCGTTCTGGTGATGTGATACCGAAACATATATTTACCGTGTCTTGGACTACTTTAAAAAGTTGTTTGCCCGACAAGTGTCCCATTTGTGGGAAACCTTTGGAGATGGACAGAAACAATGTGGACTTGATTTGTTTCAACAAAAATTGTGACGGTGTAATGCTTGCCAAATGTGTATATTTTTTCAATACTTTGGGTTTTGAAGAGTTCGGAGAACCGACAATAAAGAAGCTATTCAATGCCGGGTACAAGACACCGGACAGCATTCTCCTATTATCGGAAGAAGACCTTAAGAAGATTGAAGGCATAGGAAATGTAGGTGCAAAGGTACTGTCAAGACAGTTTGAAAACTTAAAAAAGAAAGGTACGAACTTTGCAAAATTATTGACAGCCTATAATAAATTTGGGGGTGTAATAGCCGAAAAGACATGCCAAAAAATTCTTGACGGATTAAAGTTATATACTTGTAAAGATGTAGCTGATTTTGCAAAAGAATGTGATGAAAGTTGGGCGGCTGACATTGAAGACAAAGTTGAAGGTGTCGGATTTAATACAGCTTTAGCATTTGTTTTAGGTATTGAAGATTGGTGGGCGAATGACGATGATTCTGCACATATCCCTATAACTTATTACGGACTGGAAGAAAAGACCTTTGAAGGACAAATGACGGTTGTATTTACCGGATTTCGTTCACCGGACACGGAAAAGAAATTGACGGATATGGGGCATAAGATAGGTTCTTCTGTAAGCAAGAAAACAACATGCTTGGTAGTGAAGGAAAAAGGATTGGGAACCATCAAGGAAAAGAAAGCGGAGCAATACGGAATACCCGTTTTCACGTTTGAGGAATTTAAGGAAAAATTCAATGTTTGATTGAGTTTCTTTTGTTTGTTTGACATAGTGGGAGAGGCTGGTTTGAGAAAATAAGCCTCTTATTTTTGTAAATCTTTTGGTAATGAGATATTGGTATAGAGATAAGGACTACGTTTATATTGGCTTTAATTATAACGCCAATTTTGTAAATAAAATGAAACGTGATTTCGGAGCCAAATATAACCCGGCTTTGAAAGAGTGGTATTTTGAACCTTCTTTAGAAAAATCTCTATTGTTAAAATATTTCTTGGATGGAAACGGCTTCAAGAACAAAAAGCCGGAAAGACAGATAGAAATACCTCTAAAGGAAATCAAGCCCCTTGTAAACGAAAAGGAGTTGAAAGAAATGTTTGATTACCTGGGATTACCGCTACATCTAAGAGATTATCAGATAGAGGGCGTGTCCTATATGGTTAATCATGGGAATTGCCTTAATGGTTGCGGACCAGGTGTAGGGAAAACGAGGCAGTCTATAGCACTGGCAGAATTGCTTAACCTATTCCCCTGCATTGTGGTTTGTCCGGCAACGGTAAAACAAAGCTGGGTCAACGAATGGAAGCTGTGCAACCCTAACAGAACGGTACATGTGATTGATTCAAAGGACGAGACCAACACGGACTGGAAAGCGGATGTTACGGTAATAAATTATGACTATCTTTTCAAACGTAGTGCAAAGGAAGAAGGTAAGAAAGAAGTAAAACTTCGTTACAGTCGTTCGCTTACCAAGAAATGGGGATTGGCGGTAATCGACGAAATACATCTATGTAAGAACCCGAAATCTATACGCTCTAAATGTGTGCAGAAAATTGTGGAGAATGCAGAAAAAACAATAGGATTAAGCGGTACGGCAATTATGAACAGACCCCAGGAGCTTATCAATATATTGCGGATTCTTGGAAGGTTCAAGGAGATATTCCCGGATTCGTTATATTATCTCTACAGATATTGCGCTGCAAAGAAAACGCGGTTTGGACTTGTATGTACCGGGGCTTCGTGTACGATGGAGCTGAACAAGGTAATAAAGCATTACTGTTATTTCCGGAAGGAATTGCGCGACGTGGTGAACGAATTGCCGCCTATAATCAAACAGACGGTGAATGTGCCGATAACCAATAAAAAGGAGTATCGGAAGGCAGAAAAGGATTTTATCGAATGGCTTGCTAATATTGACATAGAGGCGGCAGAACGTGCCATACGTGCGGAGCAGCTTGTAAGGTTGTCCGGATTGAAGAAACTGTCTATAAATGGAAAAATAAAGTTTATTATCCAGTTTTTGAAGGAGTGGAGCGAGGCGAACGAGGATGAGAAAATGATAGTGTTCGGTATCACGACCGACATACTGGAAAGGCTTGGAAAGGAGTTCAAGAACAGTGAGGTTGTGACCGGGAAATACAGCACGGAAGAAAAGATGCGAAAGGTTGAGACATGGAAGAAAGAAAAGACCTTCCTATTTGCCAACATTGCATCATTATCTACGGGTATAGACGGTTTGCAGAAACATTGTTACAACATGGCGTTTATTGAATTGCCGCAACGTCCGGCAGAACTGGAACAGGCGACAGGACGTATAGACCGCATGGGGCAAACGCAGACTATGAACGTCTATTTTTTGCTGTCCAGTGACACAATAGACACGCAGATACGCGAATTATTAGACGGAAAGATAAAAGTAACGGATGCGGTCAACAAGGGTATTGACGTACAGGTAAGCCGTGACGATTCGATGGATATTGCATTGATAAAGAAGTTGAAAGAATGGAAAGAAAAGAAATAACAATATTTACCGACGGCAGTTGTGAATGGAAGTCACGTCTTGGCGGTTGCGGTGTGTATATCCAGGAAGAAGGAAAAGAATACTTTATTTCCAAGGGCTACAGTGACACCACCATAAGCAGATGTGAATTAAGGGCGATATTGCATGCCGTGCAGAGTATGAAAAAGGATGTACCTCTAAAGGTTACGATATGGAGCGACAGCCAGTATGCGGTTAGCTGTATGACAGACCCGGAATTAAGACCGACGGTAAACAAGGATATTATAGAAAAGATAAGACAAGAGCTGGGCGAGCGTAGACGGATGGTCGTGCGTTTCATGAAAGTACGGGGACACGAAAAAGATGTAAACAACCCTATAATATACGGGAACCATGTAGCCGATATGCTGGCAGATTATAAGAATTTTGATAATTACGAACTTGATAAAATAATAGAATTATGAATGAGGATTTTGTTTTTACTAAAGAAGAGAAAGTTAACAAATTGTTTAAAGTTTTGAACGTATTAAGGAACAGTTTGCAGTGTAAACGTATGGTTGTGGGTGGAAGTATGGCTATGTATATACATGGATTCAATGTGGAACCGCACGACCTGGATATAGAAATAGAAGGGATAAGTGACGATTCATTACGCGTTTTAAAGACAATGGCAAGGATAAACAAGGACATGAAAAGCGACATCCTTTCCGAATATCCGGAAACAAATCCTCTATATCGTATAAAGATAGAGGATGTGGACGTAGACATATGGGTAATGAATAAGATAGACTACAACAGGACTGTTTTCTACAATAATATAGAATTCGGTGATGTTCTAAGCGTAGTTAAAAAGAAAATGGACATGAAGCGCGAAAAAGACTATAAATCATTGGTAGATTATATCAATCAGTTAACCTATTTTACAAGATGAAATGGAGTGACAGACAATTAGCCATTTTCGACGCATACGAAAATACACGGAAAAACATTGCCATAGAAGCAACAGCAGGCAGCAGCAAGACAACTTGCATAGTGGAGTGTTGCAGAAGGACACCACCTAATAAAAAGGTTCTGTTTATGGCATTCAACAAAAGCATTGCGGAAGAATTGAGGGAACGTTTGCCGTCCCATATAGACGTCAACACCTTTCACTCTAAAGGTTTGCGCGTGCTGCTTTCCAATTTCCGTATAAAACCGAAAATCAACGAGAATAAATGCTTTGTTATCGGGAAGAAAATTCTGGACACAAAGGATATGGACGTGAAGCAGCAGATTCGATACCTATTCGAGATTCAAATAATATGGAACTACATAAGGGTCAACCTTATTACGGATTACGAGAAGGAAATACCGGGTATCTGTATTGAAAAGAATATCGAATTCCAGGAACGTATGGTAGGGGACATGGAACAAATTAGAAATGCCTGGCACAAGGAAATGAAGAAGATAAATTCAGTAAAAGAAATTAACATTGATTTTACTGATATGCTTTATTTCCCTTACCAACTACTTGATAGTGAGGATTTCCCTAAATATGATATTGTTACCTTGGACGAACAACAAGATGCGAATACCTTACAAAAAGAGCTTGCTTTACGCTATATAAAGAAAAGCGGTCGATTTGTAGTTGTTGGTGATTCCAGGCAATGTATATACGGTTTCCAGGGGAGTTCTTTAGAGGTTTTCAAGTCCTTCCAATCTTATCCCAACACCATAGTATTACCGTTGGATATTACATACAGATGCGGCAAGAACATAGTCGAAGAAGCTCGAAAAGTTTTTAACAACGGGATTGTTGCTGCATCTAATGCGATAGACGGTATTGTAAGAAAAGGAGAGTTTGATGAAGCGGAAAACGGGGATTTTATTCTATGCCGGAACAACCTACCTTTGACAACTGTCTTTCTCTATTTGTTAGAAATGGGAAAGAAAGCGACAATAAAAGGTAAGGATTACGGTGATGCACTTGTGGCGTTGGTGGATAAGATAAAACATATTGAAGACTTGGACACGATGTGCGAGAAGAAAATTTCGGAACTCAAAGAACGGGGTTTTACTGATATCCAGGCAAAAAATAACCCTTCCTATGTAACCCTTCTTGAAAAGTGTACTATATTGAAAATGCTTTACAAGAACTGGGGAGACATGAAGAAGCTGGAAGACAATATAAAGGAGATATATAAGGACGATACGGAAGGTATCGTATTATCCACTATCCACAAGTCTAAAGGACTGGAAGCAGACCGTGTTTTCTTGCTGAACAAGAGTTTGATACCCAGCAAGTATGCGAACACGGAAGAAGCATTATATAATGAAAAATGTTTATTGTTTGTGGCCATAACAAGAGCAAGAAAGGAGCTTGTATATTGCAATGTTTAACGATGAACCTAAGAAAACCGTATATACGGAAATAGACCGTGAATTCAAGCGCATGAAACCGGGCACGGAATTTTGCCGGATTGAATTTATCTCAAAGATAAAGGATTTCCACCCCGGTTCCGTAAGAAGTGGAATAGACCACTTCCTATTAAAGAAAATGAGTAAAGGAGAAGTAAAAAGAATTGACAAAGGTAAATACTTGAAGTTATGAAAAAACAAAAAATGTATATCCCCGTACTTGAACCGGGAAAGAGTGTATCACTTGTGTGTGCAAATAAAGTAACGGGATTGGAGGACCATTTGCCGACCCAGGAAATGCTGAATATCCACATGGAACAGCAGAAGATAATGATACAGAAGGATAAGGATTATAAGGTACATCCTTTATATCTTTTCGTGGAAAAAGAAGAATTCAATGATTTGGTAAGAAGGATAAGAGGAAAGAACAAGAACGCGGAAACGGCTTGTATTCCGCTTGTATGCCAATATCCGGCTGTGCCTATATGTGTGCTTTGTCCCAAACAGAAAGAGGAGGCGAAAGAATGATATTCGAGTGCACGTTTACCTACATGGCACCCGACCCGAATTCGACAAGCGGTAATTATAAAAAGTTTGTCGATGTCATAGCGGTACAGGCAGAAAACTATATGGATGCCGAAACAATGGCAACCGAATACGGGATGTTCAATATAGACGCGGACTTTGCCATATCTCCTATTAAGGAGGTGATTATAGATTCGGTGCAGCGTAACGAAAAGCACGGGGGACGATGGTACAAATGCACGGGCGTATACAGTGAGGCAACCGTTTCTGGAAAGCTGAAACAATACAAGCTGGTTATATTGCAACAGCATGAGGACTTTATAAAAGCCTCTACTAAAGCGCTGGAATACATGCAAGACCTTGTAGGCGAATGCAGACTGACGAAGGTAGAGGAAACTCCTATAATCGAATATGTGGAAAAGGACTGATATGTTAATTATATGTTAAAACGACATAAGCAGTTGCGTATGTCATAACATAATCTTATCTTTGTGGTGTGATAAGGAAAACGATAAGTCAAACAACAAAAAGATAAGATTATGAATTCAGTATTTAAAGCCAAGAAACAAATGTTAGAAAACACTCTTTCAAAGGTTGCAAAAGTTAGTGTTGAAATAACTTTTGCCCGTGTTAACATGATAACGATAGCTTGGGATGAAGAAAACAAAAGCGCATTTGAAAGATTGCAGAACTACTTCAAAGGAAAACTTTTTGGCTACGAATACGACGAGGAATGCGATATGTCTGTTTGTTGTTTGAATTTATAACAAGAAGGGCTTTTAAAAGCCCTTCACAATTACAATACTATGATAAGAATAACCAACCCCAAAGGAGAAACCCAGGTGCATACGGAAGAAAGCTATGAAAAGCTTCTGTGGCAGTTTGCAGAATCTAAAATGATGGATATGTGGTGCCAGAAACACCATCTTATTCCTATCTATATACACCAGGGAGAACAAATACTTAACAAGATGGTGGTAGAATCATTTTTGGAAGCGTTTAACTATAAAGTAGAAAAGAATTATGAAAACTAAGAAATTCGGAGTAGGCGACAAGGTAAAGATACTCCATTGTTCTGATATGATGCTAATCGGACAGATTACAGAAGTGGCAAGTATATGCGGAACGGAGAGCAACCGCTATTATCACTTGAAGATAGACGGTGAACAAAGGGCGTTCATTCCGCAAAATTTGGAATTGGTAGAAAAGCATGAGGAGGATAAAGAATGACCTACACAGAAGAAAGAACCTATTGGCTGGAATGCATGATAAAGGCAAGCAGATACGGACTTGAACCGGAAGTAGCTGTTACAGCACTTGAATACCTAAAGGAAGACCCGAAGCTAAGCATAAGCCAATGCCTGGAAATGGCGTTAAAAGATTGGGATATATGATACAGAAGATAATCGCTTACCTCTATCAAAAGAAGGTTACGAAGACTTATAACGACAACAACGACGGTTTTATTTGCAATTTCGTACTTGAATACAAGGATAAGGGGGATTTTGTACATAAGATGGCATGCTATGCCGTCAACTTTGAACCCGTTGTTATTGGAAAGGAGAACCGCTATTTGGTAGAGGTGGATGTGCATGCGGTCCAGAATGTCAAGTACAACAATGACAGGGTATGGATGCCTCAATGCAAAGTTATGAAAATGGACTTGTTGTTACAGCCGTGGGAACTTACATTAGCAGAAAACGAAATAGAAACGTATTACGATGGACAGAGAAAAATTTGCGGAACCAGATATGACAGCAAAACCGGAAGAAATGCTGTGGTTTGAATCAACAATCAGTGAAAATGTGGAACCGGAGTTTTCATTCGTTGAACAGGAAAAGGAAGAAGTTTTGGTTTCGTGTACATGGTATTGATTTGGTGAAATAACTATTGTTTATTTCCCTATTAAAACCTACCTTTGTAGGTAAAACTTCTATATATGGCAAAAAAGATAGAATATACTAAAGAGGACATCTTAAAGGATGCGCCCGATTTCGTGCTTATCGCTTCACCCTACATGCAAGACAAGTATGTAGCTTATGAGATGGTAAGAAGGGAGCTTGACGAGCACCCCGACCGTTTCATGCAGTACGAAGGAAACGAAGGGTACACCTACGTGATAGACCTTAAGCTTGTCAATATAAAGGGTATCATGGCGAAACGCGGAGCGTCCCAGGAAGCCATAAACGATGCCACGGAAATCCGTACAAATGTGATGTTACCCCTTCTTGCCAAGTTCCACAGGGTAAAGAGCGAGTATTTCCATGCCTTTGATTTGCACAATGACAAGGCAAAGGCGCTTGCCAAGCTGACACCTATGCTTCTGGACTTGTTCGGTTCCATGCACAACCCCAAAGATATAATCAAGATTATACGTAAAAAGGAGGGTTATTCGCTTGGAGAAGAAGATTTGGTAAAATTCTTCAACAACCACAAATCCTTGATAGAGGCAAGGCAAAGCAAGTACGTGATGCGTTCTGACCGCTATAAGGTGGCAACGGAAGCCGGAAGACTGGAAATCATAAATGACTGTATGACAGACTTGCAGCTTAAATATGAAGAGTTCTGGAGCAAAGGGAATGTGGGAAGTGCACTCAATATCCTAAAGGAAATACGCGCCTTGTTGGAAGCCGCACGGAAGGAAGTAAAAGGTAATGAAATTAAACTTACAGTTGACGGAAAGATAGACATAAACGCGACACTGCACGGTGAGGAGAACATAAGCCGCGTAATGCGCGACATCCCCGTAAACAGTCTTATAGTGGGTATGGTGGCTGCAAAATCGGGAATAAAGCCCGAAATACTGATGCACCAGCTCTGCACATCCTATTACAAGGACTTTAACGGCTTTGCAAGTAACCCGGTTTTGGGTTCCGAAAAGGTGATGCTGCCAGGAGCACTCATAAAAACCTATGACTGGAAAGAAATAGAAACGGAAAACAAGAAGTTTGTGGAAGAAATGATACCCGAAGTGGTCGAGGCCGAGATAATAGAAGAACCTTCCAAATCAAAGACAAGAGAACGGCTTCTTAACCGCCTGCGACAGATGAAGGGTGTGGAAATTGGAAAGAAATAATTACATTTTGTTTTGACTTTTAGTTAGATTATGATTTTCAAAATTCATGCGGTGCATGGTCTGCGACAGATAGTGTACCTATTTATAAACAATTAAAAAACAAGTAGTTATGGTAAAGATATATGTTGAGGAAGTAATGAAATGCGTAATGGAAAGACTTACAAAAGAATACGGTCTGACCGAACAACAGGCATTGAAAGAAATTGACATGTGCATGGAAAAACTGTATGTGAAATGGATGCAGAACGAACCGATACCGGAAGAAAACAACGATTAATTAATCCTATAATAATAATAAATAGTATGATAGTAGCAATCGCAACAATGAGAATGGACGAGGACACAACGGTACAGGTACATGTGCCTATGGATGTGGAAATAATGCAGGTTCCTCCTACAGACAAGGAAGTAGAGAAAATAAAATCAGTCCTGGAAGAGGAAACCGGGTATAAATTCGTATCTTTGGATTCGATAACATGGGATGTGGACTACGAGATTTAAAATCAAACGAAAAACTTTATGTTCATTTTTTGAGTATTAGTAGTTAATATCTAATTGACAGCCAGCAGTTTGTGATAAATAGCTGGCTTTTATTATATCCTTTTATATGTTAATTATATGTTAAAAGCACATAAGCACTTGCTTATGTCTAAATAAGGTCTTATATTTGCAATGTGATAAGAAAACGAAGTCAAACAAATAAAAACAAAAGATTATGGCAAGCCCCAAAGTAAGACTGGAAGGAAAGAAAATCGCAGAAAAGGTGATGGAGTTTATGGACGAATATTCATTTGACCCTATCTATAAGGAGATAGGGAAGAACGGGGACGACACCTATATCAGCGAGATACTGCGCTGCTTCCCTACAAGAAGAATAATAAACGATTTGGACGAACGCGGAGAACTCCATGAAGCATACAAGGAATATGTAGACATGAACGGAGTAACTCTCGTAAAGGACATAGCAAGAGAATGACAAACAAGGAAAAGCTCGAACTCGTATCGGAACTTTTCAAGATACCTTACCTGGCAAGTCCGGAAGAATACGGGGAAGCGATAGCGAAGGCAGCAAGGGAACAATATTACAGATAATCAATAACCAGCAAAAAAGCAGAACAAAATGAAGACCTATACAGTATATTTCAGTGAACCCGTAACAATAAAGTACAAGGGTGACAGATTCAACAAGGAATTGAAAAAGTGGGAACACGATGTGGACTGCGAAGAGACAAGCCCTATGTTCACCTTCCATTCCCTGGCACCTGCAAAGAAGCTTATCAAGGAGAATATGGACAAGTACATAGATTCCATCATAACGAAAACATGGGCAAACGGTGACTGGGAGAACCTGGGTCCGATAAAGCTTGCCGGAAACAACAAGACTTTCGTCGCCAATACCCGTCAAAAGGTCGCAAATTATTAAGAGCACGGAAAGAAGGGGTGAAAATCAAAGTAACCCCTATCTTTTTGATTTCCAATACAGATATTTTACAAAACTTAAAAATAAAAAGATTATGGATAGAGAAGAATTCCAGAAAAAGTACGATAACAGTATTCTGGTGTGCTGTACAGAAAACAGTATCAAGAAAGTATTCAATATTTGCGATTTAATGGACTTAACAGTCTCTAAATCAAAACAGATTACTGCTGTATTGATAGGAGAACAAACAGCAAAAAGTCCATTGTTCCACGTGGAACAATTCCTCAGTGATTTCTACAGGGGGATAGAAGAAGGAGAAAGGAAAGAGACAAAGATGTTTGAACAGAGGATGAACAATGCCATATACAAGCTAAAGCAGAAGTACGGAGACACGTATATAATCAAGGGAACCGATATGGCCACATTGATGTGCACAACGGAACTCGGCATGAATGCAGTCTATAAAGAGGGGGAAGATGTGATACTCATAGAAGAAAAGGGCAGCATACCATGTGTAAGACATTCTGTAAGACAGTTTATTACTGACGTGATGTCCGGCATGATTGACGTACTGGACCCATTCATAAACAAGGAGACAACGATTGAAATAAAGGAAGAAGAAGACACGAAAAACATGATTAGTGAAACAATCTTCCATCTCACCCATACCCTAACAAAGCTCCTGCTTAAGGTATACGACACGGAAAGAATGGTCTATTCAATTGGATTCGGAAACAAGGAAAGGGTAATGATAGACAAGGACGATTTCTATGTGTTCCGGAAAGCGGTGCGCCTCCTATATATATGCAACAAGTGGGTAACGAAGGACAACGAGAAGCAATCCAAGGAACCGGATTTCAAGAAAGGAAACAAAATAATGTACACCATCAAGGACAGCAACGGCAACACATACCCGGTAAGCAGACTGTCGGAAAGAGTGTATGAATCAAAGGAGCACAAGACCCTATTCATAATGGACGAAGAAGGGATAGTAACCGGGATATACAAGGAGAAATAAAAAGAGAAAACACCCTCCACGACACCCTACAGACCATATTTTATTATTAACCCGTTATACATTTGTTACAATGGTAATAGGGTGTCAAAAGAGGGTATAAAACAATGATAAGAAGAACCGGAAAGGGACAGACCCTTTGGCATAAAGGAAAAGGGTTGTTATGTCCGACCCCTACAACATGATTATAAACCGTCAACCTATAATTGTTAATTTGCAAAAGAAAGGGAAAGGACATATGGAAAGCCGATATGGCGTAGGGAACAGTCCTGGAACGGTTCTTGTATCATTGTAAAACGTGGAACAATCATAAAAATAACATCATGAAAAGAGAAAAGGAATTCAAGGAGTATCTGAAAGACAAGCGCATAGACCTAACGTCTTGCATAAGGACATATGAGGACTACAATCTGAGAATAACAGAAGTATTGGATGCACTGGAAGAACTGGGAATGTCGTACCAAGCAGCATCAAACGTGGTAGACGGAAATATAGAAGTCCTTGTTATTCAGATATCGAACTGGGGAAAGGACACGGAAACGATAGACTATGATACATTCGTAGAGAAGTACAGGGAATATGACAAGGAATATGAACCGGAACACTATATAAAGAGCGAAAACGGCAATATGGTACGTGTAGAACTGGTATGTGTCAGTGCAGGAAAGGACATTGTGATAACATGGAAGGATGCGGAGACCGGGAAGACATACAAGACAACGGAATAACTCTAATATATTAAAAGACAAAAGATTATGGAAAAGGATTTGAGAAACAACGTCAAGTTTATTTTGTTCTGTACGGAGTGTTTGCAGGCAGGCGTGGTAATGACACCTAAAGAATATGAAGTGGCATTCATGGCGGCAGAAAAGTTTGAAGGATTCGACAACAAGGCATTCGAGAACATGAAGCCGGAACAGTTTGCACCCCGTATGAATGCTATGTTGCAAGCTATGTCAAAGCGGAAACAAATCATTGAAGGATTGACATTTAATCTACTGACAAAACGTAATCTCGACGAGCTGGCAAACAATGAAAACCTTGTGGAGGAAGTGATGAAAGCAAAACACGTAGCGGCAGCAATGGCAGACGAGATGCTGGAACCGGACGAGAAACTGGAAAAGGTTGTGGAGGACGGACGACGTGTAATCGAGCATTTCATTGACCAATGGAAGAGCACCCCTAAAGAAGAAGAGAAGAAGGAATACGAGCCGGAAAGTGACGCGGAAATCGTGGAATAATCTTTCCGTATACTTATTATTTTCACAAAAGCCCCGAAATGGGGCTTTATTATCAATCAGTTATGGACAAGTCGAAATTAAAAGAAGCAAATAGGTTGCACAATAAAATCGAATATTTGAAAGACCAATTAGAACGAATTTCCAGGTTTGAGATGGAGGGAAAGATACAAATAACGAACTCCTACGATTCCTATTTCTACATTGACGAGGATATAGTGAAAACCTATTTCCCGATGATAAAAGAAAGCATGAAGAAGAAATTGGAGGAGTACGAGCGATTATTTTCAGAACTTTAGCTCGTTTTGAGATAAAAACACTATCTTTGTTGACGTGATAGATAACTGGTAGGGTTGTATCACGTTGTATTTAAAGGTTAACAAAGGCGGTAGGGGTTGCAAGTCTGTTATGGCTGGGGGTGAAAGCCTGGTTCAGATAGCTGCAACCCCTATTTTTATTCAAATTTTGTATCATTATGGAAAGAAAAGAGATTATTGGAAGACTGGGAAAGTATTTCACGCTTCCCGAACTTGTATGCCCCCACGTATACGGCAAGTATTCAGAATCGCAGATATGGAGCTTTTTCACGACCGAGGCACTGAAAACGCTTCTTGTATTGAGAGAAGAAATCCTATGCAAACCCTTCATTATCAACAACTGGAAGAACGGAGGCAGCTATTCCCAGCGTGGTTTGCGGTGTAATGTATGCGTTCTGTGTAAGGAAAAGACAATGCTTGAAAAGCCGTATATGAGCGCGCACACATTAGGTCGCGCATTTGACGTTACTGTGTCCGGTATGGAAGCGGAAGCGGCACGGAAAATCATTGTGGACGATTCCGACAAGCTTCCTTATCCTATCAGACTGGAAGATGGTGTTAATTGGCTGCATGTAGACACTATGGACCTATGCAACGGCAAGAAAGTGACGCTATTTAATGCGTAAATATATTTTACTATATTCAGAAAGTATTCTCCCTTATAGGGCAATCGATACTACAGTATGCTGTAGCCGCGATTTTGCAAATTTCGTATTTTTATCATTTGTAAATTTAAATTGAAATAATTATGTATCCTACTAAAATAAATATAGCAAACAGCAGTAGAAGAATTCGTTTGTCCCTATCCTTTGATGGATGAAGACGAAATCAACGGTTCCGGTGACTGGAAAAGTGAAGAAGGGGTAATTTGATTGTTTTCGGGATGCCGGGAATTTCGGGTGTTTTGTCCGGTTCCCGGTTTTTCATTTTCCTTATTTTATTGTACACCGAAAAACAACACAATTTTCAGAGTTAGTGTTAACTGTCTGATAATCACATACCATTTTCTTCTATTTCTAAAAAATATAATGTCACTGAAAGAAAGGTTATGTTAATCTTATGTTAAAACGACATAAGCACTTGCGTATGTCTGATTAAGTACCTATATTTGCAATGTGATAAGGAAACAAGGTCAAACAAATTAAAAGAAATAAGGTTATGAAAGCAGAATTTTACAAGGTGAGAGGTACGGAAATGGAAGAGATGATGAAGAGAGGTAATAACAACGAAATCTCCTCTATGATTTCCAAGAAACAACAAGCACTTGCCGAGGCACTTGAAAATGTGGAGTTCTATAAGTCTATCGGGAATATGGAGTTTGCATCCAACGAGCAAAGCCGCGCTAATCTCCTTCAAAGACAACTCGAAATGTTGAACAAATAAAAATTAAAGAAATATGAAACTTTTGGAAATACACAAAAACGGAATTAACGCCAATAACAAAACAGTAAGTTACTACGGTTTGGATTATGAGAAAAAGAAAGTGCTGTTTGAAGTAAAGACACTGGAAGAAGCCATTGAGAAGGGGTCTTGTCTTGGCTATAAAAACGGTGAAATAGTAATAATGTTCTAAATTTAATCCGGTAGCCTTCGGGCTACCACAATATACACAGTTATGAAAGCAATTGTAGAAAACCCGTTGAATGCCTATCATTCACCAACAGCAATCTCTATTTATGTCAATATACTTAACGAAATTACCGAATGTAATGACGAAAAAGAATTAAGAAAGGCAATGAAATTCATTTCTGCGAATTACCCGATTACATTCAATTCTCTTTTTGATTACGGTTTCGGTTCCAACCATATGTGGGTCAGTGAGAAGGAAAGCGGTAAACGTCTTATTCTTGTTGAATTCTAAAAATTTTACATTATGAAAAAACAGCTTATAAATTTCTTCAACGGCCGTTTCGGCAAGAAAATATTGAAAGCCAAATATCGTGAATGGTGGGTACGTTTCTGGTACGGAGTAGGAGCAATCGTTTGCACTTTCCTATTCTTTGGAATGATACAGTTTATGTCCTGGATTTCTGATTTGATTAATTATGTTTTCTAATAAAAAATATTTTACAATTATGAAAAAGGTATTATGTGACAAAGACGGGAAATTTATTTCCATACATGATAGTGATTACTATTTAATGGAGCTTAACGACGGCGATTGTCTGACGCATGAAGACGGTACGATAGTGATATACAAGGAAAGTGAAGAAGACCCGTTGCTGGAAAACATGTACTTCCATGCCTATTATAAAAACGGCAGACTTCATCTTTCAAAAAGAGCTTCTTCCTTTTATGATTATGTCAGTTGTGGATACAGATTCTCTACAGAAGAAGAAAAGAAGCGTATAAACAACGCTCTTTCTGAAAATGAGTTATACTATGACGAGAAAGAGAAATGCCTTAAAAAGCTTCGTTGGCGTGCTGTAATAGGTAATCATTATTACAGTATCAATTTTGATTCTTTTACAATCTTCCAAGCTACGGAAACGGACGAATCGATAGACAATTCGCGATACAAGAACCTTACTATTTCCAGACAAAGGAAGAAGCGGAAAAGAAACTGTTTGAGATTAAAGCGGCTCTCAATGATTAAGAAGGAGTGTTACGTGTGGGTCGGACATATTGTCGAATACCAGGGAATGACGTTACGAAAAGTCCGACCGGGCAAATACGTAATCATTTCTCCGTGTTCCCTGGTTTCTCGACCCGTCTATATTGACAGGAACGAAAATTTGCACGTTCTTTAGTATCAATTATTTGTTTTATTTTTATATATTTGCAGCTATGGTAACAGCGATTTTTGTGTGTTTGATTGTTCTTACGGTAGTCCTTATCACTCTCCTTTTGTGGTGCATAGGGGCGGTTACGGGAATTCAGAAAAGAATGAATGTTCTTCTTTATACGGTCTCCTATATAGACCTTATCCAAAGAAAGCGGTTCATCCGGTATCTGGACCAGCTTTCCAGGAAGATGAGCTGTAATGAGGACGAGATGGAGGACAATCAGAAACAATTCCTATTCCATTTAAGCCAGGAATTGACGAGCGAAATAAAAAGGATGGAAGACGATTATAAAGACTTGATATGAGCAAAAAGAATGAATTCACATACGACGGGGGAAGCATGTACATAGATTGGCTTTGTTATTCCAACAAGCTTATTTTGCTTCGTGACAGCCACATTATAAGCGGTGAGGACAGAACGTCTGTTGCCCGTGCCCTAAAATGCAAGACTGGTGATATCCTTTGTCTTGTGCTGGGACAGAACATCAGCTATTTCGGATATAGCAAGCTGATTGAGGATATGGGGGGACGGACAACGGAAAGTATCGTAAAGTCCGAGAACCCGGTATTTTCTTCCGTCTACTGGACTGGCGACAAGAAAGCGGCTATCACATCACACACTATTTTCATTCCCTGGAAAGAACTTAAGGAGATTATCAAGGAATGGGACTATCCGACATACTTTCATCCCGACATAGTTTAGAACCTTCTTTCTCTAAATTTTATATATATTTGTTTGACTGACACCCGGTTACGCTCTTCGTGAAAGAATGTTTCTGGGTGTTTTCTTTGTGGTTATATGTTAAAATAGTGTTAAAATGACATACGCAGTTGCTTATGTCCAAATAAGTCCTTATATTTGCAATGTCTTCTTAAGGGAGGCGGTTAATTAAGTCAAACAAATAAAGATTATGGAAAAGGAAGTTAAAGTAGTAAGAGGTTTTACAGTCAGCATGGGTGATGATTATGTAGAATTTTTCAATAATATCGAGGACGCAAAGAACAATTACGAAATGATGAAAGAACGTTTTGTTGGCGTCCATCTCTATTATGCCAAGAAATCTTATAACACTAAAGGTTATCCAAACGTGAACATCTCTTTGGTGGAAATTTACCGTAACAATTACGGTCTTCCCTATTAATCTACAATTGTCAAACAAATAAAATTTTGAAAATCATGGTACACAGCAAAGAACAAATCGAGGAAATTATGTTGTCTCTTTATGAACAACTTGGAGGACACAAATTCATAGTAGCAACCGGAAGCAAGTTTACTGGATATGCAGAAGACAAAAACGGTAATCTCGAACAATACATTTCCCTGGCACGCAATGCCAGCAGTGCAAACAAACTTAAAATCACTTATGACGAAGGTTTAGACCTCTATAACGTACTCTTTGAGAGACAGACGTTCAACAAAAAGACATTCCAGATAAGCAAGAAAGAAATCGCTTCCTACAATGGCATCTATTGCGACCAATTGGTACCTATTTTCGAGAGTGTAACCGGGATGTACACAAGACTGTTTTAATCACAATAAAATATTTTACAAGAACATGAGAACATTAAGCAAAGGAAATTTCCGGGTCGTATATGACCCGGCAAAGGACGAAAGCATGAGCATGATTGCCGTCTACAAGAAGAACCTGGACGGCACGTTATCCCTAATCAGTAAGGAGATGGGAGAAGAAAATGATAACGAGGTTCTGAGAGAACAAGCAATGAAAATCATTAATGAACTTAAATAATAGGAGGATTAAATTATGAATGCAGGTATCATATTTTTAACTATCATTATTTTTATCGTTCATCTTATGCTGAGTGCCGAGGTAGGTTCTACGGCAGAAAGGATGAACCGAAGTTTCGGAGTGTGGATGCTTATGGCACTTATCATTTCCCCGTTTATCGCAGCCATCTTTGTTCACTGCCTGGGGACTATTCCGGTTCCCGAAAAGAAGGAGGATTCAAAGAATGAAACCGAGAAGTAATAGGTATATCTACTATTATGACAAGCGGTCTAAAAACAAGCCGTACCGGGTTATAATAGAAGTTGAGAAGAAGAAGTACAATATCGGTTATTTCCGAACCGTGGAAGAAGCGAGGACAGCCCGTGACGAGTTCATCCGGAATCATTTTTCCGTCTCCATAAGCTGGCAACGGTTACAGGAAATGAATGTGATTGTGGATAAGATTGCCGAACTTTCGGAAATACTGTCTTCCTATAGGGATATTTCTACGAATGAGGTTTGCCGGAAAATCGGGAATATCAAGCGGAACGCGGTTTCCATAAAGAAAATTATAGTATAAATATACACTCAATTTGTATAATTATTCATTTTTGTTTTGTAGTATGAGAACCTGGGTTTAGCGAAACCCGACAGACTGGGACGTTGTGAAACGTCCCTTTTCTTTTCTAAATCTTGACAACCGAGTTAATAATACTTGAAGAATGACAAAAAACCATAATCTACCAGTCCTTTTTCTACTGCATTCGCTTCTTGTTCAAACACGATTGCATGGTAACAGTCATGGTTTATAGCCTTGATTCTCTTAATCCATTTCTTTATACCGCCACTGAAACCAGGGTGATACTTGATTAAGGCTCCTATTACACGTACAAACCATTCCAGGGCGTAATACAGATAGAACGTCAACGGGATAAGGAGAAGTAGCCAGGGGCACGAGAAAACGCCTGCAAGACCGCTAAAAAGCACGGTGCCCGGTATCATTAATGATTTCCATTGATAGGAATGCGTTTCTTCATGTTTTAGGAATTCTTCGTCATAATACTCTTTCGTTTTCTTGCAAAGCAACCAGCAAAAAATTAGGATTGCGGAAAAGGTCGGAATGATAATTTTCGCAATTTTCGATTCATAAACTACTTTCATATTTTACAATTTTTAAGATTAAACACGTGTAAAGGTAGGCTTTTTCGAGGAAATTTCTGTCAATATTTATTACTATTTATAACTATCTGGAAATCAACACTTTGACATTTTACCATAAGGGTATTATCTAACCCCTAAAGGGGTACGTAGTTCCCTTTCTTCTTTTACCCTTACGGGTATATTAATAGGAGGAAGAACTGCAATATAGCAATAGGGGGTTTGGGGGAGGAAGGGGAAAGAGTGAAAAATGGGGAAGGGGGATAAAGTGAGATATGGAAAGTGTTAACGGAAGTAAAAAAGAAAGGGGAGACGAAGCGAAAGAAAGAAGACGAAAACAAGAAGGGATTTTGGGAAAAAGGCGCGCCCGGCAAAAATTTTCTCGAAAAAATTTTGTGGATTGAAAAATAATCCCTATGTTTGCAGTGCTTAAACAAATGGCGGCTCAGTTCTGAAAAGAGCTGGGAACCGCAAAAGAAAAGGGGTTATCTGTAGATTACGCTTTTACAAATACCGCTTTTAAAAATTTCCCCTTTTCTTTTTGTTTTGTAAGCAGGTGTTTGTAGGCGTTAATATCCTTGAGCAAGATATTTGTAAAAATGGAAATTTTGTAAAAGAAGCGTAATCTATAGAAAATGAAAAAAGATACAGAAAAATCGGCATCACGCCAGGACATTCCAGAAAAGATTAAATCTCCTATTAAGGATTTTAAGAATATACAGACTATCCAGGATTATGAGTATTGCTGCGTATTGTGCGCTATTAGATTGATAAACAACAAGTATTGCAAGAGAAATCAGAAGAAGTATCAGTATAAGACGTTTTGGAAAAGAAGTTTTACTACACAAGAACTGTCATTGAAGATTGCGGAAGAAGTGGGTATTTCCTACAGAAAAGCGAAGGATTATATCAAGTTTTTAAGACTGAATGACTACATTAAATTCCCCGAAAAGGATGTATGTACAATCATAAACAAGGATTTCAAGGATGTAACGGAAGAGATGTATTTACCGGATTATTTGCGTTATGTGATTAAGGAGAAAGGGGTAAAATGGTCTCCTATTTTTACAAGGATATTGAATTACATTTCAAAGAAGATAAGATATTACAAGTATTGTAAAGAGATTGCAGAGTATAATTTGGACGTATGGAATGACGAGGAATCAAAGAAAGACGAGATTTTAAAGATAGTTGAATGGCTGTACAATAACGAGGACTGGAAGGAATCGGATTATGACAAGGTTTATGAAAAGGCTGTAAAGATGGCGCATAAGCACGCATTAGAGGCTATAAAATGGAACAATTGCGAAGTATCGTTCTATGAAAGCCCTAAACGTATTGCAAGCCGTATGAAATGCAGTGTAGACACAGTGAGAAAGTTTATAAAGGCATTGAAAGAGATTTTTGGAGAAAGAGTATACATGAAGCCGGAAAAGGCGACTAAATCAATGAGATACAACCCTAATTTGAATAACTATACAATATCATTGCCGGACAGGGAAGAATGGAAGAATATGTTTGCAAGAAGATTCGAGAAGATTAAGGAAGGTGTTTCAAGGGTAAAGGATTCTGTTTATTATCTCAAAAGAGTTTGGTTCAGAAAAGAAAAGGGTTATTTGTGGGAAGACAAGGAGTTCAATAGAATAGCAAAAAGAAGTGCTACTGTAACGTGTGGAGAAAAGGAATTGCCGTGCAAAAAGAGGTTGAGTTTTTATTACACCCTAAAAAAGAACTTGGAATACTGGGAGGACAATTTCGAGAAGGAAAAGGAAATAGAAGAAGAAAAGGAACGTTTTTATAAGTCTGAAATACAAAGGGAGGTTGAAGAAAACAGCAGAATTGATTTGGTGGCGAAATATCGCTGTCACGAGGCACCCGAATATGAAAATTACAACCCTAATGAATTTGAAGCATATAGAGTATGGAAACGGTAAGTGAATACATATACAATGACTATGAAAGCGAAGACGTAGAACTGTACGCGGAACAGATGATAAGGGAACGCATAGCGCGTGACGAGAAGCGACGCGAACAGATAGAAAAGGCTTTGGCGAAAGCCGAAAGGGACAGGAAACGGATTGCCAACAGAAGAAGGAAGTATGTAAAGGACAATCCTATAAGGGCGAAGTATAAATACCCAGGACTGGGGAAATATTCAAGTTAAAAGCTTGGTTATTTGGATGATAATGCCTATTTTTACCGTTGTAATTGCAATTTCGTTATAACTTAAAAAGGCATTATTCATGGATAATAATAGAAAAGAAGAGAAAGTGTTCGGACGTGCACAATTTGAACAATTTCTCATTGACAACGACTACGAAGCGTTCACCGCAAAGCAGGTAGCGGCTTTTGCTACTGATGTTTTGAACAAGTCAGAAAACAACGAGATGGACGAGTTCGAGAAAGCATGTGCGGCTGCGGACTGGAAATCACTTGAAACGGTTAAAGTGCTGAATGACATTTACGAGGAAGAACCTATGTTCATAAGACCCTCACAAGTGGAAGTGATACCGGGAAAGGAAGGAATTTTCAAATCAATGTCCGAGAACCGGGACATGTTGCGATACAAGGAAACCCCTCTAAACATTTTCAAGGGCATAGCCGGAATGTGCGTATCTGACAATATAGAGAAGGCACGGAAGGGCGAACCAATCGGAACTGTCAAAAGCTGGGGAGGGAAGGAATATGTGAAGACCGCGAACGGCTGGGTACGACGCCAGGGAATCAAGACAAAGGAGACCGCGAAGGAGGAGAAGCCGAAAGAAAAGAAAGGCGGTTTCCCTACAGTTGAAAAACTCGTGGCTGCGGCCGCAAAGTCGGGGCACAACCCTAAAGAGGCAGAGAACGTTATCAGAGAACGCTATGACTATCTGAAAAAGAAATATCCGGAAGCCTCACCAAGTAAACTTGTACACATTGCATATACAATTTCCTAAAATTCCGTCGCATATGATTATGGGAAAACTACATAAAATAAGGGAATACGTAATGAGTTTATATTTTCCCGTGTTGTTGAGCATACCTATCTCTTTTTCCAACACGGCATCCTTCATTGAGAAATATGTGTTTCGGGACTGGGAGTTCTTGAAATACCTAATGATTCTTATAGTGATAGACACACTTGTAAGCTGGGTATATCATATCAAGAACAAGGACTTTTCAAGCAAGGGCTTTTCAATGATTATCACAAAGCTTTTCATTTATTCCGCTATTCTGATTGTTTCGCATGTGATGGGGAACTTTACGGTGGAAGGCGGCAATGTGGAGATATACACATGGTTCCGTGCCGTGGTGTGTAACGCGCTTATAATACGAGAATCAATCTCAATCGTGGAGAACGCGGCAAAGGTAAGCCCTACTTTGGTACCTCAGAGAATAAGAAAATATCTGTCTGATTTCGACGAATTCGGAGACAAGAAACCGGAGACGATAAAGGAAATGAAAGGAGAATGACTATGGCACAAGGCGATTATTTGCCCGGAACCTATTCAAGGGTCGGAACGGAAGAAAACCCGGGCACATACCTTGGAGGAGGTTCGGGCGGTACTTCACAAACAATGCCGCCAAAGGTGAAGAAGGTATGGGTACTGGACAACGATAGATGGAACATGCGCAATTATTGGATTTCCGGAGGGAAGTTCAGTATTCCGGCAGTATGGGTACTTACCAAAGGGGTTTGGGACAACTTCGGCAAATGGATGAAAGACGGAGTTTGGAGAATGGGACAGCTCATTTTCTCTACAGACAATATTTGGCATGATAATTTCGTATGGTATAACGATTTAAAGTTTAAATTTTAGAGATTATGAAAAAAGCAGCTTTTTATCAAATACAGGACGGTGATACCGGGGCACAGGTTGCACAGGGATTGCAAGGCAATTTCGAGGCTTTGCAACAGGAGATAGAGGCAATTCCTTCCTATTCATTGCCTATTAAGATGGACCCTAATAGTGGAATTATCAACAGTGAGGAGGACTATAACAGTATTCTTCCCGAATCCTATCTGACGGAATATCCGTGGCAGGCTGAATATGCAGGCGGTCTTCCTTGGTTATGGATGAACTTCAAGGCGAAGGTATCGGAAGGTACTCAGATTTGTATTAAGCATAACAACAAGTTCTGCGAGTTCACCAACATTCCAGAAACTATCGGCATCGTATCTGTTGACAAGAAGATTCTGACAATGAAGGAGAAGAACGAATATCTGGGTTTCGAGTGTCAGAAGGATTTGGGTGTACAGAAAGTGGACTTGAAAGGCATTTACCAGGTTTACGTACTGGGTGCTGACGGTTCCGTGGAACAGGAAATTGTATTTGAATGTAAATAAAAACCATTAAAAAAGAAAAGATTATGAGACTATACAGATTTTTGGACGAAGACAAGAATATTGATGTGACATTGGTAACGGACGGAAGTTGCGACCAGAAGAAAGTATTCATTACCGAATCACCGCGCGGAATTACCCCTAAAGGAAACGTGACGGACCCGGAAGGCGGTTCAGAGCTTTTGAAGCTTGGTTTCAAATGGAATGTAGGTGAAGCCGTGATGCACGAGGAACTTGTAGCATTTGCAGAAGAAAAGGGTTTGGAATTAATTATCGACCCCCAGGGATTGAATGAAATCGTTGCGGTAACGGCAGAATGGAACGATGCAGATGCGTGTGTAATCACCATTAAAACAAGTGTTCCGGCAAAGAAGGATGTCGACATTTATTTCCCTAATAGCGTGAATCTGAATGAGAGCGCAGAAAGATTCGGTGTAATCAGAGGAGACCGCAAAACCCTCTCTACAAAAGTTATGTCCGGTAAACCTATGGCGTTCACGTTGACTGACCTTGGTCTGGATGCAAAGGAGGATTTGAATGTAGTTGTAATGACCGACAATAATACGTGGCGTGAAGAACTTGTGGCACAAAACGCATAAGGATATGTTACGGTTATTGTTTACAACAGAGGACAATGTTCACCAAATGACCGTCGTAACCGACGGAATCGACGGTCAGATGAAGGTTTTCGTTACAGAAAGCCTCTATGGTGACGTGGAATATTATAAGGGGCTGGGTATCGTGATTGAACCCGGACACACCTATAATATCGGACAGTTCAAGGAATGGGCGTTTAAGGCGCTTGTTAAGCTTATCTCATATCCGGAAGGATTCGGAGAAGAAGGCGCGGTATTGTCGGACGTGCAGGAAGTTGTGGAATACGTATTGGAGACTAAAGAACCTACACTCAATTTCCCTGCAAAGGGAGGTGATGATATGTGCGTAGTGACGTCTTCAAAGCAGACTTTCAAGAATGGACAACCAGTAGGACATCCGGAAGGCGTACCAGTGGAATTCTCAATATCTGGGGCAGGATTCAAGGTTGACGGTGGAGGACAAGTAACGGTTGACGAGAACCCCAACAACACGACAAGAAAAGCGGTAGTGACGGTTAAACAGAATGAAAGCGGAAAGACATTGCAGATTACATGCAACCAGGCTGCATCTACTGTAACCTACGAATATGCGCTTACAGTAGACCCGACAGCGGTAACGTTCGACGGTGCAGGAGGTGAAAAGCTGGTTACCGTGACTTCTACAAGAACAAAAGTTCTGAACGGGGTAAAACAGCAGGCAGAAAGCTATCCTACGGACATAGAGCTTGCAGGTGAGGGATTCAGCTATGAAGTGAGCGGAAACAACTACAATCTGAAAGCCGAGGAGAATACCGGGACCTCACAGAGAACAGGAAAGGCAACCATTTCACAGGAAGGCGGAAAGACCGTACAGATGAACTTGACACAGAATGCGGCTACGGTGACGTATGACTATGCACTTACAGCCAACTCACAGACCATACAGTTTGTAGCGCTTGGAGAAACGAAGAGTTTACAAGTTGTTTCAACAAGACAGAAAAAAGTTAACGGTAAACCGTCTGGTGATGTCGAGAAGGTAGATACGACTGCACAAATTACCGGAACCGGATTTAGCGAGACTTCATCAGAAACCACCAATGGAGAGAATTATAGCATAGTGGCAGCAGAGAACAAGGCAGAAACAGCTAATAACGGTTCTATTACCATTACACAGACTGGAAGTAACAAGACGGTAAAGGTTACGTTAACACAGCTTGCAGCGACAGTTACCTATGAATATACATTGACTACAGACCCGACAACACTTTCATTTGCAGCAGCAGGAGAAACAAAGATATTCGGTGTTTCAAGCAAGAAGCAGAAGAAAGTGAATGGGAAGAATGACGGTTCACCTATGACGGTTGACTACACTACTGTAGTGAGTGGTACGGGATTTACCAAGGGTTCTACTGAATATTCTGTAGTGGCGGATGCAAATACTGGCGCACAGCGTACCGGAACGGCAGTTGTTACGGCAGTAGAAGGAGGAAAGAAAGCGACGGTAAACCTTACACAATTGGCTGGAGAATAAAAATTGTTTACAATGGGAAAGAGAAAAGGAAAGATAATACAAAAAGCGGAAAAGCCGGATTTGGTTGCAAGTCTTTCGAGTTTGTCCATTGAAGAGATAGACATGCTGCAAAAGGCTGCACCTATGGCATTCCAAAGCAAATTGCAGGCTGCGTTAAACTCAAACGATGCAGGGGAGATAATGAAGGCTAATTTGTATCTGGGAGAAATCAATAGACAGCCTACAAAAATTCAGTCTGTTTTCTTTGACCCTAACGACATATCTGGTAACGGAAGAGGATTCAAGGATTCTAAAGGGGTTCTGTCCTTTTCCGTATTGCGCCGGATGGGGGACATTCATATAGTGAAAAGTATCGTGTCTACACGCGTGGAGCAGATAATGAACTTTATGGACTTTTCGGAAGACGAGCAGAAGGAGGGTTTCACAATCAGAAAGAAGAAGAGCCTTTTTTCTACCGGGGATGAGAAATTGACAAACGAGGACAAGAAAAAGATTTCAAAGATAGTTGATTTCCTGGAAAAGGGAGGATGGACGGACAAATGGGACAATGTGGACAGTTTGCAGGAATTTGTAAGTAAAATAATGTCGGATAGTCTTACATTAGACCAGTTGGCCTTTGAAATGGTCCGCAACAGAATGTGGGAATTGCAGAAGTTCCGCGCTGTGGATGCTTCTCTGATACGTTTTCTTGACAGCGTAGACCCCAGACAAAGGGAAGGTTTCGAGCAGTACAGATTCAAGGGGCATTTGCCGCGTTACTGCATGGTGTGGGATGAAATGATTCTTCATAACCCTATAACGAAGGAACCGATATTGTATTACCCATGGGAGCTTGGATTCGGTATCAGAAACAAGACATCTGATGTAAGAAGAAACGGGTATGGAGTATCGGAATTGGAAACGTTGGTGAATATCATAACCTGGATATTATGGGGCTTTTCTTATAATGCGAATTTCTTTTGCGTTTCACCGGAAACACTCGTTACGACGAATAAGGGTTTAAGAAGAATAAAGGATTTGGTAGGTACAGAATTTGAAGTTTTTGACGGTGTGGAATACTGTAAGGCATCCGCATATAAGACAAGAATAGATGATTTGTACGAAACAAGACTGTATAACGGCTTAAAGATAAGAACAAGCCGCGAACACAGATTCTTGACTATAACGGATAAAGATAAATCTCCTAAATGGAAAGAACAAAAGGATTTGACTACGGATGATTATTGTTTAGTAGATATAAATACTTATGGAGATTTTCATGAGGAAGATTATTTCATAGGAAGAGAATATTTTAGAGAATTTACTAACCCAACAAAGGAAGCTGTTCTTAAAAAAGAAAAAACTTTTACCCCTTCTTTGGAGATGGTGAAAGATAAGTATTTTTGGGAAATGATTGGTTTTGCTTTAGGGGATGGTACCTGGTTGGAACATATACTTGAAATTTTCCCACACCATACAAAAGATAAAAAACTTTTTGGTGATTTCTCTAAAGTGTTGGATAAATACGGAATAAATTATCGTATAAAGAAAGGCAATCCTTCCACACAAAGAAGTGACGGGGAATATGGATATCCGTATATATTCATATATGACACATGCTTTATCGACTGGCTTATAAGCATAGGATTCGGATATACAAGAGATAAGAAGATACCCGTTTCCGTATTTAACTTGCCGGAAGAGTTGAGATGCGCGTTTTTGAGAGGATTGTTTTCGGCAGACGGACATACTTCTGCAAATATAATGGGATATAAAACTCCTACTATATGTTGTGTGAATAATGATTTGAGGCAAGATATATTACAATTATTATTAAGCGTTGGGGTTGCTGCGAGAGAGTGCAATAGAAGTAAAAGCAGATATAATGACCCAGTAACACTTGTTATTCAAGATGTAATGTCTTTTGTTGATAAAATAGGTTATTTGCAAGACTATAAAAATGAAGGTATATCAAGAGGAGAAAGGACAAAGGGCAAATGGGATTTGGTACCTAATTCTTTGGCTTTGGATATACTGGAAAACAACAGGGGAGGTGACATATCTTTCTCGAAGCATCATGTGAAAAAAGGTGGAAGGATAAGCAGAGGTAAGCTTATAAGGGTTCTGACAGAGGCGGGATGTAGCGTGCCGGAAATATTGAATTATCATTTCTATAAGGTAATGGACAATTCCAGACTTGTAAAGGAGAAGGAACAACTTTATGATATAGAGGTATTCAATGACAAGCATATATTTCTTGCCAATTATACGGCAGTCCATAACTGCCAGGGTTCACAGCCTAAAGGGTTTATTAACATAAAGAACCCTAATATATCAAACAGTACATTGCAGGAGTTTAGGCAGGCATGGACGCAAACGATGGCGGGGGTTAGCAACAGTCACCGCACACCCGTTATAAACGGTATAGATTTGGAATGGGTTGATTTACAGAAACTTAGCAATCGTGATATGGAATTCAACGAGTGGATAAAATTCCTTATCATAATGACATGTTCCGTATACCGTATAGACCCATCCGAACTTGGATTTAATTTCAAGGAAAGTCAGCAGATATTCGGACAGGACGGACAGCGCGAAAGATTGAAGCACAGCCGGGAAAAAGGATTGAAGCCTCTATTGATATTCTTGCAGGGTGTCATTACAAAGTACATTGTGAGCGAGTTGGACGAAAACTACGAGTTTGCATTTACCGGAATAGAGGTGGAAGACGAAGAAGCACAGGTAAAACTGGATTCTGAAAAACTGAGTAGCGGCATGGTTGCCATGCAGGATATATTCAAGAAGTATAACGGAAGGGATTTTGACCCGGAAAAGGACATCATTCTTAACCAGGTGTACCAGGGGATGAAACAGGCAGAAGAACAGAATAAAATGTTCGGAGCTTCACAGCCTGGACAGCAGCCGGAAGGTGTACCGGAAGACGAGGAAGACCCGTTCGCACAATACAAATCGTTTAACGATAATCCTATAATGAAACCAGCAGTTGACTATTATTTAAAAAATCTTTACAAATAAGGAATTATGGAAAGTTTCGATGATTTAAAGTTAGAAAGATATATAAACAAGGCTCTTTTGGAAAAGAGTTTGGGAAGACCAGAAATGTATGACGGGCTTCTGGAGATTGCGAAGGCACAACAAGGCGTATATGTGAACAACGCGGTAAACCGGAAGCTTGGCATTGTTGGGCTGCCATACAAGAAAAGAAAGGCTACGGAGGAAGAGAAAGCCGATTTAACCAAGACAACAGAAGACCTTTATAAGGAAGGTAGTGCGTGGAAACGAGACAGACAGATTAAAGTACATAACAAAGTGAAGTCTGAATATCGGAAGAAAATGCTATTTGAGACAAAACCGCGTGCTTACTTAATGCTTGGCGGTGGTGGTTCGGGCAAAGGGTATTATCTTAAGAAGATGAAGGAGAAAGACCCTTCTATTGATAAACTTCCAGTTATTGATGTGGACGATATGCGTGACATGATACCGGATTATGAAAGGGTGAAGGGAATAGACCCAAAGAAAGCTTCATCCTATGTGCATGAGGAAGTATCGGATATAGGTAAAGCGATAGACAAGGAATATATAAAATCTAAATCTTCTTTTGTAAAAGATGCTGTATTTGGAAACCCGGCAAAACTTGAAAAATTGGTTGATGAATTGAAGGCACAAGGTTACGATGTCCATTTGGTAGGCGTGGCAACCGATTTCAGTACGGTTTTGGATAGAATACAGAAACGTTTTGAGAGAACGAAACGGTATGTTCCTACAGAAGTGGCGAAAAAAGGACATAAAGGAGCGTCCGAATCTTTCAAGAAAGTTATCGAAACTCCGTTGAAAGATAAATTCAAGTCCGTTAAATTGTATGACGGAAATTCCGATAATGGAGTGATTTATGATAACAAAGTGTTAAATCAAAAAGAACTTGATAGGTTTCTTAAAAAAATAGACTTATAAATTTGTTCAATTCTGAACAGTTTTGTATATTTGCATAGAAACTTAAAGAAAGGAGTAAAATTATGGCAAAGAAAAAGTACGGAATTGATATGACGGCTGACGAATGGTTTGAGATTGAAGAACGTGGAATGGGCGAAGGTTGGACGATGGAAGAAGTTGCAGCTTTAGGTCCAGAAGGTAGAGAGTTTCATAGAAGCGCTCCATATAATCCTTACTTCCCGAAACCAGATATGTCTATTTTTAACGAAGACCTTTATGATGGTTATAAGATAAAGAAGAATGTCGGAAAAGAAAGTTGATGGTATAAGAACCCCTTTGGTATCGCGTCTTATTGGAGTGAAAAGACACGTGAAAGACCCTATCAGATATCCGAAAATACAATGCGGTTATGAAGGTCTTGCACAGACCATGTTTGCCACACAGTCGGACGCGATGATAAAGGAGCTTGTAAAGGAAATGATAAAATCGGTTGAAAGATGATATTCACACCGGAAGAGATACAAAAACTATATGATATAATAGACTACCGTCTTGCAAGAATTGTAGCCGATGTAATGGGGGATGAACTGTTGACACCGGAAGACAAGTCTTTGTTAAGACGGTATGGCTATAAATGGAGAAGGGAGATAGAAAAGTTACCACCCTATTTTCAATCCTATCTGTTTGGAAGGTTGAGTGCACAACTGACGCCTTCCCAATTGTCTACACTCAATTTTGACGATTTTACCAAGTATATAGACCGTCATCAGTGGGCAGCACTTACACCGTTGGAACAGGAAGTGTATTATGCAGCAGCAACACGTACATACTCCTATATAAAGACGATGGGAGAACGGTCCAAAACGATAATGTCTAATGCCGTATCGGAAGAAGAAGTAAAAGTTCTTGTGGAACAGCAAAGACAATTGGAGCTTGGAACGATAAAGAAGGAAATGATAGAAGGCGCTCTGAAAAAGAAGTCCGTGCAGAACATTGTCAGTAATATAGGGCATTCCCTGGAAGACTGGAACCGTGATTGGGGGCGTATAGTGGAAACCGAAATGCAGAACATATATCAAACTGGGGTAGCCCAGCAGATAATGAAGGAACAGGGAGCGGACGCGCTTGTATATAAAGAGGTATTCAGTGGAGCGTGCCAGCACTGTATAAAGTTTTACACCACGGCAGGGATAGGAAGTAAACCGAGGATATTCAAGCTTATAGACCTTATAAACAACGGGGACAATATAGGGAAGAAAGTTAAAGATTGGAAACCAGTGTTAAATAGTGTTCACCCATTCTGTCGTTGTGACCTTAAGGAGGTACCTAAAGGTATGGTTTGGAATGACGAGACGCATTCGTTTGAACCGCCTAAAGAACCATACAAGAGACAGGTAGAGAGAAAGAGTAAAGTAAAAATATATGTTGGAGATAAAAAGTTTGAGGTATGAGGTTCGGATATAAAGGAGATGTAGAGGTGTTGACCCTACGGAAGACAAGGGTAACAAAGGAATATGTAAAGGAAAGCGCGGAAGAGGTGGATGTGTACAACTGGGAGATTGTCCCGGTACGTCTGGACCAGATAAAGGAGGATGAGTATGTATTACTCTATTGCATGATGAACAGTACGAACCTATTCAAGAAGGGGGTAAAGTGTATCGATTTCAAAGGCGAGATGGAAAATATTGTGTTAGACAATGGAGCGATAATTTCTGTATGTGAAGATGCAAAACATCTCGTTTTTACAATGCCGCATCAAGTAACGATACCGCTTGTTGATGAAAAGACATTCGATGAATGGACCGATGAAGATTGTTTTGGAATAAATAGCGGAAGCAGTCGAAGGGGTGCTGATAAGGAGATAGAACAAGGAGATGTAGAGGAATACATAAAATTCTATAATGATAATCCGGAATATATGCATATGGGTGTGAGAACGGTAAAGATAAAGGAAAGAAGATTATCATTATATGAAGGGAAACTGTATAACATAGAGGCTGGTCCCGAATACGCGCTTATAACTAAAAAAGGTTTGTTTTTGAAAACGGAGCATTGATATGATGGAAGGAGGGTTTAATACCGGGTTTGTGGAAATAAGGACGCTTGAAGGCGAGAAATTCCTAAAGGATATAAGGATTAATGAAGCCGTGAAGACAAGACATTCCTATACGCTTGTGGAAGGCTTGCATGTACGTGAAATGAAACCGCAAGAATCAGTGTATAACATCTATTTTAATGCAGGTAAGGAAGGTGTTCTTAACAGGATTTCGGGCGAACAAATGGTATGGACGTATGGAAAGAACTATCTTGTTCCGGTAAAAGTAAAGGAATTGAACATTTCCGACAGAATTGTTCTGTATGGGAACAAGAGGGGTAGGATTGACCGGATAGAAAAGGTGGAGACACTTAACAGGTATTTTTATAAGCCCGAATTGAAGAAAAACACTTCCTATTATATTGATAATGTCTGTATTTTTGGATAGATTGTGCAAAATTCGTATTTTAGCAGAAAAATTTGTAGCTATGAATTTAAAGAAATTATTTCATTTACAGACAGCAGAACAAAAGGTGTCTGAATACAGGGAGTTGCTGAGACGCTCCGAAAAGATAGAAGCAAGAACAGAAGAGCTTGCAAACGAATTTGCCGAAAGAAGCCAGGTATTGAAAAGCTTCTCCCTGCTTGACAAGGACGAAAGAGAGATTTCGGAAGAGAAATACAACGAGTTCTTGAAGGAGCATACTTTACGGGTTGCACAATTGCAGAAAGACAGGGACAAGGTTTTCAAGGCTATTGCCGCCTTCCAGAAAGACGAAGATATAGCGGAAGCCATTGCGGATGTATATGCGGTTCATGTAGCAAAGAAAGCATGGAAAAGCAAGAAGCTTTCCAAAAGTGCATACGATGATATCATGAAGGCAAAGACCGGGGTAGTCAAGTATGCGGACGTGCTTTTGTTCAGAGGCAGTAAGTTGCTTATCCTACAAAGAGCAGGGGAACACATGAACTATACACCCGATTGGTGCATACCTGGGGGACATGTTGACGAAGGAGAAGATTTCCGTACAGCCGCACAAAGAGAGCTTTTCGAGGAGACCGGGATAGACGTTCCGGAAGATACTCTTATGGAGGTCGGTGTAGCTAAAACGAAGAATGCGGAAATCCATTACTTCATGGGACACGTCGACGATGAATCCCCGGCTTTTGTGGTGGTTGACGGTGAGGAAGAAATCGGCAGTATGTGGATTGACCCAGTTACCGAACTGGAAGACTACGATTTCATCTTTGACATGAAAGACAATATCAAGAAGATTTTGGGCTTGGAAGTGAAACCCAGCCCAGTAGAAATCGTGATGAAGGCTTTCCAGGAAAAGAAGGTGACGGAAGATGTGGTAAAGTCCGTGTGCGAGAAATACCCTAAGGAGATACGGAAAGCGAACAACAAGACCGATTTTTCACACAGTGAAAGAAAGGACTTGGCAAAGAAAGGCGAGGCAATGCCGAACGGGAAATACCCTATCAGAAATAGACAGGATTTGAAGGACGCTATTAAGTTGTCCGGTGCTTCTGATATGCCGAAAGAAAAGGTTAAGGCGTGGATTAAGAAACGTGCTAAAGAACTGGGTCTTGAAAGCGAATTGCCGGAAGACTGGAAAAGTAAGGAAGTTGAAAAGACGATGGACTGTAACGATGCGAATGCTATTTGCAAGGAAGATTTGGACGACAAGCCAAAAGTCCCGGAAGGTGACGGAATAGCAAAGAACGAGGAAACGGAAACTACGAACGAAGAAGCGAACAGCGAGGAAATAGAGAAGTCGGAAGATGGACTGACGGTTTCTATGAAGTTTTCTTCTGTGGAAGACGCGATGATATTCAAAAGTGTTATTTCCGAAATGATTCAAGAGGGGAAGGTGAAAGCCGATGTACTGGAAAAGGCAAAGAAGGAGGACAGTATGTATACGGTGTTTGCCGATTTCGCTAATTTCCTGGAAGGCGTTAAGACGCGTTCAAAAAATGTGCATTGGAAAGAGGAAGACAATGCCAAGCACAAGTATCTGGACGATTTGTTAGAGGAGCTTTCCGACTATGAAGATAAGATAATGGAAGCCGGACAAAGCGGTTTCGGCCGTTTCAAGGACGGGGAGATAAACGGTGAAGAAATAGAGGTCAACGACCCTATAGAATTGGTGGACCTCATTATAGACCGTACAAGAGAATTCTATTCCAAGCTTGACAATAACCCCGAATATGCCGGGGAAAAGTCGTGGGTAGAAGACTTCATGGCAACACTCAAGCAAACTAAATATCGTTTACAATTGCATTAATTGTTTTGGGGAGGGGTGTAAACACCCCTTCTTTTTATTAAAGGAAGACATGGAAAAGGATATACTGAAAAGCATTTTGTGTGACAAGCTGGAAAAGGCAGTATCGCACAAGTATGTACGGAAAGAACTGGACGGAAAAGGCGGTTTCAGATACATATATACCGAAAAGGAAAGAGAATCGACAAACCAGGTCATTAACAGAAGCGGTGACAGGTCCATAGAGAAGACAGGAACGAACCCGGCAGCAGTTACCAAGGGACTGAAAGCATGGTTGAACAAGAATAACATAGATTACGATTACAACAAGGCGAAAACAACCGCGAGCAGTTATTTTAAGTTTGAGACAGGAAAAGGAAGCTATGAGATACGTGTTTCCAACCACACCAAGGCGAATGCAGACGAGAAAGGCGGTATAGATATTCAACCCTATGGTTCAAACGACGGGTTTAGTGTTGATATAGATACGGCATACGGGTTCACTTCCAAAGATATTCAGAATATCATTAAAGACGCTGAAAGGATAAATGGGGAAGTCCACAAGAATGAGAAGTTAAAGAAGATGCTGGAGGATGAAACCCTATTGGAGAGATATTATAATGAAAGGTATATACCTTCCAAGCATACAAAGTTTATTGAAGATGTTGTTAACAGTATTGGAATAGAAGAATCGGAGTTTGGGATATTGGGAGATATTGTAAATAATATGTTCGACCAAAGTTTACACAAAAGCGGTGTATATAAAAAGATGGTTGAGGAAAGAGAGAAGAAGATACAAGAACAAAAGGAGAAAGAGGCGAAAGAAAAAGAAAGCAAGAAGGAGAGAAGGGACAGGGTGATGGAAGAATTGAACAACCATATATTCAAGCAGGAAAATTCAACCACACCACCAGAAGAGTTCGAGAAGATTGTACAAGAAAGAAGTAACGGAAGGGCAAAGGGCTTTACGGTAATTGGAGAACTGGGAGAAGGAGACAGAAAGAAGTATTTCTATGAATGGGCGTACCCGGTACCGGAAGGTAAAAAGAATTACACTAAGCCTTCTGATAAGTTCGTAGATAACTACCTAAAAAGTAAGGATGAATAATTTTTGCATAAAGTTTGGCTATTTGCATAATAATTCATATTTTTGAATCGGTAAATACGTAAATAAATTTTATTCGGCATAAAATGCTGATTATAAGATATTTACATAAAAGCGTTTATTTTAATTCGTTGTGTCACAGATTATTAAAAGATGTTTGAAGTAGATTCAAAATTTAATTTTTTCACAGAAGCAAACTTTGAAAAATCAGATTTCAATCCTATGGATTACCCGGTAGGGGATGATAGAAGATACGAAAAAATGATTTTTGAAGGTTTGGCATCCGATTCTTCCATAGATTCGGAGGATGAATCTATGAATCCCAACGGATTTGTAATAGACCGCTTTTTAAAACACGGTCTTATTAATTTGGACCATTTGCCGTCAAGAAGTCCTATCAATAAATCAAGGTTCTGGATAGGACATCCATTAGACGCATATGTAAAGAATAACAAGTTCTACGTGCGTTGCCAGTTATGGAAGAAATCACCGGAAGCAAGAGCGTTTTATGACAAGGCACTGGAAATGCTTGCAAGCGGTACAGACCGGAAGCCGGGTTTCTCCGTTGAAGGAAGAGCACTTGAAAGAGACAAAAACAATCCTAAAAAGGTGACAAAAGCGCTCATAACAAACGTAGCAATGACAATGACGCCCGTAAATGCAAATTCGTTTGCCGATATAGTAAAGGGCGTGCAGACAGTAGATTTCGTAGAGGACAATAAAGAAGAAATTAACAACGGTTCTAATAACGTTCTTGTAGAGCTACAGAAGGACGGATATAATATAAAAATAGACAAATCTTTCAACGTTACCATTAACCCTATCATAGTGGAAAGAGACGAAAGATTTCAAGAGCTTTATAATTATTATCTGAACGGTAATGTAGGATTGAACGTTATAAAGGACTATTTGAGAACCGTTAATAAATAAGTTTGTACACAATTAAAAGTTTAATAAAGATGGACGAAAAATATTTGAACGACCCTATCGTATCTCTGATGAAGTCTATGGGATTTTCTGACGAGTACATTATGGCGAACGTGAAAATCGAAAAGTCTGAAAACGGAGCAGCAGCAGGAGACCATGAATCCGAAACCAAAGAGGAAAAGGATATCAACAAGCTGGAAAAGGAAGCCGTGAAGGACGAAGAAAAGGTGAAGGAAGACGAAAAGAATACTGCTAAGGATAAGAATGCAGAAGACGAAAAAGTGGAGAAATCCGACAAGGAAGACATCATGAAATCTTTGGGTTCTGTATTCGCACCTCTGATGGAGAATTTTCAAAAGTCTATTGACAAGTTCCAGGAAACAGTGGACGGTATCAACGACAAGTTGGACAAAATGTCTGGCGTTACCCCTATGTTCCGTTCAGAAGGACTTAACAATATGACAGCTATTCAGAAATCTTTCGAGGAAAGAAAGGACGAAGCAGGTAAATACGAAGTTAACGTAGTGAAAGACAGACCTATGGCAGTAAAGCTTATTGAAAAGTCTTTGGAAGAGGCACCGGAAGCTATCGCTAAGTCACTGGAAAGTGATGCGCTTGCATATCTTATCAATCCGGACGCTGAAACAGTAGGTGAAAACTTGGCGCGTTACATGTACGAAAAGAACGGTGTAAAATTCGTGAAATAAACTCTATTAAAATAAAAGAATATGGATTTGTATAATTATAGCAATCAAAACGGTACGGGTGATGTACTGGGCGGCATGGATTCGGCAGAAATCTTGAAAGCGATGGAAGCAGGTCTTAAGACCGGAATGCAGTATAACAACGAAATCAACAACGGTGGTGGTCTGAAAGTTGAATCTCTGGATTCAGTATTGAAGATTTTGGGCAACCGTATGAACCAGTTGGTTTACTATATGGAAATGCCTAAACATAAGATTGACAATACTGTACACCAATACAACCAGTTGTACAAGTATGGTGAGGAAGTCGGTATTTTTAACGCAGAAGGTGAGACACCGCAGGAAACCGATTCTCAATACAGACGTAAATCAATCGTGACTAAGTTCATGGGTGTTTCCGGACAGGTTACACATCCGGGAATGTTGGCTAAATTGGCTGGTAACATGGATATGTATCAGAAGGAAGTGGAAAATAAGACTATCCTTTTGAGTACAATTATCGATACACGTCTGGTTGACGCTGATTCTTCTTGTGTGGAAGAACAGTTTGATGGTGTGTTCCGTCAACACATGTTGGGTATCAATGAAATGGACGGTGGCACGGCAGAAGGTAAGACTTCTGAACAACTGTTGGATGGTTATTTCAACAGTCCGGCAGTTATCGACGCACAAGGTTCTGTATTGAACGACAGTCTGATTCAAGACGCTGCAAACGTTGTAGTGAACGTTTATAACGGTTATATCGACCGCATCATTTCTAACCCGATTGTGTTCAACAACTACGTTAAGATGTTCCACGAAAGCAAGCGAGTTATTGTAGGTCTTGCTGCCTCTGTAACTGGTGCAACAATGGGACAGTCTGTAAACGACGTTACAACTCAGTTCGGTAAGATTAACATCAAGAATGACCGTTTCTTCGACGAACGCAAGCCTATTATGGTAGGCAAGGGCGCCACAAGTGCTAAAGCTCCGGTTACTCCGGTTGTTGGTACTGCCATTAAGGTTAATGCAGTCGATACTAAGACTAATTTCGGCAACCATGCAGGTTCTTATGGCTACTTGGTAACGGCAAAGAATCGTTATGGTGAATCTGCACCTCTGAATATCACATCTGCTGGTGCCAAGGCTGTAGTTGCTTCTGAATCAGTAGAATTTGGCTTTACTGCTGGTGTGGGTGGTGCATATCCGGCTACTTGCTTCGTGGTATACCGTACCAAGAAGAATGCAGTTCTGAATGCAAACACTGAATACTATCCTATCTTTGAGGTTCCGGCTTCACAGATGGCAACAGGTTATGACGGTGCAGACGCAAATTGTGTACGTGACCGCAACCGTATCATTGCAGGCACCAAGTCAGCTTTGGTATACTACAATGACAGTCAGATTAACGAATACTTGCAGTTTGCTGATACCATGAAGATGGACTTCTCTGTTACATCTCCAAGCAAGCGCTTTGCAATTCTGAACTACGGTACCCCGGTATTGTATCAGCCTGCAAAGATTGTACGCATCGTTAATATCGGTGAAGAAGGCTTGTAATTAGCTTGATATAAATTTATAGGTTTAAGAAGTGAAAAGTGAAAGGGAGGGAGTAATTGAACTCCTTCCCTTTTTGTTTAAAAATTTTTGTATTATGGAAAAAGTGATTTTAAAAAGTCGGGTGTATAACAACCATAGAATTGTACTTAATGGTGGCCCGGTACAGTTTGTTAATGGTAGAGCGGAAGTATCGGAAGAACTCTATCAAGAAATAGTAAGACGTAAACTTCCCGATATTTACAAGGAAGGTGAGGAACCGAAATTCAAAACACGCCTTGAAGAAAAACTTCGTTCGGAAGTGAAAGAGGGAAACCAGGAGTTCGAGGAAGAAATCAAGCGCCTTAAAAATATCATTGAGGCACAGAAGGTCGAGATTTCCAGAAAAGAAAAGGAAGTGGAGATGTGGAAGAAATGTGTCGAGGAATTGAAAGCAGGAAAGCAGGAAATGGTGGCAACCCCCGAACCGGAAACGAAACCAGAAGAAGAAACTCCTATCAAGCAAGAAGAGGACGACGAGGTGAAAACAGCCCTTAAGAAAATGAAGGTGGACGAACTGAAAGAGCTTGCAATGACAGAAGACGGAGGTTCTTTCAAGGAAGAAGACCTTAAAGGCAAAAAGAAAGAGGAAATTATAGATATGATTTTGTCTAAATAAAAATACTTTACAAGGATGGGTCAATTAACTTTTACGATAAAATACAAGAAAAATTCCGGACTTGTGCTGTCTGTAGCCGAGATATGGCAGACATACTTATACGGAATAACCATTGATGGAGGGCAGGGAGCATCATTTACGGACGAATCCATGCGTTTCTATATAGAATCAGCACAAAGAGAGGTTGAAAACTGGTTCAACTTGAAATTCTGTAAACAGTTAATTGACCAGTCTTTGACTTATTATCAGAAGGACTATTGGCAGCAATTCCCTATATTGTTTCCGTCTTATCCGGTAAGGAAGCCGTTAAGCATGATTGGGATGCTCAATAAGATAGAACAGATTATATACCCCCAAGGATGGCTATCATGTCAATATGATAGCGGTATGGGACAAGGGAAAAGAAGGCTGAGTGTTGTTCCTACAGGGTCTTCCACGACACAAGGAAATGCGGAAATAATATTGACAGGCATAACGTCTCAGATTGGTATGCAGCGTTTCCAGTATATACCGGATTATTGGAGGGTACAGTATATAACCGGATGGGATGTGGACCAAATGCCTATGGACTTGATTAATCTGTTGGGAAAACTTGCATCTTTATCACCTTTGGGAATTGCTGGTGACTTGATTCTTGGTATTGCAGGTGTTGCCGGACAATCTCTAAGCATAGATGGATTAAGTCAAAGTATAAGTACAACGGCTTCTGCTACGTCTTCGGGATATTCTGCACGTATAATAGAATATTTGAAAGAAATAAAAGAAACTGTAGGAAGGTTGAAGTTGGTGTACGATGAAGTAAAATTTGCTGTATTTTAATATTATGGAAAGAACGGTTTATATATATGCTTTAGTTGGTGGAGAATCAGATATTAGATATATCGGGCAAACGGTTAATTTGAAAAGAAGATTTTCTGAACATAAAAGTTTAAATTGTAATGAGCCGGAAAGGAAGGTAAAATGGATTAAAGATTTACAAAATAAAGGGGAATCTTTAAGCATGTTTATTTTAGACGAATGTTTTTCTTCGGAAGCTGATTTTTTAGAAAAATATTATATATCTTTATATAAAAGTTGGGGATTTGATTTGCTAAATGAACAAAGTGGTGGAAAAGAAGGTTTTAGAAATTCTTTGAGATTAAAAGAAATTGCAAAGAAAAGTTTGAACGAATATAGAAAAACTCATTTGCATTTTATGAAAGGTAAACATCATTCTAAAGAATCTAAATTAAAAATGAGTAATACGAAGATAGAAAAAGAAGGTTCTATTATTCAGTTAGATTTGAAAGGAAATTTTATAAAAGAATGGTTTGTTGGATATAAAAAAATAGGCGAAGAGTTGAATGTGAATGGAAGCGGTATTTTGGATTGCTTATGTGGTAAATGTAGAAAGGCATATGGATTTATTTGGATAAGAAAAGATAATTATTCAGATGAAGAAGTGAATAGAATTATAGAAATGCAAAAACATATAAGAAAAAGAAAATCTTTATCGTCTATATTACAATTTTCTAAAGAAGGTGAATTTATAAAAGAGTGGGAAAGGAGGAAAGATTTGTTTTGTATGTTTAATAGTTTATCTGCAATAACATATTGCTTGAATCATAGAAGGTTGTCGGCAGGAGGGTATATATGGATTTATAAAGATGAATATACAGATGAATTATTGAAAAACAAAGTTGAATCTTTAATAAATAAATAAAATGCCAGAAGCAAGAAACATATTACAGTCCCCGTCTTCCGGATTGAGCAATTTCAGACCGGAATTTTTCAAATCGGAGTTCGATAAGGCGATACAAGCCAAAGGGTACGACGTGGAGATAATGCGTGCTTTGCGTTGTCCGTGTCATGGGAAAGAATCTGCATTGCCGGATTGTCAGAACTGTTTTGGTACGGGATATTTCTATGTTAACGCCATACACACAAAGGCGCTGATAACAGGGATTAACTTTACCGATAAATATAAATCATGGAGCCAGGAACTTCTGGGTACAATAGCGGTAACGGTTAGGGACATAGATAAAGCAAATCTTTCCTATTATGATAGAATATCTTTTAGAAATGAGATATCCTATTTCTCTGAAAATCTTCCTATAAGATATGACGATATGGGACAGCCGTTTGTGTTCACTACATATAAGCCAGTACAAGTATTGGCGATGTATCTGTTTGAGGCTTCAAACAAACCCCTTGTAAAGACAGATAAAGGACATGTAAGCGATGTTAACCCCTACTGTATCATATTGGATATGGAGATGGACGTTTTGCCCGAAAACGGGTTTGTATCGGTATATTACAAGCATAATCCGGAATATCATGTTATAGATTTGCCGCATGAGATACGCGCTTCATGGGCCACTGACAAGAAAAGCGGACAACTGAATAAGATAGAGCTTCCGGTCCAGGCTATTGTAAGAAGGAGCCATCTTATAGCGATAGAGAAGCCGAATTTTGATGGTAGCGGTGTGATATATAATGAAGATGTGTAAAAATTTGCTTTTTTGATGAAAAGTGTTTAGATTTGTACAAATTTAAATATTTTGTATTGTGAGAGCAAAGAAAGTTTTGGAAGTCCTTGGTATAAGCCGGGCAACATTATCCAATTATGTAAAGGAAGGAAGGATAAAAACCCATAATTCCGCTACACAATGGATAGATTACGACGATGAATCGGTATATGCGATTGCGTCTAAAGGACAAAGAAAGAATGTAATATATGCAAGGGTTATGAACAAACATAACCTTAACAAGCATATAGAAGCATTGGAAAGGTATTGCAGGGAAAACGGACTGCACGCCAAAGATGTATATAAGGACGTGACGTTTAACGTTACATTGGCGCAAAGAAAAGGGTTCAACAAGCTATTGGACGACGTGATATCCTATAAGATAGGAACGGTAGTAACACTGAGCCGGAAAAGTCTGTCGGGAACGGACAGCGATTTTATAGAGATATTGTTTGCAAAGTTCGGGTGTGATATTAGGTATATAACAGAAGAGTAAAAATGCTGCCTCTATATGTTGACATATCGGAAACGGTTGCGGAATTCGCGTTGACACCACAAGAAGCGGAATTCCTTGGAACACGTCTTGTTGACGATGTAGTAAAGGAATATATGCGAAGATGGAATGCACTTGTGGATTCTGAACTGCATCAGACACGGGGAATATATCGGTCTGCCATGCAGGTAGACCGGACTTCTGCCACCTCTGTAGAATTCGTGCTGTCTGCAAGGGCAGCAGGACCGCTTCCTATGATGCTGGAAGAGGGTGCGACACCGTTTGACGAGAAGATAGGATTCCAGCGTTCGGACAAGGCGAAGATAAAGAAGGACGGTTTGGGATGGTATCTTACAATACCGTTCAGACATGCTACGCCTGGAGCAATAGCGGAATCTGGAATATTCAGTTCCGTTATGCCTAAAGACGTGTACGATATGGCACGTAATGCAGGAGGGCAACCATTGAAGCTTGCAGACTTGCCGATAAGCCAACAGGTAAAGGGAAGCCGGAAGGAAATAAACATACCCGGAATGAACGTACCGGAATACATGCACAAGTCGGCAAAATATGAAGGTCTTGTAAGGGTTGAGGCTCGAAGTTCGGACCAGGAAAAGAGAGGTCAGTATATGACATTCAGAAGAGTTAGCGACAAGTCAGACCCTACAAGTTGGTTCAATGGTGGTATAACAGCTAAAAAACTCATGGACAGGGCTTTAGAAGAGTCCCAGATAGAATATGTTGCTGAAATGGCGATAGACGAGGCATTAAAACAAATTAAAGGGATATGATTGAGATAGTAAAAGTAAAGCAGTTTATAGTTTCAATATTGAACTATATACCGGAAGATTACAGACTGCACCAGGGAGACGAACAGAATACCTTCCTATACAGACTTCTTAACGGAATGAAGGAAGGGAATTTTGATTTTTACGACCAGGCAAAGAAGCTGTTTTTAAGAGGAATGACAAACCCCCGTAATTTAAGGGTGCTGTTTGAATTCCCGAAAGACAATACGGGATTGCCAGCCTATGTCATAAGGGAGCCGGGAGCGGACCCGGGAGCAGCCAATTCCATAGGGAAAATGAACGGGCAGATATACGACGGTGGCGCATGGCAGATAAGAGACAGCCGTTTCCATAATTTCGAGATAATGTGTCTTTCGGACAACATGCTGGAAAGCATAATTATGTCGGAAGTTCTGTATGCACTGATAATGGGTTCCTATAACTGGCTGTCTACCCAATATGATTTGGTAGAGGTAAGAATAACGGAATTAATGACAAACCAGAATGTATTGCCTATTCCTATTTTCATAAAGTCTGTAAGACTTGACTTGACTTTGGACCAGATTGTAGGAACACTGGTAAACGAAGAATTGCTTAACAAGATTGCATTTGAGGATGCAGGAATAGCAGCCGAAAAATGGGGTGCGGACAATTATAGCAGGGATTATGAATTGCCCGGTGTAGAATCGGACATTGATAAAATTGTGACTAAATAGTTGGTGTAAGGAATAAAAATGTTTAACTTTATACCGAAAATGTATGAATGTAAGGATTTGATAGGGAAGTTCTTGCAGAATTTCGTGGACTAATAAAAGAAAAATAATATGGCATCAACGTTTATTTTCAACGGTCGGCAGATTTCATTGCCCGGTGTCTACTCCACTATTGTAAGTGGGGAAATGAACCCGGCACGAAATCTTGACTATGGAAAAGTCCTTATTATTGATACAGGAAAGTATTCAGCCGGATTTGGTGGCGGTGCTGGTATCAATGGCGAGAATGCGCAGGGACAGAACGCTATCTATACTTTCGACAATATCGCGGATTTTCGTGCTTTCATGAAAGGGGGTCTTTGGTGGAGAGTTGCCGAAGCTCTGTTTGCACCGGACCCTTCAAACCCCGATGCAGTAGGAATTTCCGAACTTGAATTTGTTCGTGCAGCAACAACTACAGGTGCAAAAATGACGTTTGCGACGGCAGCAGGAGGCACGTTTGCGGTAAAAACATTGGACGAAGGTTTGGTAGCCAACGGTTCGTTATTGAACGACGAGTTATTAACAAAGGGTTACGGTATGAACTTTATCGCAGGACGAGAAGACGCTACCAAGTGGATTTTGCAGTTCTGGAGAGGTACATATACCGGAACATACAGCGATGGTTTACCCTACGGAGACATCACGCAGGAAAACAGTGACCCCGAACTTGTTCTTGAATCACCGGAATTCGGCACTATGCAGGAACTTGTGGATTGGGCACAGAACGATTCCAACTTTGCTTTGGCATTCGTGCTTGACCCGTCTACTAATGTGGAAGGCGACGGTGAGATTACTGAAGGGGACATTACGACGGCACTTGCTAATAAGCCTTATATTCTGGCGACAGGCGGTACGGAAAGTTTCGACATGAACGATTTTAACGCTGTATTGGACCAGATTGTAGGTCTGGACTACAGTAACGTCATTCTGGACCAGGTAGGAGACAACGCCTATTCAGCCACGACAAAGGCATATCTTACACACATGAACGGTGCGGCCAAATTCCAGCATTTCCTCTATGTGGCAGGATATGACAAGGGAGCGGATTTCTCAAAGGAAATCGATTTGGCGAAAAAGTTTGACAGCTCGTTCGTGCAGCTTGTACATGGTGGGGCAGGCGTGGTGTCTGCGTTCGACGCCCAGAAGATACGGTGGTGGGGAGTTATGTATAACTTGTGTGCCATTGTGGGACGTATTAGCGGCAAACCGCCTTATGTACCGCCTACATTCAAGTCAATCGGAGTTGACAGACTGCAACACGCATTGACTGATTCCGAAAAGAAGAAGGCATTGAAATACGGTATTTTGACAACTGTATTGAATGACTACACCGGAAAGTTCAATATTTTGCAGGGTGTGAATACATTGCAGGACAACGCCAATCTGTTCAATGCAAAAGGGCAGTCCTATTCCATTCAGTTTATGCGTATCGTCGCACAAATCAATAAGGAATTGATTGTAAATGCGACATTGGATTTGCTGGGACAGGAAAACGGTGTTAACGCCAATACACTGACAGCAGGAGCGGTTAAAGACTGGACTGTGGCATACTTGCAGTCAAGAACTGCAACGGACGCACAAGACAATCTGATTTTGTCGTTCAAAGACGTAGTGACAACAAGAAAGGAAGACGCTTATTTCACCACTTACAAAATTGTGGTAAATAACGAAATCACCAAGTTGTTCTTTACAGGTTACTTAATTCGTGGATAAAACAAACCCTAAAAATTAGAAGATTATGGCAGTTTTTACAGCGCCTAAAGCGTATATTAAAATAGATAATCAAGTAGCCGGGTTTGTTCGTAATCTGCAATTTGCAGAAAACATCACCCGTGCGAATGTACAAGGGCTTGGCTCACTCCTTAACCAGGAGGTTCCGGCCGTACAGTATCAATGCACATGGACGGTAGACCAATTCTTTATTGACTTCAAGCAGCCAGTAATGGAAGGCATGATGCACCGTCTTGGTTCCGTCAAGTCTATTGTAGACACCTTGATTTTGGGCGAGCTTGGTTTTGCCATTGCTATTTACAGCAAGACAATTCAGAGCCAGGATTCGACTACAAAGATGGTGACAGCAGTAGACCCTACCGGACAGACTATGTGCATGTTGAATCCGTGTTTTGTAAATAATCAAAATTTTTCATTGCAAGAAGCTGGCATTGCCGGGTATTCTATATCGGGAATCTATCTTTACCCCGTATCAACTTTGGAACTTTAATTTTGATTATAAACAATTGATAATTAGGGAGTTACAATTTAGTAACTCCCTTTTATTTTTGGTTATAAATAATTACAAATTGGATTAATTATAGAATAATAAAATGTTATGTAATTTGTAAAATATTTTTATTATAGTGAATTATTGGTATTGTGAAATGATGTTAATAAATCCACAATAAAGACATAAGTACTTGCGTATGTCATAACATAATCTTATCTTTGCAATGTGATAAGGAAAGAAAGTCAAACAAATAAAAGATAAAAGATATGAAATCAAATGTAGAAAGAATGACGGAAGATTTGAAAAAGGTGTTGTTTTCAAATGTATATAGCTTTGAGATTGAAACGAAAGATATAGTTTTCGGATTTAATAAGGTATTGAAGAAAAGAACTAAATCAATGGCAAGGGCTATAGCTTTGGAACAAAAACTGAGAAAAGATATTGGACGCTATTTGTCCAGTACGGTAGTGATTGCTTCTGTAAGAATGTATAAAAACGGAGAGTTGAAATGCGAATTAAAAGCTAACAATTTTTGATTGTCAAACAAATAAAATTTTGAAGTTATGAACGTTTACAGCAAGTTTTGTCCGAATGTATTTTTAGCAAAATGTGAAGAAAAGTATGAGAAGGGAGAAGTTATCGAAGTAACAACCAAGTACGGAAAGGAAAACGAATGTATTGTTTTCAACTTGATATATGAAAAAGACGGATTTTATTACTATTCGATAGTACGTGCAGACGGTTTCAACGTCCAGGAATGGGCGAAGCAAAGAGCGGAAAGACGCAGAATGTGGGCGGCTTCGGCAGAACAAAAGAGTAACGAGTATTACGAAAAATCGAATAAAGATAGAGACTTTCTATCATTGGGAGAACCTATCAAGGTCGGACACCACAGCGAAAGAGGACATAGAAAGATGATTGACGATGCCTGGAACAATATGGGCAAAAGTGTTGAGTTCAGTGACAAGGCTGTCGAACATGAAAGAGTAGCCAAGTATTGGGACAAGAAAGCGGAGGTAATTAATCTATCCATGCCGGAAAGTATAGACTATTACGAGCACAAGTTAGAGAAAGCCAAAGAATATCACGAAGGCTTGAAATCCGGCAAATATCCACGGGAACACGTCTATTCATTGACTTATGCGAAGAAGGCGGTTAACGAAATGCAAAAGAACTATGACACAGCAAAAAGATTGTGGGGAGAACAAGAGGATTGAAACAGCCATTGAAAGGATAATAGAATATCTTTTCAACTACACCCCCAATTTAAAAAGAACCCGGTCAAAAATAGAACTCATGGAAAAGTTCTGGGAAAAGACCGGGATTTCCTCTAATAGGGCATTATGGGAATATATGGTGTTTCAAGGTTCTATGATAGAGAACAGCCGATACAAGGAAATGATGTTCGACCCCTATAACTTGATAGGTCCGAAGGCAATAGAAAAGTGGAACAAGAGAGGAAGATATCAAGTATTCAGAGCTAACAAGTATCAGCGAGAAAGAGGATGGATAAGCCCGTTTAAGGAGAAGGAAGAGGGTTTATCTGAAAGATACAGGGAGATGTTGAGGAAAAAGTATTGGAACAAGGAGAAGGGGTTTATACTTTGCAGCCAGTACGGAGGATGGTTATTCGACAAAAATAGATGTAAGGATTGTATATTTTATAAGATTTGTGAAAAATGACATAATAAAAGTTTATGTTATCAGATAATATTTGTATATTTGTGCCATGAAAAAGACAGTGGGTAACTATATAGAACTTTGCACTAAAAATTATATAAATAAATAGGAAATTTAAAATATTCTATTTATATTTGCGATATGTATTTAACGGAGCAACATATAATAACAGTCAATGACAAGAGGTACAAGGATTTAGACCGGATTTGTTTCTTATCTAAGAACTTGTATAACGCGGCTTTGTATATCATAAAGCAGGAGTTTCTTGTTTCCGGGAAATGGATAAGGTCTGTGGAGCTTAACAAAAAGATGGTTGCAGAAAACAATGTTGATTTTAGGGCTATGAGCGGTTCTTCTTCCCAGCAAATACTTATGGCTTTGGATAGAAATCTGAAATCTTATTTTTCAGCCATTAAAGCATGGAAAAGGGATAACAAGAAATTTACTGGATGTCCTAAATTCCCGAAATACAAGCATAAAACAAAAGGAAGAAATATATTTTCTTATTCTTATGTGCAATTCAGACATAAAGGAGAATATATTTACTTTCCAAAGAAAGAGGGTCTGCAACCATTGAAAACCAGATGTAAGGAAGGAACGGTTAAGCAAGTTAGATTTGTGCCGAAAGCAGATTGTTATGTAATAGAATTGGTATATGAATCGGAGGTAAAGGAACAGTTACCGGATAATAATAGGTATATGTCTATTGATTTGGGGGTTAACAATCTTGCTTCTATTGTAACGAATACGAGTAACAAGGCTGTTTTGGTAGACGGAAAGAAATTGAAGTCCATCAACCAGTATTATAACAAGAAAAAAGCTAAAATTCAATCACAATTAAAGAAAACAAATGGAAAGGAAAATTCGAGACAGTTAATGAACCTTACAAGAAAAAGAAACAATAAGGTTAAGGACTATTTGCATAAAGCAAGCAAGGAAGTTGTAAGTATGTGCTTGAAAGACAATATAACTACATTGATAGTAGGGCATAATGACGGATGGAAACAGGAAGTGAATATGAGTAAAAGAAATAATCAGAACTTTGTTTCAATCCCTTTTGAAACGTTCATATCAATGTTAAGGTATAAATCTGAAAGACAAGGACTAAGATTTGTTGAAATAAACGAATCACACACGTCAAAATGCAGTTCTTTAGATTTAGAAGAGGTAAAACATCATGATAGTTATGTTGGAAAGAGAGTAAAAAGAGGACTTTTCAGAACAAGGAACGGGATTTTACTCAATGCAGATATAAACGGAGCCTACAACATCATGAGAAAAGTAAAAGGGGATGCAGCAATGCCACCCTATAGAGGGTTTGGGTATAACCCAGTTAAGAAATTTATTAACAAATAGATACAAGTGTAAACATGTATATAATTACCAAGACAGTGAAGGAAGAAGTAAGACCGTGTGTTTCTTGTAAGGAGAACCATTTCATATATGACCGTAACAGATGGTTATGCAAAGAATGCTACGACAATAGAAAGAAATTGAAGTTGAACCGCGCTTCATTGAAGGAAGAGGAAAACAGGCTTAATGAAGTGTTTGTCAAGGTATGGGAGGAGAATCCCCATTATTGTTTCCATTGCGGAAAATGGCTGGGACTTGAAATGAAGCCTATTTTCTTCTCCCATATATTGAGCCGGGGAGCACACCCAGGTTTGCGCTGTGACCCGGAAAACATAGTTCTGGCATGTATGGAATGCCATCAGATATACGATTTCGGAGACAGAAAAAGTCTTAAGAATCAGATACCGGAAGAAAGGATAGAAAAACTTTTGGAGAAAGAGCATGGAAAAAGATGTTGATATATTGATAGGATGTGCGGAAGTGTTTAACGCTATAGGACTAAAAAGGGTATCCAGAATGATAGTGGATTATCTGGAGAACCCCAATAGTGATAAAGCGGAAATATTTCAGAAAGAGGTTGAGGTATGGAAAGAATACGAGGAACGTTCAAAAGGCAGGATGTTTGTATTCAGTGACGGGGAACACGCCCTTATGAAGTATTTCATTATATCGTATGAAAAAGACTGGTATTCGGACGGGAACCCGGCTATAGTGATAAACAAGCTGGCAGACGAAAGTGCATCATTCAAGGACAACCCTATAAAGAATTTATGGGTGGTGTATAAGAGCGAAGAGGAAAGGGACAAGGATTTTGAAAGGTTGTTAATGATAAAGTAATGAGGTATGAACTATGGATTATCCTATAAAGGGAGTAAATCACGTATTGCAAAATGGGTTGTTGAGGCCCTTCCTTCTGCCGATGTATGGGTAGAACCTTTTGCCGGGGGATGTGCAGTCACTCATGCAGCTATTTTATCGGGGAAATACAAAAGGTTTATCATAAACGATATAACGGACAGCGCAAAGTTTTTCGCTGACGCGGTAAACGGGAAGTTCAAGGATGAAAACCGATGGATAAGCAGGGAGGACTTTTTCAGACTAAAGAAAGACGATACGTATGTAAGACTATGTTTTTCTTTCGGCAACAATCAGAGAACCTATTGCTACAGTGAACAGGTCGAACCATATAAGAAGGCTTTCCACTATGCAATCTGTTTTGGTGATTTTAGTCTGTTTGAAGATATGGGTATCTCTATTCCGGAAGATGTGTTTAAGGGGTGTGATACATTCAAGGACAGAAGGCATGCAATAAAGGATATTCTGGTGAAGCTTAATTATCCGGATAATTTGCAGAGATTGCAAAACATGGAACGGCTGGAAAGACTTTGGGATTTGCAGAGTTTACAGGGAATGGGTAATATCGAAGTTTTCCAGGGTGATTATAGAGAGCTGGGAATACCGGAAGAAGAGAAGTATGTAATATATTGTGACCCCGCCCTATATAAATACAGAAGGGTATTCTACTAAATTCAGCCATGAAGAATTTTATGGCTGGGCGAAACGGCAAAAGAATTGCTATATATCGGAATATTGGATGCCCGAAGATTTTGAAAGGGTTGACTATATAGATAAAACGGTATTATTTTGTGGAAATAACAAAGGCTGTAACAAGCAAGAAGGTCTTTGGATTTGTAAAAATAATTTATTTTAGTTGGTATGGGAAAATTTTTGATAGAAGATGTAAACGCGAAAGGATTGCTTATCTGGATGAACGACAATTTCCGGAAGCAGAACGGGAAACGGTTTACCCGTAACGATGTGCAGGCATATATAATGAGGGGACATTTGCCGGAATACCTGGGAGGAAACGAGATTGTGGTAACCCCTAAAAAGCATTGCACAATCAAGATGTACAATGTATTGGAAAATGACAATAACCCCGTAATGGAGGAAGAAGAAAATGAATGTATTGGTAGCATGTGAGGAAAGTCAGAGAGTTTGTGAAGCTTTCAGAAAGAGAGGTCATAACGCCTTTAGTTGTGATATTGTAGATTGTAGCGGAGGACACCCCGAATGGCATTTCAAACAGGATGTCTTGCAGGTTATCCCTAATTTTGGAGGAAAGCTGCAAAACGGTGAGGAGTATTATTTGCCGGAAGGCGAAGAATGGGATTTGATGGTTGCGCATCCCCCTTGCACCTATCTATGCGTGTCCGGTGCTGCATGGTATTATCACCCGGAAGACAAGGGATTACCGATAGAACAGAGAAGACCGCATCCTAAATATCCGAACAGAGCGAAAGACCGAGAAGAAGCCGTTAATTTCTTCATGGAGTTATACAATTCGGGTGTAAAAAGAATTGCTATAGAGAACCCGGTAGGAATAATGAGTACAAGATTCAGAAAGGCAGACTAAATCATAGAACCTTGGATGTTCGGGGACGAGGCAAGCAAAAAGACTTGCTTATGGCTTAAAAATCTACCTAAACTCACTCCTACAAAGATTGTCGGGAAAGATGAAGTAGTGGAGGGGAAGAACGGGTTTAGAATGCAGAAATGGTGTTGTGACGCCTACGGATTACCAAAAGAGGAAAGACAGAAGATAAGAAGCAAGACGTTTCCAGGTATTGCGGAAGCGATAGCGGAACAGTGGGGTAATTTAGAATGATGTTTAAAATTTAGTAACGTGAAAACAAGTAGTAATTTCGTGATTGTCTATGACTTTGAAACTGGGGGATTGCCAAGTAAGGAAAAACAAGCTTTTTTGGACATTCCTTTGGTCGAAATGGCTATGTCGTGTATAGACATGAAAAAGCTGGAAATAATAGACCGTGTGGAAATGATATTCCCGTATAACTACAAGGAAGGACTTGCAGGATATTCGGAGGAAGCAACGGCAGTACACGGTATAACAAAAGAAGTCCAAGAAGAGAATGCGGTGCCATTGAAAGAGATATACAGCACTTGCAAGAAATGGTTCGCCAAATACAAGAATCCACGCCAGATGTGTACGCTTGTAGGGCACAATATCGTAGGATTCGATAACCCGTTTCTGAAAAACTTCTTCGCCTACATGAACGACGATATAGACAATTACGTAAAATACTACATAGACACGATGCAGTTTGCACACATGGCGGCTTTGGAACAGATGGACTATAAGCTGGGCACGTGTTGCCAGGCTGCCGGGATTGACCTTGTGGAAGCGCACAGGGCGCAGCACGATGTGGATGCGAACGCGATGTTGTTCATTTCCTACGTGAAGAAGTTAAGGGGTGAAGGCGTGGAAACGGTGGAGAAGAAAGAAAGGAGATATAGAGAGGACTTCCAGTTATGTTGACGGGTGACGGAAAAGGAATACTTACAAATAATCAGCTTACATATCTGTACAATGCGGTAGACAATATCATAGAGAGACTGCCGGAAAGGGCGCTTAACCAGTTGTTGGAAGGATATGGAAACGACGTTGATACCATGCTTAGGGAAATGGTGCATCAGTCGGAAAAGGCGCTGTATCTGGGTCGGACGCTGGATTCAGAAAGTTTATCCTATGTGGATAACGTGAAAGCCTCTATGGACAATACGCTTAAAATATTGTCCCTCAATTATTTCATAACAACCATGTTGCCTAAATTCCGGTTAGGGTGGCGTAATATAGAGTGGGGAAATCTCACTCAATTATACCCGTGGAGTTGTTATTTATGCGCCCGGGCGAGTGGCAAGTGCATGAGTGCTGATACATTGGTTGTAATGTATGATGGGGCTTTGAAGAAGATTCAAGATATAGAAGTTGGTGATAAAGTGATGGGTGTTGATTCAACACCGCGTACAGTGCTGCAATTACATAAAGGTGTTGCACCTATGTATAAAGTGAGACAGTCCAAAGGAATGACTTATGAAGTGAATGAAGGACACTTGCTTTGCTGTTATTATAACGGTTATTTCATTGATGTAGAAGTAGATGCTGTATGTAGACAACAGAAAGATATAAGAAAGTTGTTTCTGGGATATAAAGTCAAGAATATAGGGAAAGGAACACCAGAATTTGATTATTCTTCATTGAAGATTGAACCTATTGGAGAGGGGGAATATTATGGTTTTGCGTGCGATGGAGACCATAAGTTTTTATTGGAGGATGGGACGGTTGTACATAACAGTTATCAATGGTCTTATGCCTTTATTCTGTGGCGTTTATGGTCCTACACAAGACCGACTGCATATAGACAAGACACGGTAGACAATGCCAACCGGAAAGAAACATGCTATATTACCAATACTTTTACACTGGCAAAGGTGCAGATAGCGAAAGTGACGGAAGAGATAGAGGCGAACGACTTAATAAAGGAAAAACTGAACCCTTATAACAAGGCTTCAATCGGAGAAACAGCCATAAAGACGGAAACGGGGAGTACGCTGCATGTACGCGGTAAGGATTCAATGATTCGCGGTCTGCATGTGGGGGCTTGCTTGTGTGACGATATGCCGGATGAAAGTTCCCTATATTCGGACGAACAAAGAGAGAAATTGAAAGAACTTCTGAAAGGTACTATAGAACCGATTGTAGAGCCATACGGTTACTTTCTTGTAACTGGTACGCCTTATTCTTCTGCACCGAATGAATTGTACCAGATATTGAAGGCAGACAAGCGTTTCTATTGTTTTGAATATCCGATATTGTTTCCGGATGGCAGACCGTTGGCACCAGACAGATACACGTTTGAACAGATATTGGCGAAAAAGGAAGAACTTGGAACGATTGTGTTCAACCGTGAATACTTGGTGGTTCCTATCAGTGACACGTCAACGATATTTCCGTATGAATATCTGATGCGTAGCGTTATAGGAATGGAAACGATACGTTTTGCGTCAAGTATAGACGATTTTCCTTTCAAGCTTACAAGGGTACATATAGGTGTGGACTTTGCGGTTTCCGGTAATATTGGAGCGGACTATACAGTGTATTCGGTATGGGGCAAAGATGCGATGGATAACTACTATTTGTTGTACTATTACCGGAAGCGTGGTATGTCGCATAACGAACAGGTGGATAAGATTGTACAGCTTGACCGACTTTTCCACCCCAATAAGATACGGTGTGAGGCAAACGGTTTCCAGTCCATATTGTCCGGACTGGCAAAGGAAAGAGGGCTTAAGAATATAGAACCATTTACGACAACGGAAGGAAACAAGAAAGATTTGTATACTGGACTACCTTCTTTGTCCGCAATGTTTGAAAGAGGACAGATAAAATGCCCCTATGCGATAGGAGAAACGAGGCAGGCGGTTGACTTGATGTTCGGTGAATTTTCTTCTATTACATTTAGAAGTGATAACGGGAAATTGGAGGCGGCAAGTGGTCACGATGACGTGGTAATGTCGTCGTTCATTTCCTTAAATAGCTTACGCGAAGACGATAAAGAAGTACAAGTAAGTGTAGAATTAATATAATGTTAATTATATGTTAAAAGCACATAAGCACTTGCGTATGTCATAACATAATCTTATCTTTGTAATGTGAGAAAGAGATAAACGAAGTCAAACAAATAAAAAGATAAGAAAATGGAAAACGATATTAAGGTTCTCAAAGAGTTGTACAAGTTCATTTGTGTTAGTGAAGGTATCAAGGCAATTGCATTGAAGTTCTGTAAAGTTGGAAGGGGCGGTGCTTGTTGTTCTTATGTGGCTAACAAACCGAAATCAATCTCTATTGACTTGAATAGAATCAATGTCGGTTCTGCCTATGCTTTGTGCCATGAAGTAGCGCATCAGATTTGCATTGCAAATGAAGGTAATGCAACACATAATGCAAAGTTCAAAAAGATGGAAAAGGAATTGGTTAAGAAGTATGCCAATTGCACTATTGCAAGAAATTTAATTTGGTAATGAAGGGAGGATAAGGTTATGATTACTGATAGAAAGAAAGCCCCGGCATGTTTGAGATACAATGTCAACAATAATTCCGGTTCAATCAACAAGGAATTTGGTAAAGACCAGCAAGCAGCATATGATTTTGCAAGCCAAATGAATGAAACAGCAATAATTAGAGGATATATGTTCGTGAAACATAAAGGTGAATGGGTAAGAAATACGATTTTTATAGACCATGTTTTTAAATAAAGAAGGAGGGTAATGTTATGAAAAAGGATTTGGTAAAGACGGCTTTAGGATATAGATGTTTTCTATCTATTGAGGAAATTGAAGTAACAGACCCTAAAGATAAGAAGGAATGTAAGATACTTGAAGAATTTAACGATTCTACAACTATTAAGAAAATAGCATTGAAGTATACCGACAACAAGCTGTTCCACGAGATAACAAACCGATTGATTGAACTTGATAAGGTGGATTTGACAGAAGAAGAACATGCAGAAAGACAGGCGTTAATTACATTGTCTCAATATTTTAGAGTTAAGTTTTGATTTAACCGATTAATAGCGTATATTTGTAACGTATATAACATTTTGTGATTATGGAGGATAAGATAATTAAGATTAAGGGACATGAATATAAGATGTCCTTCCCTACAGTAGGACAATATTACGAGATTGAAACGCAAAAGCAGTTTTTAGGTCGTGGATATTATAATACCTTGCTGGGAAACAGAACGCAGGCTGCGGCTGACGCTTTGGATATGATAGATATTGAAGCGACGCTTACAGTAATGTTGCCCGATTTGCTGGCAGATATGAAGGTAACTTCTTTCAAACAGCTTGGTATCAAGGACTACGTGGAGGTAAGGGATATTTACAATAAGGAGGTTTTGCCTTTTATTAAGGAAGTTGAAAAAATGATGAACCCCAACCGATAAGAGTATTCGAGCGAGAATCACTATAGTTTGAATGTTTAGTTATTCAGAGGAGTGTGGGGGTATAGTCTGTTATGGGTTATACCCCCACTTTTGATTGATTTTGTATGATGGAGCGAGATAAAAAGGAAGATTTCAGAACGTTTGTAGTCAGATGGAATAACAAGTTTCCGCTTGACAGATGGTATAGAAAGAAACATAACATTGCTTTCATGTCCGAGGAACACAAGAAATGTTCTTTTTTTCAACAACTTTTCGAGTTCGAGGAAGACCGGATGTTCAAGCAGGCTTTGGAGGACGAGGAAAAGAAAGTTGAATACGTTCCGAATATCGGTGAATGGCTGAAAGATTCCTATGATGAAATGGTGGACCAGGAAACCGATACCAAGGAGATAACGCAAAGTCAGATTGAGGCTTTCCGTGAAGAAATGGCGCGGATGGCTGAATACGAGGAAAGCCAAAAAGATAAGGAATAATGGCAGAGGATAAGAGGATTAGGATTGCGGCCGATACCACACCGCTAAGACAGTTGAGAGAAGAAGCGGTTTCTTTGTACCGCGAGATAAACCAGACTTCCATGCAGAGCGCACAGGAAGCCGAGAAAAGCATTTCACAGCTACGGGAACAACTTGCATTGATGGAAGACCGTAACGAGCTTGAAAGACTGTTGCTGGACCTTAAAAGACAGTCTGCCGCCATTGATGCAACCACAATGCAAAAACCGTCTCCGATGCCGGAAAGACCGATAAGGAGACAGCCGCCTACAGAAGAACTTCCAAGACCGGAACAACCTACCATAGACCCCGAAACCGGGTCTATTACATGGGACGTATCGCCAAGAAGAAAAGAGGAACCCGTACAGCCGGAACCAAGACTGGAAACGGATGTAGAAGAACCGGAAGAAAAACCAGCACTAAGAAGAAGGAGAAGGAAAGTCCAGGAACCTATACCGGACGTTGAACCCATCATAGACGAGGAAACGGGTTCTATGACATGGGACTTGACACGGAAACCGCAAAGGGAAAGAGTTACCCCTATAGAAAGAGGTGTAGAAAGAGAAGAACCGACAACAATGGAAACGCAGAAGGAAATATTAAGGGAAATAAACAGACACGTCGAAAATATAGATGAATCCGTTACGAACGTTGACAACTCTAAGAACTTCCAGGACAACAGTGAAAACAGAACGGACAACTCACGGCATACGGAGAATATAACCGAGAATGTTGTAAATATTGAAAAGAATACCCAGACAATAACGGAGAATACAACCGCTATAAGGGAAAAGGGGAATTTGGAGGTCGTTTCAGAACAACCGAACAGACCTCTATTAAGGGAAGACGATAGAATACAGAGAAGACCGGAAATAACGGATAACGGACAGACGGAAATCAAGTTTTCCGACGAGGGGATAATACGTGCTATTACAAGACTGGGAGTGGTAACGGATAATATAGGACGTGATGTCATTTCCGCTTTAAGAGGACTTGAAAAAGGAACGGGTGAGGAAAACCAAAGAACCAGTATTACCCGTTACCTGGAAACTATTGCAAATTCCGTATCTGTTATAGAAGACAGTGCAGAAAACATATTAGAAGAAATACAGAAAGCCGTTTCCGGTTCGGGTTTCGGAGGTGGAACGGGGACACCTGGCGGCATTGTACCACCTACCGGAAGTACAGGCGGAATAGGAGGAGGACTAAATATATTCGGAGGAGGATTAAAAGGAATATTGGGCGGTTTGGGGGCTTTGACGGCATTCAATACCGCCAAGAACGTATTGTCAGAAAGATATTTCCGGCAGCAGGAATTTGAAGCGCGTTCCCAATACCAAGGAACCGTGGAAACGGCCGCAAATTATACACGGTTACAAGCCGCTAACCAGGCAGACGCTTTTAGGTGGATTCCTCTAATTGGTGACACGATAGCAAAAAGCATAGAGTTGCCAGCACAGCTTGCAGCAGAAAAGATGATGGCAACTTTCGGGAAATACGCGGAAGGCGAAAGACGTGTTATCCCGTATGCACAGGTTATGGGTGTATCAGCCGGGGAAGCGTTCAGACAAGCCGGAAGGGAAGGAAGTTATGCAGCCGAATCACTTGGTATGGATTACGCTTCATACCTTGGAAGACGTGCCGAATTGATACGTGCAGGAGGAGGACGTTTTGTTGGTGGCAATGAATACGACCCGTATGCAGTAAGGGAAACGCAGTCTGTAATGGCGGCAGAAAGATTGTTCGGTCTGTCTCCTAATGCAGTCAACCGCTTGCAGGGCGCAATGAGGTTTGGAGACCAGGATTCCGGTACAGGGGCTTCTGCGATTATCAGAGAGTTCGAGCAGGCAATGAAAAATTTAGGCATTCCGTTCGAGCAGATAGCCTCTACAATGGAGGAAAGTTTAGATACTTTCATTACACAGTCGGACCAGATTCTTTCCAAACGTGGTGAGTTTGACGCAAAGGAGCTTGCAGCGATGTTCAGTGGAATACGCCAGGCAACCGGATTACAAGGAAGACAGCTTGAAAGGGTACAACAGGCATTTACCGGACAGGGGATGTCAAAAGATGAGGTGACAAATGCAATGCTTGTGCGGTCTATCCAGGAAGTAATGCCAGACAAGACTTCCTATTCGGAAATCCAGGAAGAACTGGAAAAGATACGTGCAGGAGCGGCAGACCCCGAAGTTATGGAAAATTTCTTGAATAGGGTTGTAGAACGTAGTGGGGGAGGTTCTGAACAGTTACGTTTGGCAATGTCCGAAATATTTCCTAATTTGTCCTGGAATGACATTAATTCTACGATACAAAAGGATAGTGACCCGTCTAAGCTTGTAAGCAATTTGTTTGACTTGTATAGGCAGGCAAGTCAAAGGATTAAGGAAACGCCCGCAGAAGCTTATGACAGGGGCGCAGCACGGAGGACTGTAGGTGCCGGGGAAACCATTTTGGCAGGTGATATGAATCGCCAGATGTCGGAAGGTGCAAATCAGTTGAAAGAGATTGTTAGATTGTTGACTAATATTGACAATAATACGAAAGAAAAAGAGAAACCCGTAGAATCCGGTCCGGTTACGCGGTCTATGGTATCGGGTGGAGCAGGTCTTGTAAATGCGGAAAATGTTAGTTCGGGGGTTGAAGCTGGCAGAATGTTGTCACAATGGTTTAAGCGCGTTTTGGATGATTGGGCAAGGGAAAGAGTTGGTAATATGGCGGTTTCAGAAGCAAATAAAGTGATACAGCAAGAACGATGAAAGTAAATATATTTAACATACAGAGTTATAAGTACAACGTAGAACCCCAAACGTTTATAGACGATTGGCAAAAAGGACTGGGACCAGATACACCGGAAGCAAAGAAACTGTCGGTTTCGGAATTTATGGACGTGGTAAACGAGATTTCCAAAATTTCAAACCTGGATGCTATCTGGGCTACATACGACGATTGGGAGAAAGAGAAGTACAAGAACGAGTATTCAAACAAGAATTTGCCGTATATCAAGCCGAATACCCCTCTTTCTTTTCCTATAAAGGATTCTCCTTTGCTTATACAAAAAGCGTCAAAGAGCGACATGTTCATGAAGCAACGCGATTTTTTGGCTTATTGGTCTGAAAATTTGACAAAGCTTCTACAGGATAAGGAAGGATATGTAGCGGACAATGTGGTTGCACTGGATGAAGAAATGTCAGTAAGGACAAAAGTACAGCCTATAAACATTAAGGTGTGGATATACTGCAAGGCTATAAACAAGGTTGTGGATGTAAGTCAGTTTGTCAATACATGTTCTACCGATAAGGGGTTCAAGAATGGCACGTTTTCGATTAACATAACACCCTTTAAGGACGCTAATATGTCGAACGTGTACGGTGCAGGATATTATGATATATTCCCGGTTGTAACTCCTAAAGGATATGACTATAAATCCTATCTCGAAAAGGTGGTACAGATAAACGATATAGTGTTTATCCGGTTTGAGCGGTTGAGACTGGAAGGAAGTTCGGACAGCGAAAATGCCAATGATTTGTTTGTACCGTTGAACAAGCTTGCCAATAATGGTCCGGACTATAATGTTTGGGATATGATAGGTTTTGTGGACAGTGTAATGGAAACCTATTCTTCGGAAGACAATTCAAAGAGTACCGTCATAAGCGGACGCGATATTGCAAAAATGTTTGTGGAGGACGGAAGTTATTTCATACCTTTGGAAAATGTCAATGATACTGTACAGAACTGGCTGTTAAGGAAAACGGGTGGTATCTGGAACGGACGAAATATATTTGGTGGAGAGTATCAATTTGTATGGAATTTGGGGTACAAAACGATAAATGAATGTATTTGGTTTATTATTAATATAATGTCTTCTATCGGATTGTGTAGTGATGAAGTTTTTTCTTCATGGGGTGACAAGCGGATAACGGCATACAGTATTCCGGGACAGCAGGACTTGAAGGTGAGGGGAATATGGCAGATTGTTAAGCTGCAAGTGTCTGGGGATATAATGGAAAGGATTGTGACAGATACGGGGCTGGGGAACCCGAACGGAACGCTGATGCAGTACATGGAACGCATTTGCCAATATCCGTTGACAGAATTTTTCTTTGACACCTATATAAACACGATTGATGTCATTGTAAGACAGCCACCGTTTACGGAGAAGGCAATAAAAGACGCTTTCAAGTCGGAAAACTATATTACGATAACACCGGATAATGTAATATCGTATAATTTGAGCTATGACCCACGGGTTTACACTTGGTTCCAGTTGCACGCACAGAATGCACAGGTAGGTGGACGTGACAAACCAGGATTGGCTTTTGTTCCTATTGTGTACCTGGAAGAATATGTGGAACGATGGGGTAACAGGAAAATGGATTTCGTGGACATGTACTGTATTCGCATGATACAGAACGGAGCGGAAAACCAGAAGATATTTTCTACTTACCAGGCAACAATGCTGAATGATTTGATTTATCTTGTCGAAAGCAACATGTATGTACCTTTTACCCGGTGCGGAACGATAGAAATAAACGGGGACAGACGCATAAAGGTGGGAACTTTCGTGCTGAACCAAAGTACGAACGAGTTTTTCTATGTGACGAACGTAACCAACACTATATCATTTAACCGTGACGGGGTGGACAGACGTACCGTTTTACAGGTGGAAAGAGGATTCTATGTACCTATACTTAAAGGAAATCTGATGGAAGCGGTAAAAAGAAACGACAATTCGGTTTCTGAAAAATCAGCGTCCGGATTTACACCCGATTATTTTAAGTTGGTGGATTTAAGCGGTTTGAGACAGAAGGCGAAGGAAGCGGAAAGCGGACAGATAACATCCTATGACAACCCGACGGTTGACAAGCAGCAGTTTGATTATTTTTTGAACAGGAAATATTTCGGAGGACTTGAATAATGGCAGGAGGAGCACCAAGAATAAGCAGTAACAATTTGCCGCCTATAATGAAGGGGTATATAATGATACCTACGGATGTAGGTAGGGAAGCGTATATAGATACGGTATTCAGAACGAATATAGTTGCCGTGATGATGGAAGGCGGTATATTCCGTAATGATGCACGTATTACCAACGAGGCCATCAATAACATATGGTTTCCCGAAAAACCGGGTGAGAAGGGGTGCCAGGTAATGATAGCGAGCAGCGATTTTTTAAATCAGCCTACAGTCATAGGCACCTTTATAGGCAATGATGAAGTTCCGGCATGGAGCGAGGACGTTATACGGATGAAAAAGCAGGTGGAAGGGGTAACTATGTCTATGACGATAGACCCACGTAACCAGGAATGGAACATGAACCTTACCTCTATAGAGAAGCCCGTAAATTTCAACGTTACATTAGGAGGTAACGAAAAACATAAGATAAGATTGCAGAGTTCGGGGGAAGCCGAGATAGTGGCTTCCAAGAAGGTGAAGGTAACCGGATATAACGAAGTCATTGCGGAAGTCGTTAATGTGGTCGAGGACGTGAAAGAAAAGGATAAGGAGATAAGGCGTTTTACTATGAACATGGAGGGAGCCAATTTTACGTGGAAGACCCAGGACAAGACAACCGTAATAAAGGCCGACCCTAACACTGTAGACGTTAATTTCCACGACGGGAAAAGTCATATGACTATAGATGATAACGGTGTGGTATTGGGTTATGACAACGATACGGAAATGATTCAGTTAACGCAGAACCTAATAAAGCTTATGACCGGACAGAAAGTCAATATAAACAATGCGAAGGAACCTCTAACACTGGCGAACACTTTGATACAGCTATTGAATAATGTGGAGAACCAGATAATGACGCTAAAGAACGCATGGCAAACAGCGCTTGCAAGTTCGGCTGCGATGGATGGAGGTAAAGCCGGATTCGGTGCCGGGGTCAGTGCGGTAGCGGCAGTTAACCCATTGCAGTTTGATGGAATAAAAAGCACGGTAATTTTTTCGGATTGATAATTATTTCGTATTTTTGAAAACGATAAGAAAAGATTATGGCAAACGTCGCGCAGGCAGCAATACAAAAAGCAGGGTCTTTGATAGAGACGGCTGGAAGAGCTATATTAGCATCTCAATTTCCGAACGATTTTGAGGTGTATCTTTGTACGCTTGAACTGGCAGATTCAAAGAACAATACGATAGATTTTTTCACATTCCCTATTACCCCGAATGCGATAAGCAAGACGGAAGCGAAGAGGGAAAATATAAGGAACACGGCAGGGGGCGTTACGGTGTTGTCTTCCCCTACTTTTGTACCGCAGGACATAACGATAAGAGGAGATTTCGGACGTACTTTCAAGTTGTTGTTGTCGCTTGGCGGTGGTGCGTCAAGTTTGGCAGGAGCGGCCTATAGTCTGTCAGCCGGGAAATGGAGTTTAAGCGATGTTTCGGGGAAAAATACGAACTCCTTAAAGTCGGCTTCGTTCGACCCCTCTGTTAAGAACGGATATGGATGTACGAAGATATTGCAGGCTATCATATCAAAAAGCAATGGCGTGGATAAGGACGGTCTGCCATTTCGTCTTTACTTCTACAATATGGCTTTGGGTGAGAGTTATTTGGTTGTGGTGCCCCCTACTGGGCTGGTATTGAATCAGAGTTTACAGCGTAACATGATATGGGAGTATTCGCTTACAATGACAGCGATAGCGCCTTTGGAGGCTGTAGCAGGCGAACAGAAGGCGAAAACAGCACTCACTAAAATTTGTACGGCCGCAGCAATACAGAAAGGTGTGAACGATTTGGCGGCTTCTTTAGCAACGTTGTTATAAAAGGAGGATAAAGGATGGATGCAGTAATGGAAACGGCATACGCCAAATTCAAGAATATTACAGGGTACGACATAAAGAAGTTCTTCCAGGATTATGTTGATTTTTGTAATAATCATTACCCCTATATAGTGGACTATTACCAGGGAGGCGAGATAAACGCACAGTCATTCTACGAACTTGACAAGATGATTGCACAAATCAATATCGTAGAACCCATGTTTCAACTTCATGAAAACAAGTTGGACGATATTTCTATGTGGGAAATACTGGATAACTTTTCGGAAGTGGAAACAAAGATATTGACAATAAAAAATTCTGACAGATGGTTAAGAAGTGCAACGCTTGGAAGACAGAACACTCTACAGCTTGACAAGCAGTTAAGGACAGGAGAGACGTTCGAGAATGTAGCGGAAGAAATCGCAATGACGGACCCGGAAGACGACTGGACTTCTATAACTACACCACAATACATTATAGAAGAGGATTATAAGGCAGGTCAAGGAAGTAATACTTTTGCTGTAAATCTTCGCAATATCGGTGTAAACTATGTGGATAATGTGGTAGATACACTGGTAGGCGAGAACGTGTTGGGTAAAGACATAGATACGGAGTTTGAGTTTAAGAATGATGATTTGAAGGTGAAGAAATTCGGTACATCTATGGAGCAGGCATTAAAAATCATATTGGAGGCTTTGAAAGGCTGTATTCCGGAATTCAAGGACTACGGACTTCCATCTGATTTTGTAGGTCAGACAACAAATGCAATACAATACCCGGTAATATTTAAGGCCCTTATGAACATGTTCCAAAGAGATAACCGATGGGCGAGTGCAGAGCTTCTTGATTTGGTAAAAAAAGAAGACGCGGTGTTTATGAAGGTGAAGGCTACAACCGTGACGAGAGAAGATTTTGTTATTAATGTTCCTATTTAAATATATTTACAATGATTACTAAAACAGCGAATACGATTGCAAATTTAAAGAATTTGTGGATTGAAATGTTCTTAAACAAGACCGACCGCGTTTCAAACATTGCGGACGGTTCTGTACTTAATGGCGTCGCTTATGGTACTGCAAAGGTGGCGCAAAAAGCGATAAAGGATATTGCCATAGTGGAGGCGCAGATTTTCCCAAAGTCGGCAACAGGCGAATATCTGGACAAATCAGCCGCGTTGTTCGGTGTAAGTCCGAGAAAAGAAGCGCTTGGTTCCTCTACTTATGTACGTGTTTTTGCCGAGCCTGGCACGCATTATGAGGTAGGGACAAAGTTTATTTCAAAGAATGGAGTGCAATTTACTGTAGACCAGCCTTTTACGGTTGATAAGTCGGGATATGGATATATCAGTGTAAGAAGCGTTATCACCGGGTCTGCTACCAATGTGGAGGCGAACAGTATTACCGAAGTATCACCAAGACCGTTGACACATATAGAGTGCACGAATGAATATGCAGCTATTGGTGGACGTGATTATGAGGACGATGAAACATTCAGAAACAGAATAATAAATTACAACAACAAGCTTTCCACCGACACTATGGAAGGCTGGACACAGATATTCCAGGATTTGGATTCACGCATTCTAAAGGTTATGAATGTCGGTTTGGGTGAGGACGGAAAGACGCACATCTACCTTGTAACCCAAAACGGGTCTTTCTTTACGGACGATGAATTGGAAGAATTGCTTACAAAAGCTACACCCTATTTCGGATTGACCGAACTTGATTTGCAGGGGAATACGCTTGGAATTGTGATTGAGAATGCAAAATGGATGTATGTAGGTGGCGAAGAGGGGGTAGATTTCCGTGTGGAATTGTCACCTAATGCAGTGATTGCGGATGTAAGAAAAAATATCCAGATTGCAATGACTAAGTATTTGGATTTCCGTTTCTGGGAAGCAGGCAAAAAGGTAGAATGGGATGATTTGCTGGAAGTAGTGAAGACTGCGGAAGGCGTGAAGTATGTACCGGACGAATACTTCTTCCCCTATTTTGACGAAGAAGTGCCTTTGAATATGTTGCCTCGTATTAAGGGATTCAGAATGCGAGACCTGGAAGGAAACATTCTGTATGATTCGGGTAGCAGCTTGTCTAATATTTTCTATCCGGCAGGAGAAAGCGATATATATAAAGGCTCTCAATCGGTTATAGCGTCACAGAAATACTTGTGTTCGTTTACCGTAACCAATACCAAGAATGTAGCCGTACCGGGTGCATACATAACAATAGGAAACAAGGTAATCATTACGGACAGTAACGGTACGGCCAACATTCTTTTGGAAAATGGGGAATACTCGTACATATTATCAAAAACGAACTGGACGCAAAAGACAGGGGAGTTTGTCGTTCTGAACAACCCTATTTATATAAACATAAATGATTTCATTGCAACACCCTATTCGGTTACGTTTACTGTATATGAAGGAGAAGCGCCTTTGCAGGGTGTCAAGGTGACGACAAGCGTGTACACGTCTGAAACGGACGATAAGGGACAGGCGGTCATTAACCTGGAGCCGGGAACCTATGAATACAAGCTTGAAAAATCGGGTTTCCAGACCATAGAAAGTGTATTTACGGTTGAAAATCAGCCAGTAGATATATTTCAAAGAATGTTCCTTACAAAAATGAATGTAAATTTTGCTGTAATTGACAGAAACAGAAGTATTTATATTCCGGAAGCAAACATCACAATAAATGACATAAAGGAAAAGACGGATAACGAAGGGCAGGCAAGCATGGGGCTGCAAACCGGGAAATATGAAATGAGGGTCGCAAAAGAAGATTATCAAGACCTTGTAAAAGAAATTGAGATTGTCGGAGAAGACCCTAATTGTATTCTCGTCGAAATGACGGCAATTCCGTATGCGATAAAGTTTACAGTGCTGGATTCTGCTACCCATATGGTTTTGGAAGGAGCAACGATAAAGATAAATGGTTCTACCTATCTAACAGACAAGGAAGGTATAGCGATTATAAGCTTGCCGAACGGGACCTATGAATATACGGCTTTCAAGTCCGGCTATATGTCCGTCAATGATTTTGTAGTGGTGGAAGGTTCGGAAGTATCTAAGATTGTGGAACTGGAGCAGACTTTTTATACATTCCGCTTGACTGTACGGGACATTGAGAACGGTAATTATATCCAGGGTGCGGAATTGCAGATAAACGGAGAGACGCGTGTAACGAACGTTAACGGTGTTGCAAGTGTGACACTTGGAAACGGTGATTATGAATATACGGTAACGCACAGAAACTATAAGAGATACACCGGAACGGTGACTATCAAGGACCAGGATGTACCGGAAACAATTTACCTGGAATTGAGAGACACGGTAATAACATATACCGCAACGGACGCGATAACGAAGGCTCCTATTTCCGGTGTATATATCGAATTGATAAACAAGGGGACCGGAATTAAGGTGGATTCCGGCTATACGAATGACATAGGCGTGTTGCAGCTTGGAGCGGAGGCAGGCGAATATACTTGGAACGCGACACACAGATATTATGACGCAGTAGAAAACCAGGCGATAACACTCGAAAAACTGAAGGATATAGACCTTCCTTTCACTATGACAAGAAGGGAAATCGAACCGGAAGTTGACGTAATAGAGAATATTCCCGGTGTGTCCGGTGATGCTACTACAGTAAGATTCAGTGGTGAAAATACAGCCGAGACGTTATCCAATGATAGTTATTATTACATAGTTCATACACCGGAAAATTTCGTTGTTCCTAACAAAGGGGTGACGTTCGATTTAATGGAACATGTAAAGACTTTCAGACGTGCAGAAATCGGTGGTGAGGACGAGCCATACGATTTTGCAAGTGGAGGTGCTGAATTGAAATTCAATGTATCGAATGATGAAATAGCTTCTTTGGAAGGTACGATGTTGACGGTCCAGCCGAATGTGACACGTGATGCACAGCCGAGAACTTTCTATGTGGATGTGACGATAACGACTCCGGTAAGCCAGGTAACTGTAAAGATAGCTGCCGAACAGAAAGCCGCTCTGAACTTCAATCCGGTCAAGGCTGGAATTGTTGTTTCAGTAAAGAACATGTTCAACGATAATGTACGAGAATATACGACAAATGCGGCAGGAAAGATATTTCCGGAAGTAAT